GGCAATAATGGTACAGATGGTGTAGCGGGCAAGGATGGCGTTGGAATCAAGTCGACTATTATCACTTACCAAAGTGGAACAAGTGGAACTGTACAGCCAACAGGAGCTTGGGTCGCCAGTCCTCCTAATGTCGCTGGTGGCAACTATCTGTGGACGAGAACTGTCTGGAGTTATACAGATGGGACTAGTGAGACTGGATATTCAGTGGCAAAAGCTGGTGAAAAAGGTGATAAGGGTGACACTGGAGCTGACGGATTAGTTGGTAAGGACGGTGTTGGAATAAAATCAACCGTAGTTACTTATCAGTTAGGAACTTCTGGTACAACTAAGCCAACGAGCACTTGGAGTTCAACGGTTCCGACATTGGTTAAAGGACAATATTTGTGGACGAAAACCACATGGAATTACTCGGATAGTACCAGTGAAGACGGCTATCAGGTGACCTATATTGGCAAAGATGGGAACAATGGTTCTGACGGTATTGCCGGTAAGGATGGCACTGGTATCAAGTCAACTCAAATTGATTACGTTGTTTCAACAAGTGGAACAGTTAAACCAGTGAGTGGCTGGCAATCTACCATTCCCACTGTGAATTCAGGCCAATATCTATGGACGCGAACAACATGGTCATACACGGATAATACGAGTGAAGTTGGTTACTCTGTTGCAAAAGCTGGCGAGACTGGACCAAAAGGCGATAAAGGTGATTCTGGTGCAGACGGCGTTGCAGGAAAAGATGGTATTGGCATTAAATCGACCGCAATCACTTATGCACTAGGTGACTCCGGCACATCTGAACCTACGACAGGTTGGACTACCAGTGTTCCCTCACTCGTCAAAGGCAAATATCTTTGGACGAAAACAGTATGGTTATACACAGACAACACATCAGAGTCCGGTTATTCTACGACTTACATTGGTAAAGATGGTAATGATGGTAACAACGGCCTTGCTGGTAAGGATGGTGTGGGAATTTCTGCTACAAAGGTTGAATACGTTGGGTCGACTAGTGGAACTACCAAGCCAACAAGTGGTTGGTTAACCACTGTTCCTAGTGTTGCTGCTGGTAGTTTTCTCTGGACAAAAACGACATGGAGTTATACCGATGGAACCAGTGAGTCCGGATATTCAGTTGCTAAGGCTGGTGAGACGGGTCCACAAGGCTTGCAAGGGTTACAAGGGTTGCAAGGCCCTCAAGGTAATCAAGGACCAAAAGGACTAGATGGCAAGTCTAGTTATACCCACATTGCTTATGCCACAAGCGCAAGCGGTAATGGGTTTACTCAAACGCCAACAGCAACAACCACACATATCGGTATGTATGTTGACCAAACAGCCACAGACAGTACTGACCCTTCAAGCTATCAATGGACTTTGATAAAAGGTGCAGATGGTGCAACCGGTATCCCAGGTAAAGCAGGTGCAGATGGTAAAACACCGTATCTCCACACGGCGTACAGCTGGAGCGCAGACGGTACGGACAGGTTCACGAATGCCTATCCGACAGAAAACTTATTTTCAATGAATTTAATCAGTGGGAATAGCAAAATGCAGCCTGGGACATTAACTACTCCTGGTGCATGGGGTTATCACCTTATTGAACATGAACAATTAATAAAAATGTTGAAACCGGGGAAAACATACTCAGTTCATTATGGGTTCGAGTTATTAAGTCGTGCAACGGGTACAACACCACAGCGGGAACCATCTCATGGTACATTACTACTTTATAGTGGTATCAGTGGCTATCCTACGGTTAAACTTGGAGGCACTCTTAATAATTTTGGCGATGCTAATACTTGGGTTATAGGAACAAAGCGGGTTAGAGATGAGAATTTTGTTACGCCTACAAGCTTATATGATGAAGCTTCCAATTATTGTATAATCTATTACACGATGCGTTCACTGAACAGTGATGGCACTTTTAATTGTCTGGAGAATGGAAGGTTTTATGACATTAAGTTCTCTGAAATAGGTAGTTTAACTAGTCAATTCCCAATATACACGCCATCTCCGACTGATGACCCAATAAACGCTTATCCAAGTTATCGAGGAGAATACACAGACTATACGGAAGCAGATTCAGACGACCCTAGCAAATATACATGGGCAAAACTGCGTGGTGAAGCTGGTAAATCAATTAAAACATTCTCCACAGAATATTATCTTTCTTCAAGTTCAGTAGAACAGACAGATGGTTCATGGACAAGTGTACTTCCAACTAAAACACCAGCCACATATATCTGGTATAGAAACCTCATTACTTATACAGATAACTCAACTGCAATATCTGACCCAGTATTAGATGATTCAGCAAATAATTTCTATACAATCACAGAAACAAATACTTCAAATATATCGCGATTAAACGACAGAATTACAAAGGAAGTATCCCGTGTGCGTAGCTACACTGGGCCATTTTCGATGGTGACCAGCAGAAACAATCCCATCATTACAAAAGATGGTAAAAAGCTAAGGGTCTCAAATGGAGAGATATTTCACTATTTGCGACAGCTCAAGAGCGAGGAAAATTCGTCAATTGAGCAGACCGCGCAAAGTATTCGGTTGGAAGTATACGCAAATTATGAGACAAAGGATTCTGCATCCGGTCATTATCAATCGCTTAAATCAGAGATTGATCAGACAGCAGATAAAATTAGCTTGCAAGTTACTAAGAATGAGATTCGCAAGGACTTTGCAGAATCGACAGAGTCATCAATTACGATTTCGTCCGGTGTGATTGACTTTGCAACGGGCGGCCTGATGAAGTTTGTTGCTGGGACTTTATCTATTGACACGCCATCATTCAAGTTAGACACAAGCAATACACTATCAATCAACACTACTAATTTTAAACTAGACGCATATGGTAACGTAAGCATAGCTGGTGAAATCACCGCAACGTCCGGAACGATTGGCGGATGGACAATTAATAGTAATAGTTTATCTGGGAGTGGAACAATTACAGGTGGCTCGATTACGGGGTCTGTGATTAGCGGCACAACTATTAATGGCGGAACCATTAAGGGCGCTACCATTACAGGCGGAACTGTTACAGGGTCAACTATTAAATTCGGGACAAATGCAGATACACAAATCACAGCTGAATGGTCTAATTACGCAGGTGCTGAAGTTGGTGGTATAGATTTTTCTGGTAAGGGCGGATATGACATCACAGCATCTTCATTTAGGGTTGAGGCGTTTAAAAAATATCATAATATGGGAACCATTAATCTTGCAAACAGAGATAGCTCTGACACTATTATTAATTCGCTTTCGCTTGGTCAGAGTGGAATGATATTTGCTTCTAATGGTTCTGTTGGCATTCGCTTTTCAACCACAGTCCATACATGTAATGGACCCAACATTGGTCTTCCAGTTGTCTCAACGGCAGTAACAAGTGGTGATGGAGAACATGCTATCGCTATTGGATGGACAGGTTCAAATCTAGCGTTTTTTGTAGATAACATAAATGTCAGAACTTTATAGGAGAGAATATGAAATATTCGGAATTAGAAAAAATAGCTATTGCATTGAATGGATTGGATACCGTCAGTATAGGTATCCCATTCTCAACAGGATTAAAGATCCTCAGAAATAGGGACCATATAAAAAACACATTAGCCCCTTTTTATGAATTAAAGAAAAATCTGTTTAACAAATATGCAGATGGGAAAACTGAAATCAACCCGGGAGACAAAAATTACGATGAAGCCTTTAAAGGAATCAGTGACCTGTCAAATGAAGAGATTGATTTTGACTTTGAAAAGATCAATGAATCAGAATTGGAAAAGATCTCATTGCCTATGACCGTTATTGAAGCAATCTATCCAATGATTGATTCGGGAGGTGAGGCGAATGGCTGATACAGACTCCTATGAGCATCTATATGATTTGCCGGAGACCATCAGTGCAATCAGTACGGATATATTACCGATTGAACAGTCCGACGGTACTAAAAAGATAACAAAAGCAAATTTATTAACTGGACTAGTAACATCCGATGAATTAAGAACGGAATCGGCAACAAGATACAATGCAGATTTGTTGTTAACTAATAATTTTGCATCCGGTTATAGCCCATCAGCTAAATATGCAGTTGGTGCCTATTGCACATATCAAAACGTGTTATATAAATGTAAGACCACGATTACAACACCAGAATCTTGGAATAGTGCTCACTGGACAGCAGCAAAGGTAATGGATGAAATCGCATATCCAGTTGGAGCAATTTACCTGTCTGTAAACAGCACAAGCCCGGCTTCTATTTTTGGTGGCACATGGGAACGAATTAAAGATCGTTTTCTGCTAGCGGCAGGCGATACCTATGCGGCAGGAAGTACAGGTGGTGAAGCAAGTCATAAGTTGTCATGGACCGAGATGCCGATTCATTCGCATGATTTAAATGCATTAGGGGATCATAATGTAGTAGCATGGGGAGATGCTTCTGACAATACTAAATCTTTTGACCTTGGATCTATAGCGAAAGATTACGGTGGGTCTAAAAATAGGTTAGCTACAATACCTGCAGGAAATGACCAACCGCACAACAATATGCCGCCATATCTGGCAATATATATGTGGAAACGAATTGCATAAAGGGGTGAAAACATGAGAATCTTAGACAAAGACAATAACGAGATAACAAGCCCAGACCTTGAAAAAGGATACCTGAAGGCTGAAACGATTGTAATTAAACATCATGAAGCGGTTGAAGCAAAGCAGGGAAAATCCCATATTGAGGTTGTCAAAGAGTACGGCAATGGCGGAAAAGATGTAATAACAGTGTGGGATGAGAAACCTACAGAAGCAAAAGAAGCATGGGACGAAACTGAAGAAATCCAAAAGTATATTCTATATACAGTGGATGAATTGAAAGCCATTGCAGATGCAAAAGCAGAATCGGAACGGCTTGCATCACTGCCATCGACTGAAGAAAGATTAAAAGCTACAGAAGATGCTCTTATGAATATAATGATTGGAGGTAATTCTTGATGTTTGATTTTTGGAATAACATGTTTAAGATGGAAAGAGTTACAAAAGATAAACTAAAAGAAGTAGTTGTAAAAGGGTTTATCACTGCGGAAGAATATGAAAAGATAACTGGAGAAACTTATACAAATTAATTGACATTTTTGAAAAAATATGTTATAATTAATTATAAGGATAGATTAAATTCTATCGAGGAGGTCACCTAATATAGCAAAATGTGGTGGCGGAAGTTCTTCAGGCTCCGCAAAGAGTAAGGGTTCTTCCAAAAATAAAGGCTCTAAGAAAAAGAACAAATAAGGAAGGAGATTAATTTAAATGGATAATAATGATAAAATTGAATTAACATCCGAACAGGAAGAAGAGTTCGGTAATGGTAAAGGTAATGATACTCCTGAGGAGGAATCTAAGTAATGAGTAATAGTTCATTAGTAAATTCAGCAATGATCATTGATGGTCATTGGAACAGTCGTGGAGGAAATGCAATCGACAAAATTGTAATTCATCACTGCGCTGGCGTCTTAGATATTGAATCTTTATATAATATCATGGCGAATAAAGAAGCTAGCGCCACCTATGGCATCGGCTCAGACGGAAGAATTGCTCAATATGTCGATGAAGCATATCGTCCTTGGACAACAAGTTCATATGAAATCGATAAGAGGGCAGTAACAATTGAGACTTCTAATTCTGAAGTTGGCGGAGACTGGCCAGTATCTGATAATGTATTAGCGAGATTAATTGATTTAGTTACTGATATCTGTCAGAGAAATGGCATTAATCCTTGCACTTATACTGGTGATAAGGATGGTGTATTACAGATGCATAGATGGTGGGCATCAACCTCCTGCCCAGGAGATTATCTTGCTTCTAAATTTGGATATATCGCAGATGAAGTAAATAAGAGATTAAATGGTGATCAGCCATCCCCAGAACCTCAGCCAGCAGGAACAACAAATCACTCTATTGGTGAAGATGTTGCCTTTGCACAATGCTATTCATCATCCAATGGGGCAGCTTCGATTCCTGCTTCAAGAATGTTGAAGAAACATGGAACAATCACTAAAATTATGGCGGGTTCTGCTCATCCATATTTACTTGACAGTGGTTTGTGCTGGGTTGGCGATGATGATATTATTAATGCAGATTCCACTACGCCAGTATCCAATGGTTCTATTAATGTCGGAGATTCTGTGACGGTAACAAACCCAGTCGATTATAATGGCACAAGTTTAGCGGTAAGTGGTTCATATGATGTTATGGAAGTTAGAGGCGATAGAGTTGTAATCGGACGCAATGGCGTAGTTACTGCGGCAATTAATATTGCTTATCTATCTAAGGATGGAGAAGTCTCCTCTGCACCTGCGGCAGCACCTGTATCTATTGGGGTTGGCAGCACAGTGGTTGTAACAAATCCTGTCGACTATAATGGTACAAGTTTAGCAGTTTCTGGAACTTATCAGGTCATGGAACTTATTGGAGATCGCGCAGTTATCGGTCGCGATGGAGTTGTTACAGCTGCTATTAATGTAAACTATTTACAATTAGCTTAAAATGAAAACCTCATAAAAAATATGAGGTTTTTTATTATATAACTTGACAAATACTAGAAAATATGATAAAATAAATATGTAGAAGGAGGATTGTCTATGGCTACAGTAAAAGCAGTATATGAAGTACCGAATACGGATGGTACTGATTACAACGAGGTTCATTTCCGTACAGATGCAGACATGGTCGTTGAGACAGCAAGTAAAAAATTTGTAACTTTTGCTACTGACCTAAATAAGACTCCAAAAGAAGCCAATGCAGTTATTAATGCACAAATTCTTGGCAGTCTTTTAAGTAACTGCAAAATTATTATTTCAGATACTAAACCAACCGCAGAAGATGGTTATAATATTCTATGGATTGATACAACAACATTAACAGCTTAAGGAGAGTTAAAATATGGGAACTATTTGGGGATATCATTATACTGGTGGAGGTTTTGACTGTAATTTAGTCTTAGACTACTCTTCTAGCGAAAATATTGCCGGGAACTATAGTACGGTAAATTGGGCAGTAAGAATTGCAGGAAATTTCCCCGAACGTCCCCCCGGATACCGCAACTGGATTATGGGTAGTTGGGATATGTCAATGGGGGGGTGGGCTAGTTCAAGTATTGGCTGGCACTCTATTGGAGGAATTCTTGGCGGTTGGCAGAGTGTAGTTTTAGACTCTGGTAGTTTTAATATTGGTCATGATGGGAATGGTAATAGCGCAATTCCTATTAATTTTAACTCAACTCTTCTGTATCATAATGACGTTGATAGTGAATATGTCGCATGGAACTTACCCCAGATAGACAGAAGTTATGCAACTGTTAGCTTACAACTTATTAAGAATACTCCATATGACGCAACAATAAGAATAACCAATAATTATCCTTGCCGAGTTGTCTTTAATAATAATCTTTATTATATTAGAGATTATAATAGTCATGTAGATGTGCCAATCACTGGACTAACTCCTAACACCGCCTATGAATTTGGAACGCATGGCATTTGGAATTTAAATAATAATCTTCCAACTCCTGACCCAAAAAATCCAACAATTAAATTTCATACCGATGGCAGATTAGACACTAGTTGGAGAACTTTTGATGTAACTGTCGGACAAACCTTTGCTAAGATTAATAACCTACCCGCATATCTTAAAGATGTAAATAATGAAAGACGATTCTTTTCAATCGGTGGTGGGAATCCAGTATCATTAAATTCTTCTGGAGAAATTACTGGACTAAATTATCATACCACTTATGTAATAAGTATTCTCCGTAAAGGAACTTATTGGTTAGGAAATCAAGAAACTCCTTACACAATAACTTCACCTACGTTCACAATAACAACTAAATATAGATTACCAATTATTCAGGCTAATCTAGCAAATACAACCGTCGGTACAGCCATGACTTTAACTGCAGGGATCAGAAATACGGTTGGCTGTCAAAATGCTTATAAATATACTCTAACACTAACTGGTTCAAATGGAGATAAGCAAGTCTTTAGCTCAACTAAATATCTGGCTTCATATCAGACAACTTATACGGGAGCCGCAGGAGTTTATTATACTCTGAAAGTTACTGCGGTTGATAGTGATAGGCAAATTACTGTTCAAGACTGTGCGTCAATCGTTTGTGGTTCACAAACTGTTCCATCAATGACTAGCGCTGTAGAAATTGTACCTTACATCTATGATATAAAAATATCTGGCATAAGCTATGAATTATTTAGCACAGGCAAAATTATTGAAGAAGTTTTAAGCGGAACAACTAAGATTTTTAGCAAAGAAACTTCTGCGCCAATCGGTCAAGGAAATATTTCAAATGATTACGTTAATTTACTTCCAAATCATTGGTACACTATTATTATAACTATCATAGATGCAAATGGAAATAAATCATATCGACAGTACGAAGAGAAAACTTATCCTTTGTCACCTAAATTAGATGCAAATGAAATACAAGTAATTGGTAAACCAACGGCGCATGGCTTTAAAGTAAAATGGAATCCTATTTCTGAAACAGGCTATTCAGTTGGACTTACTTATGGATATACTTTGAAAGACGCTTCTAAAACTTGGGTCACAACACAAACTCAAGCCCTTTCAATAGATTTTCAGAAAGACTATTCTTTAACACCTGAGACAGTTTATACCCTTGAAGTAACCCCAAAGAATGGTTTTACTTACAAGCCAGAAGATATTAATACGTATACTATCGCTGTTAAGACTGAAGCAGATGTATGGTTAAAACTACATAAAGATGGTGAAGCTGCAGGTACTTTCAATAGATATAAAATATACTTAATCAATTCAACTTATCCTTTAGGATTAGAATTAAAGAAACCAGGCGTAAAAGTAATTAAGTAATAGGAGGAAATATGACAACAACAAGTACAACAATAATGCCACCTATTCTTGAATACTCTTATCCAAGTTTTCCTTATTTTAAATTAAAATATGATTTTATAATAAAAATGTCCGTCATTAACGACTACGATTCTTTTGATTATATTGAATTGCGGGCGGTCATGGCAAGTAGTAATGATGAAGGTTTTAACCCAAGTAATGCGTGGGTAAAAACTCTCGATCAATCAAACTATTTTGCAAAAATATTTAAAAACACCGTTACGCCTTCTTCAAAATTTGGTTCTTTTGAAAAAACCTCCGCGACATCATCAAACGATTCGCGATTGACCATTCATCTAAACCCCTTTGATTCAAGTGCGACAGAAGATGGCACTGCTTCAATTTTTAATATCTATACTAGCAATGAGCCAAGCCCAACAAACTTTAAGTTACAATGTAGACTTGGAAAAACTTCTCCAGATGAAGTCTCTGAGTGGTCTAATGCTGCAATAATAAGAGTAAATAATGGTATCGTTTTGGGAATAACACCCGATGTAACTTCGCCAGTCACGCAAACTTCAATTCTATGGAATGGAACATATTCTGCCACTGGCCCAACAAACAACGATGAAGTAGTCAATCAGTATAGATTTACTCTTTCAAGAAATAATGAGATTATTGAAGATAGTTATGATATAACAGTCGGTGCATATGAACTTCCAAATTATCAATATAGATTTAGAACTCCTCTAGAAAATACGACTGAGAATGGAATTTCTAATCCTTACAATCTTGCATTTCATATTTCAACTAACTATGGTTATGAAGATACTCTCGTAAAGAAGATTGAAGTTGCCGTTCCTTATCAGAGAACATATGATATATTCAATGTTCAGTCCAATGATGAAGAAGCCTACAATGCTATTACGATTGAAGCAAAAGAAAGATTTGTTAGACATACTAATGACACCGTAGTTAACTCTAATAATTATATCTCAGATACAGAGGTAAGCCAATACTTCTTAAAGGATGCGTCTATGGCTACATTTGCGCCCGAAGCCGCGCAAACTCACCTAAGGTTAGTTCCATTAAACTCAACTATAACTTCTGCAAAACTTATTCCAGATTATGATATGGATAAAAAGACTAGTAAATTTCAGACTTCAAATAACGATACTGTATCCATTCTTTTGGCGATAACAAATATAAAAATTTCTACAACGAAAGAAGATGCTTTAGCAGATAATAATTTACTGTTTAGAATTAATAATACTGCTGGAACAAAAAATACAGATCAAACTTCTAATCAAATTAATGCGGTTACCGAGACAAAAATTTCAGATAACGCTTTAGACATTAAGGTCGGCGCCTATCAAAAAGATATTAATAATCAATATCTTCTAATTCAAGAGACGCTCTACGGTTTAATAAATAATTATACCCTAAAGGTAAATTTTTCTGCTGGTGAATTATTCTTTGTTTTAAAGAAAAACGCCTTAAAGGGAGACTTAACTTTCGAAGCAGCAACTGGTGCGACCAAGTGGATTGTAAATAATTTTTCATAAAGGAGAAAGTAAATGACAACAATAGGAACAATTAAAGTCGGAGAGATAGATTCTCAGCCATCTTTCAGCACAGCTATTACAAAAACTGAATATGATATGGAGAATATTTCTCTAAAGACTGTTGATATTAACTCTGCACAATCTGCTGATAAAGATAATCTATTAGATTATTACAATAAGTTAAAAGGTTATCTTGCAGGTACTACTACCGCAGAAGATTATGCCACGGCTCTTGCAAAAATTAAAGATTATGTTTTAACCGCAGATGATTATACTAAGTTGCGAGACGGAGAAATTAGCGTAAAAGACTTCTTAAAAGAAACTCTTCAAGATGAACTATATTCTACAGATGCAAATTCTAAGGGGTATTATGTTAAACTTGGAGAATCATTACAGGCAATAATTGATTCTATTAATACGGATTTAATTACTCCTTTAAACGCGAATTTCGCGAGTGGTACTTTCTTTCCGACGGGGACGATTGATGAAAGTTATTTTGCCCCAGATGTAAGAGCCGCAATAGACAACTTTGCTGCGGGTAATGCCGTTATTATAACAACTTTCACAGATTCAATTACTGAAACAACTGATCTTGGGACAACTGCTAAAGATGCTGCCGCGTCTTACACAAAAAAACCTTCAGTTATAGTTCTTTCTAAATGAGTATAAATTTAATTGATCCAATTTCAAATCTACCAGATATTGCAACTGCGGCGGCAAACTGCAAGGAAGCAATGAAGATAACATCCGTGGCTTCTGAGGTAGAACAAAATTTAGCTATCGAAAAAGTATATTCATATTTAACAACTATACCAGTTGCCCAAGAGGACAAAAATACTGTAACAAACTGGGCGACATACTTAAGTGAGAAATATAGCGGAGTAGAATCAAGTGGAACTTATTTAAGCAACTCTGATCTAATTTTTGGTGCAAAATTATATAATTCTCTTTGCGACAATATTCAAAAAAGTTATAAAAACTATTTAGCATCCAATGGTTCAATTAATATTGATTTCAATGATTTCTTTCTTGCTTATAACATGTTAGTTTCAGAGTTTAATCTGGATATAATTATCTTATTAAATACATTAAAAAGTGTTTATGTTGATAATAATTGTCCAAATCAATCAAATAAACGTCTATTAATTATAAAAAATAATCAATTAAACGTTCTCACGCCAACAAGTCCAGCTCTTCTTGATGCAAAAAGTATAGACATTTCTTTCAATATGCCAGAAAATTTCTCTAATTTTTACTCTGCGGCAAGGGATAGACAAACTAGTCAAGTTGCAGTAAGGTATCTTTCTGCACCAAAAACTAACACAAAATTAGTCCCATCAAATAAGAAAGTGCATAAGATAAGAGAGGTGAGTGACTAATGTTATTTGAAGAGAAAACAACAGAAGATGTTATTTTAGATACTTTTACATTAGTCCCACTCCCTAAAATTGTTCCATTAAATTATTTTGAAATTAATGGGACAAAAACAAATAATATAATTAATGATTTAAAGATTAATGATGGAGATACTTATCTTGCGGAATATGATACCGCAGGAACAAAATTAACGACTCCGACAGAAACAGTTATTTCACTTAAAGATGCTGCCATTAGTAATTATGATATGATTTCTGGTTTTGATTCTTTGGAACATGGTTCAACGATCATTAATGCACAGTTAGCTGGTACCCTAAGCGCTGGTAATATTCCGGCAATGACTGACTTACAGTATATCTCTGTTTTGAGACTCGGCCCAGAAGACAATTATAAAAATTATCATGAAATTGCTATCGTAAATTGGATTGATGGTCAAACAAAATATTCAACAAGAGACTATTTAATTGATAGTCATGCGGTTTACTTCTATTCAATTCGGGCCGTAACTAAAGCACAAAACTACGGGCGAATTTATAAGACAAAAGAAGCATTAAATACTTATGATTATGATTGGATAATTTCTGATCCACACACTCATTTTGCAATTTTAAATTCAAAAATTTCTTCAATTACCTATAATAGTAAAGATGGCGTTATTGAACCAATTGGCGCGACATATGCCACCGTGAATAGATTTTCAGATTTAAACTACCGCTCTTTTACCTTAACCGGAACAATTTCTAGTCAAACGGACATAGATGGTTCTTTAGGTATTGCAACAAGAGCAAGTCAAACAATTCCCGCGGAAATAAAAGACAGAATTGAATCTATCTATAATAGCAAACTTGGTCAGTCGCCAGAAAATATTAGTAATAGTATGTTAGTAGATTTGCATCAAGAAAGACTTATACGAGAACACGCTATGGATATTCTGAATGATGGTAGACCAAAACTGTTTAAATCTCCAACAGAAGGATTGATGTTTGTAAAATTAAGTAAAATCCAAGTAACGCCAAAAGATAATTTAGATAGATATGTTGCAGATTTCTCTGCGCAGGTTACCGAAATTGGAAAAGTAACTGAAGATGTGCTAGATTATTTTAAAATTGTTGATAAAAACTATTACGAAGACATGTAAGGGAGGATTTTATGTCAGATTATGATGCAAAAATAAATGAAGTCCTTCAGTCTAAAATAAGAGAAACTAGAGTTAAGATTGATATATTAGATTGGAATCAAGAAAGAAAGATTGATTCCTTAGAGGGAGATGTTGTCAGTGGCAATATCTCCCTTGATGGGAATAGTGCGATTAGAAGAACTTTAAATTTAATTATTAATATCACTAAAACTGAGGATAATTATGTCGGTAAATATAATCGGATAACTGGTTCTCTACAAAAGAATTTTATCAAAGATAATTATCATTTGACAGATCCCGCAAATAAATTATCTCTTAATAAGAAAGTTAAAATTTTTATTGAGGTTAAAGACTTAATGAAAGAATATCCTATTGTACAAGAATCTTCTGGTTCATGGTCAAGAGAGCATGATGAAGATTTTATCTGGTACAATCTTGGTATATATATAATAACAAAACCAACAGTTACTCTTTCAACATCTGCTCAACAAATTTCAATTGCCCTTCAGGATAAAGGTTGTTTACATAATGGGACAGTCGGTGGAATGATTGATAGACCAACTAGATTTGATGCAGAAATGATTGATTCAAGTTCTCTTAATTCAACGACTCATAATTTAATTGATGGAATTAGCAGTTTATATAATTCAATGACTTTCTTAAACAGAGTAGAAACAGTAAATAATATTAAGAGTCAATACCTTAATAATACCACTTATTCTGAAATATGGAATTTAGATAATTCTGCTGTATATAGTTTACTCCAAAGTTTAAATACAATAAGCACAGCTACTCTTTCTGCCGACTATGAGTCTGCAAAAACAACTTGCGGGACTATATTAAGTTCTCTTATTTCTAGTCTTTATGAAAATAAATTAAAAATAAGAGATATAATATATTATGCGGCAACCGCGTTTGGAGGAGAGGCGCCGGGCAAAGTTATTATTAGCGATGTTCCAGATTTCATTAAATGTCCAGTTCTTATCCCTAAGGGAACAACTTTAACTATGATGAACGGTTCTTCTAAAACTTTCGGAGAAGATACAATAGGATATAAGATGATAAAATATACCTATCCAGATAAAATGACCTTAAATGCTGGCGAAGCCGTCTCAAAGGTTTATGATAATTGTAATTCTGCTCTTGGCGGAAACTACCAATATTATTATGACGTTAATGGTTACTTCCACTTTGAAGAGATTAAAAATTACAAATACAATAGGACACCAGACATTAAAGAGCTAAAAGAATCTGACTATTTAAAAAAATATAATCAATCTGCGGTTGCCATTGATTTTTCTTCTGACGCGAATAATATATCTTATAATAATACCATAGACTACACCAACATTAAGAATGATATTCTTGTATCAAATACAGTAAATGGAACTTTCATTGGCTATCATGTGGTAATAGACTCTAAGCCAACTTCAAAAGCATATGTAGTCGCGCAGGATGGTAGTTTTACTGAAATGGACTATCGAGAATTTATTGTTCATAACTATAATAGTGGCACATATAAATTTGTCGGAAGAGCATATGAAGTGTCCAAGGCAAGTGCTTTCATACAAAATAATCTTAATCTTTTTGGAGAAGGCTCCTTTACGCTCTGTATGTTTATTAGTGGGACAAGTGCTGGATATTACACCTACAATGCGGGAACAATGACAAAGGTGGATATTGTCCATTCTAAACAACTACCAGACTATTATGATGAACTATCAACGCTCTGGAAAAATGAATATTATGATGCTAACTGGAATCCAATAACAGATAAGAAGATATTTAACTATAACTTTGAGATATTAGATGCAGATTCTTCTTTGAAACAATTTAGCGTCAGTTCAATTGGAAGAAGAACTTTTTCTAAAACGGATCAATCAATTAAAGCCTTAATGCCGACAACAATAAGTGATTATTTCTTAGTTACAGATACTATCAAGAATGCTACTGAAGATACTTCTTACCAGAAATATTGGTTTAATGCTGCTCACACTTTCGATATAAGTTCGAGTAATGGAGACGGTATAGATGGATATACTAAAGAAGTTAAATATACTAATTATGGCTCAATCTATAATGATGCCTTCTCTGCGGTTAGAGAACTTCTATATGATAAGACTGGATATAACACACAGGTTTCAATTACAACCTTACCATATTATTGGCTAGACGTAAACAATCGAGCAAAAATATTCTATCAGCCCGCATCTATACAAGGTTTCTATTTAATCAACAAGATTTCATACAATATAGATGAAACATCAATTATGACAGTATCTTTGACAGAAGCCCCTCAACTTGAACAATAAAAAACCTCAGACTTTTAGGTCTGAGGTTTTTATTATGAATTTTTATTATTAGCAAGGTATTGATCAACATAATTATTAATACCTTCAAATGCTTTAATAATTTCATCCTTATCTGTAACATTTGGGAATTCCATCTCAACGTGGTACTGATCTTGACTTGTGGTAACGGTTGCGCCAGCTGACTGAGCAGCTTTTGCGAACAATGCCGCAGAATCTGAACCACTAGCAGTCGTAGGAATGAGAGCAGAAGAAATATCTGTATTTGCTATACCAGAGGTTAAGTTAGACGTATCAACCGTTCCATTAGTTACTCCGAAGGTTGATTCTATCTTAGCACTTGCGGCATCAAGAGCATTTATCATGTCCATTATTGATGCATTGCTTTCTTCAATAGCCGCTCTTTGCGCTTCATAAGCTTTTGTTGTATTTGCAACAGATTCAAGTTCTTTAGAAGCAGCCGCATTTATTTCACTAGCGTTTGTGTTGATTTGATTGATTAAGTCTGTGCTGATAATACTATTTACAGTATTTGCAGCAGTATTAGACCAATCTTTCAATAACTTATTATAATCATCAATAGAGTTAAGAATAGTATTGATATTTGTATCAAGTTTACTGAAGTCTACCGTACTAAGATCTGTGCCAAGAACGGAGAATAATTCTTTCCAATTTTTAGTCAAATCAATTGCGGTATTATTCAAATCAGAGAAGATAGTATCATCGACACTCTTTCCAGTCATTTCCTTGTATAAATCATCGAACCCTTCCGCGTTGCCTTGGATTAATTTATCAAGGGTACTAGCCTGAGTCGTCAAGGTACTTAACTTATCAGAAGCAAGCTTCTGCAATTCAGTAGTCCCAGACATCTGAGTTGCCATTGTCTTCATTCCATCTTGAGCTTCTTTGTACTGAGCTTTTAATGCTTCTTGTGCTTGCTGATATAACTCTTCAGCCTTTCCTTTCGTAATATTGCCAGCTTGATACTCTGTAATTATCTTATTTGTCTTAGTTTCATAATCGCTAACAGCTGTACTTAAATCCTTTAAGTAAGTATCATACTGACCAGAGGCATATTGATATAAAGCATCAATAGATTTCTGGTAAGCTTCTTTAGCCGCATCAATCTTTGAAGTATCTGCAACAGAAATATAACCATAGTTTCCAGAACTATTACGTTGTAACATTCTAGTGTACTCTTTACCTTCCTGTGCTTCTTCAAGAGCAATCTGAGCTTTTAATACTTCATATTGCTTTTGACTTAAATCAAGATCTGATTGAGTTAATTTATCCTTACTATTTAAATATTTTAATTCAGCTTGCTGGAAATCTTTTAATCTCTTCTGAATAGCCGTATTATCTTGATGTTTTTCAATATCAGCAGTAATATCTTCTTCTAACTTAATGGTCTCATAAATTCTTCTCTCTTGAGCAAGATACTTCTTACGAGCTTCATTTAAGTCAGACAAAGTCTGTTTGATATTAGCAGCGGTTTGCCCACCGAGGAAAGTAGATTCAAGGTCTTTATTGTTGCGCCTAATCAAATTGGTAATTGTTTTATTAATATTTTCAGCAGCTGTCTGTTGCAATGAAGCAATCTTATTCATCTGCTGAATATAAGTTTGATCAGCTTTTAAATATTCATCTGTCCCCTTAGCAAAACCGTCCCTAGTTGCTTTTATGACATCGGCCTGCTCTTGCAGTTGAGCAATCTGTTTATTAGAAATATCTAAAGAAACCTTAGAAGCAGATGTTAAGAAATCAAATGTATCTGCATTAGCTTTCTGAGCCGCATTAACTAAATTATCATAAGCAGTTGTAGTTACACTGAATTTATCAAGGGCATCATTTAATGTACTAACAGCAGAGTCAACGCCAGTCTGAAAGGCATCCTTCATTGAAGAAATAATTGATTGTAAATTAGATGCTGTACTAATCATTGTTTCTTCTTGCTTGCGAATAGCATCAAGCAAATCTTTAGGTGCCGCCGCAAGATCAGTGTCCTGAATCTTACCAAGTAAATTGTCACTCTGAGTTAGAAGATCTTTTAGACCTCCGGTAACACTTGGAGATAGCAGTGAATTAATTTCACTAATTGTATTCTGTAACTTATCAAAATTATTTGTTTCATCAACCGAGAAAGTTACTTTGCCTTTATTCTTTGCAATATCAGCAAGTAAGTCAAGGTATTTTTCATTTTGTTCAGAAGCATCTGTTACAATTGTGACTGGATATTCAATAGCTTCAATCTTATCTGTAAGAACTTTAGAGATTTTATCTTGAATGTCTTTTTCTGTCTTTTGGACTTCCTCAACAGCATACTTTTCATAATTATCCATTGAGTCTTTGAAACTCTTTGTCCAATCATTGTATGTAGATTGACTTGCAACCGAAGCATTGACTTCTTCTGTAATGGCATTAATCTGGTCAGCAAGCGCATTCATTTGGTCAGCAGAAGCATTTAATTCAGCATTTTTAGCGTCATTATCTGAGGCATCATCATATGCTGCTTTCATTGCGTTATATTGAGTTGTTAAAGCAGTTACTTGCGCGGTCTTAGCATCAATAGTAGTCTGATAATCTTTTGAAGCGGCTTCCATTGCTTGAATAATATCATTATAGTTAGAAATAGAACCGGTAGAAGAATAAGCAAGTGCAAGATTATGCGCTTTAGCTTGTGTTTCTAAGTCTATCTTCTCTTGCGCGCCGATAGCTTCAGCGGCAGTTAAACGTTGCTTAGAAAGGTCTAAATCTTTCTGTTGAAGGTCAATTTCTTTCTTAAGATTATCGAGATAAGCTGTACCATATAGATGGTCTTTTTTTGCAGAAAGAATATCTAAATCATGTTCAACCTGAGCAATTTCTTCATCATATCTCTTTAATTTATCAATGGTTTCATCGTAGACCTTACCTTCTTTAATGTCCTTTAAAGAAGTAAGCTTAGTCTTCTTTGTTTTATCCCTATCGCCACTTCCATCATCTGGGGTGGTATTACTGACAACATCTCCGCCAGTATCTTTATATGCTAATGCACCAAAATCAGTAGTATCATAATTAAAATCTGACTCAGTACCAGTTGAACCTTTCACAAGGTCAGCATAATTTTGGAAACCGGCAATAGCAGCATTGATCTCGTCTTGCTGTTCTTGAGTCAAAGAACCGTTGCCTTCGGTCTCTTTAGTTTTTTTATTAATTGCTGCTTCAGCCTTATCAATACTTTTAAGAGCTTCATCAATGGAAACTTGTTCAGTCCCCGTATTGGCAAAACCAACTACGTCTGCGCCAATCGCACTCATTGAGTTATTATATAAATTTCCTAATTGTTCATAAACTCCGTCGGTTGATATTAAAACTCGCTCACCGTGTGCTTTTCTAGCAAGCAATGTCTGTCTAAGACCTTCTAATTGAGCAGTAGTTGCTGCATTATCTTTTAATATTTTATTATCAGAAACGGAACCAGCAATTAAAGTTTCCGCAGAAGCGTTATTGCCTTCATTTCTTAACTGGACAGCTAAATTTTTATATTTCTCATTAGTAATCGCTTGTTCTGTTTCTAAGATACCCTTTCCAGTGGTATTCGCAATAATTATTTTTGCTTTAGCATATTCTGCATCAACGGCACTCATATATTCATTATAAGTGCTATAATTTGATGCTAAAATTCCAGTTTTTTCGGCTTCGTCTCCAATCTCAGCCATATTAATTGAAACCCAGTGATCATAATAATCGGCATCGTCACCCTTTAAGATGGCATAGAGACGTCCAGATTTTTTCTGTAAATCAGCTTTAGTATCATCGTCACTGTCAGCCATTTTAGACTGCATTTCATTGAAATCGTCTAAAACTTTATTATACGCTTCATTGGAAGAGTTTGCATACTGGCGAGCATCTGATTCATAAACTCTTAAAAGTTCTTTGTCTAGGTTAGCTTGATCTCGAACTGCCCTAGCTTTCGCATCTGTTAACCTTTGATGTTCTCGAATAGTTTCATTATTGGCTTCTTTCTCAAGTTCTTGCTGTCTTTCAAAATCTCCAGAAGTGGTAACAAAACCAGCCATTGATTCTTCGGATTTTTGTTGTTCCGAATTTGAGGCCATTTTGTCTTCTAAAGCTGCGATTTGATCATTTAGAGAAGAAATTTTCTTGTCATAATTTGAATCAGCAAATTCTTTAACTTGGTCTATCCAAGTTCCTTGTAAGAAAGAAGCTTCGGTTAATCCACTAATATATTTCTGAAGTTGGTCACTTGTGAAGCCATAACTAATTCCAATATTTGCGGCGTCAATTTGAAGCTGTTGATCCATACCAAGGAAATTATTGGCTTGATCTCCAAGAGTTGCTAAACTAGAACTTAAAGTTTCAATTTCTCCAGTATAAGCACTGATTGAACCTTCGTCTTGCCCAATGCCAAGAGAAGAGAAATTATTGAAAGAACTTAAGTTTTTCATCAAAGTCTGGCCAGAATCATCCAAAGACTGGAAAGACTTATCTCCATAAGTAATTGGCTTGCTAACAATTTCATCCCAATCACTATTTAAAGTAGCTAAAATTTGTTGTTGCTCTGCTAATTTATCATTAAGAGTATCTAAATTCTTTGTATCACCAAGAGAAATCGCCTTAGATATTTCTTCCTTATATTTGATAACCGCAGAAGTCGCATTTTGGTAAGTCCCTAATAAAGCAGCACTATTGCCAGCGACTTGTTTTTGGATATCGTTTGAAGAATAAACATCATAAGCATCAGACAGGTATTTTTCATCAAGAGCATTACGGTTAGTTTTAGCTGAATTTGAGTAAAGCTGGTTTAAATTCAAAACAGCCTTACCCTCTTTATCATAATATGAAATTAATTGAGGAGCATATTTTTCAACATACTCTGCAACTTGGTCATAGTTAGTTTTTTCGCTTTCAGAAAGTTGATCATAAGTAAATTTCTGGGCTTTATATTTCTTTGCTAAATCATCTGCGGCAACGCTGACAGAAGACAAGGCATCTCTTTCTTCGGCTAGTGGTTGTGTCATTTTTTCAATAGATTTTTTTGCCGCAGTGATTCTATTGAGCATTTTTTCAGCATCGTCTGCGCCAAGTTGGGAGACTTCTGCAAAATACTGCAAACCAGTAGTAATTAAACCAATTACGCCAGAAATTATAAAGCCATAGTCTGGGATCATGGCTGCAGCTGCGGCCAAAGAAGAACCAATTCCCTGGATACCAGCTTGAACTCTTTGAGACCCGGTTGCGCCGACTTCTGACATTGAACTTAAAGCACTTGTCAAAGTAGTAACGCCTGCAACTGTTGCGGCAATAGCCGTAAGAGTCTTAGTTTTTTTCTTAGCCTTCTCCATCGCAAGGAGTCGTTCTACTTCAGGTTGATTTTTTAGGTTTCCTTCTTTAAAGTCTTCTGTTGCACCCTTAACATTCTCACCATTTTCAAGAATTACTTCTTTTGTTTTATCCAGCAAGACAGAGTATGCACCATTAAGATCTTTCTGTTTTATACCAAACTCATCTAAAACAGATGCTAAATCTCGTCCGTCAGCAATTTTATTTATAATTGTCTCAAGTCTTGAGAAAGAAGTCTCATTCGCACCCAAAGTTCCAAGAGAAACTGCATTTGAAGCATTAAATTTTTGGGTAATAATATTCTTACTGTCCCCGCCTGCGGCCAATAAAGAAGTAAAATCTTTAGAATTTACATTCTGTTTATTGTTAAAATTCTTTTCCAGAGTTTTTAAAGTTGCTTTAAGTGTCTCTGTCTCAGCGGATGTCTCTTTAACCTTTGAATTTGCATCTTCTTGTACTTTTACAGCGGCTTTTAAAGCTGCTCGATAATTTTTTATTTCCTTAACGAGCTGTTCTTTTTCTTTAGAGCTTAAGTCATATTGGTCAACAAAAGAGGAAATACTTCTTTTAGAAGAGGTATCATCTGCAAAATCAATAATTTCTCTACTTTCTTTTGAAAGTTTTGATGCCTTTGTTTTACCTTTAAAAAGTTCTGGGAAATTTTTAATTGCCTCGGTTTTAACCGTAGCATTATAAGCATCATTATTTGCTTTAATAGTCGCTTTTGCGACAGCAATATCATTTTTTTGACTCTTTTCGATTTGAGCCTTTAAAGCAGCTTTTTGCTTTTCAGCTTCAAGTTCCTTTTCAATTAATTCATTCTTTTTTACTGCTGCATTTATATCATTAAGATTATAGGACTTTTGAGTTTCTTCAAGTTCTTGTAATTTTGCTTTTAAAGTAACCTGCTCACTTAATGCATTAACTGCTTTATTATATGCAGTAACTTGGCCTTCAGATAATTTAGAAAGTTGATTATCGTTTAATAATTTAACATCTGAATAGATTCCACCGAGTGAATTAATACCTTTCTGAGTCTTATCAATCGGCATCCCTTCAGCAGTCGTTTTAGTATTAATGGACTTTACAGCAAGATTTGTTATAATTGGAGTAGCTAATTTATTTAAGATTGGTAATAAGGCAATGCCAAGTTGAGAAAGGATTGATGGCAAACCACCGATATTCTTAATTATGTTCCCAGTTGTAGTATAAAAATTAGTCCAACCTTTATCCCAACCCTTAAGCATATCTGTGTTAAATAGATTGCCCCACATTGTCATTGAAGCAGTCTTCATTTGGTTGTCTAAAGCTTCAAGGGACTGCATGTAGACTTGATTCTGTGCATCTAAAGAACCTTCAGCAACTGCGGCAATCTTTAAGTTCTTCTGATAGTCATCCCAGTTGTTCATTAAAGCCGCAAGTCTATTTGCTTGTCTCGTTCCGGCAAGTTGAGTTAAAATTGCTTCTTGACTATTTTTATCTAATGTTTTCCAGGCGCCGGCTAAGTCTGTTAAGACTGAGTTTAAATCTCTAACTTGCCCCGTTGTTTTATCAAATACAGAAACATCACTGTTTGTATTTCTAAGAGTCGTCTCAATAGTAGAAAAAACTTTTTGATGCTCATCAACTGTCAATTTGTTGAATCTGCCAATCATTGCATTTAATGAAGTACCCACTGATTCTGCTGACTCACGAGTTACAGAAGCAATAGTGGTAATCATTGCCATTGTATTATTTAATGGAATACCTGCGGTACTAGCAGCAGATGCAACTTTCTGTGAAGCAGTTGATAATTCTTCAAAGTCTGAGGCAGTTGCCGCACCCAAAGATGCCATGACACTTAAAGTTTTATTAATATCTTTAGAAGATACATTAAACCCATTTAAAACAGCGGTTGTCTGCTGGACGGTATCAGAAACACTTTGTCCAGAAATATTCGCAGCTTTTAAAGTTGCATCTGTGCGCGCAATAACTTCATTAGTAGAAAGACCTTGCTGATAATATTGCTGAGCGGCTTCAAGATAGTCGGCAGTTGTCTTGCCCAAAAGGGTTGCGCCAGTCTGAGCGGTACTTAAAAAACTCTCAACTTGCGCTTGAGTTTGTCCAGACACTATTCTAATATTATTTAATTCTTTATCTACATCTTTTAAGTAGCTAACAATTTCTTCCCCGCCACTTAAAAGAGCGTCTGTAAATTTATTAACAACTTGGTATCTAAAAGTATTAAGAACAGTATTTCCAAGATTGTCTAACCAAGTCTGCGCTGGCTTTGCCTTGTTAGATATCTGTTGTAAAGAGTCTGCAACATTCTGATAAGTCTGCGAAGCTTTTGCGCCACCTGTTTCGACTGTCTCAATAGTATTCTTAATTTTATTCTCATAAGTTACTGCCATGTATACCTCCCGTAGTGCTTAAAAGTGACCACTCGTTAATAAACTTTTATATTGTTCCATTGTAACAAAAGGTGTTTGAATTGTGACTCTGTGGTCGCCAATTATTTCTTTTGCCGCGGTATTACGTTCAATAGCATACCGCTTATTGCTTTCGGAGAAAGGTTCATTTTTATCTGGCTTTTTCTTAGCATTTTTTATAACTGGACTCAATTCAGTTGTGAAATTATTAACATTAAATTGAACATCCTTAAATATTGTAGAATCATCACCGGCGCCAAAGGTTTTTTGAACATTTTTTAAAACTAACTCCATATAAGCAGGTGTAGGAATTAATTCTCCATTCACCTCTATTAAGGCCGCATTTATTGATGAAAGAGAACCTGTTAATAAGCGAAGAGCAAATTTGGATAAGATTAAATTATTATCTTTATCTATTCTTGGCCTGCCGAGACCGCCTGGATTCGTACTAACAATTTTTAAAGGGAAAATTAATTTACCGTCTGAATTTCTTGAATAGTCATAAGATTTTTTGCCATAAGCAAAATATAGAGCATTTAATAACATGGGATTATTTAATTGGTTAATTAAGCTTGGGTCAACTGAAGACGCATAACCTAAGAGATTAGAAAGAGTTCTTGAAGTAATATGTAAACCATAAGAAGACATAGGATTATATCTTTTCTGAGAAACAGAAATTTTTTGTCCTTCCCGCATTGTAACCGTAATATCAGCAGTTTTATTAACGGCAAGATCGGAGAGTTTTGCTTTATTAATTGAGCCTGTTTTCGGGTCATAAGCCTCGGTAAGACGAATACTTTTTGTCCCAGTGTTTTTAATTTTTAAAAAAATGGTATCAAGACTTTCTCTTGAAATCGTTGCACCAGCGAAATTAGAAGTTTTTTCTCCGATTTTCTCAACTATTTTTTGCTCTAAGGCGCCAACCAATTCAGTTTGAGCGCCATAAGCTAACTGTAACTCAGAAAGTGGCTTAGAAATCTCAGCCGGAGAAATTTTCTCGTGATTTTTTATTTTCTGCAAAACAATTCCTAAACTATCAACATTCTTCTGGATGTTGTCCTGCATTTTTTTCGTCGCAATAAAATTAGTTTGCTTAATTATTTTGTCTATTGCGATATTATCAAATTTTTCTCCGCCCATTTGAGCAAAACTCGTAGGAGAATTTAATTGTTTATATAATTCAGATAAAGCCATCTGAATGAAATATTCATCAGAATTAATTTTTATTTGATAAGAACCATTAGAAAGATTATTTAATGCTTTAACACTCTTAGGACTTTTCATTTGCTGAATTAAAAAATACTGGTTCGCACTAACCTCTCCCATATTTTCAAGGAAGGCTTCAATTAATTGTAATTCTTCCGGAGAAAGCGCTTGGCCATTATGTAAAAGATTCGCAATGTCAGCAGAAGCCCTTCTAATTTTATCGTAATTACCAGAAGGGTTTTCCCCGACATCTTCTTTTGAAACAACTCCGCCAGTAAATAAAATATTAAAATTATTTATTAGCTCAGCATTTTCCTTTAAGCCAGATATAAAATCTTTATAATCTATACCAGTTACCGCTTTGAATCTAGCGGTTTCTTCGAGAATTATCTGTTCGCAATAAGATTTGATATTGCCAATATTCAAATTATCATCAAATGTCTGAACCGCGGTAGCTGCTTGCCAGTTGTAGTAATTAAAATAAATATAACTGCCTATTCTAAATTTATTTAGTGGCACTACCGCAGCGGCATGCAAATATTTAGCTACCATTTATTAACTCCTTTTATTAAGCTATCGGCTTAGTAGAAGAATTAGAAAGAGCTTTTGTTGCTTCTTCTAATAACTTTTCTTTAAAATCTGGATCATTTATATACTCCCCAAGAGAGGTTGTAATATTATCAATAGTTGTACTGAAGGTAGTTGTTAAATTTGATAATGCATAGCCAACACTGTCTGCGGACTCCTTTGCTTCATTATACATTTCGGTTGCATAATTTAAGAAGAGAATTGTTTCACCTTTATTCATAGATTCAATCTCATTAATAATAGTATCAGTAATTCCATTAGAATCAAATTTATCATATAAAGATGTTAAATCAGCATTGCTTTCTTCTTTGAAATTATCAATCTTTTCTGCAATATTAGAATAATATAAAACTAGCATTGCGTAGATGGTTGTTTCATAGCGTAATTTATTATATGTTCCACCGAGCGAAGCGTTCTTAAGGCAAATGCCAATGATTGTTTCTTTTTCCCTAGTTGAAATACGACTTTTAACAGTAATACTCTCGCCGTTGATTTCGACTTCTTTTGTTTCTATTTTAATTTCCAATTCCATAGCTGGGGCCTCCCTTTCTGTAATTTAGTTCCCCTTTACATATTTATTTTATCATATTTTTTAACATTTGTCAAGTAATATTTTAAATAAAATAAAACGCTTGATTTCTCAAGCGTTTTCTTTAAGCTGTCTTTGTTGGAGTTGTTGTATCAGTGGTATCTGTAGTAGAAAGGACTTCTTTGATACCTTTGATAATTTCCTTCAATCCAGTTGCTGCTAAACCAGAAATTAAACCTTCAATAAAAATCATTACATCAAAGTTTCCTTTAATTAATGATACGAAGATTACACCGCAAATTGCAGCCATAACTGGAATAAATTTAACCGCCTTCTCTGGTAACAATGGCTTAACAATATAAAGAATTAAAAATGTTCCTAAAAATGCAACTAAATTTAAATACTGCGTTATATCCATACTTATCTCCTTTCTTTTATCTTCTTTCCTTAGAAAGATTATTCAAATCCACAAAATTTCCTTTTGATTTGCGTGTCTAATTCTTTTGCTCGGTCTTCTGAAATTACTTCTAGCTCTTGGCAAGCGTCATAGCCAATCTTACAGTCGCCATTACCACCCATACGAACGTAAGGTTTATATAGATAATCAAGATTTCTTTTCTCTTTAAGGGTAATTCCGCCTCGATTGACGAATCTGTCGGTTAATGATAAAAGTTTATCATGCCCTAAGCCAAGTAACATTAAGGCTTGCGCGGATTCTGCGTTTTCTTTTGCTAATTCTTTTCGATCGTGCCGAGCAACTAAAAATTGAATCAGTCCAGTAACACCAGAACCCATAAGTCCAGCAATAATTGCAATAACTACTTGTGAGTCCATATCAATTTATCCCTTCATAAAAGCCAACGCCTTCATTTAACCAATCTTTTAAGATAAGTTTGTCTCTTTCATATAAACTTGGAGTAAAAATAAATTTATTATTAAGTTTATTTTGAACTCGATAAATTGGTAAACCATAGGAAGCTGCGGTAAAGCATACTCCCTCATAAACCCAACCATTTTGGGACAAATCCTGCACTTCTGATACCTCTACAGTATAAAGATAATTATCTAGTCTCTTGTTGTATAATCTATATACGGGTGTACCTGCATCATTTAAATGATAGAAAGCAATGCCCAAATATTTCCATCCTAACGCACAAAAATAATTTCCTTCGGTTCGATTTGATGTGAAGAAATGTTCCCCCGATATTTCATTCAATAAATGATAAACCGCAAAAGGAAGATCTTTAGCTATAGGACAGAAAGATAAAGGTTTTTGCCCTTTATCTATTAAATGATTTTTAATAAAGTCATTTATTTTTCCCATCGGTCTTCTCCTTATACATTTACATTTTAATTATACACTCTTTTTCTAATTTTGTCAAGGAATTCTTATTAGAAAAAGAAAGGCTCTGCGAAGAGCCTTTCAATTATTGCTTAACCCAGAACATCAATCTGGCAGAGAACCTTCTTCTTAACTGCTGATGTATCATTAGACATATAGTCTGCTAATGCATCGACTTCAAAGTCGAAAGTACTTGGATCACCAGTAGGTGACTGCGTTAATGTAAATGCTGTCTTTACCTTTCCATTAGGAATTGTAATCTGAGCAGGAACATCAACGCCATCAGATTCACGTCTCCATAATGTAGATGCAACAATCTCAAAACTACCAGCAAACTTGTCTGGAGTAATCTTCAAACTTGTTCCCTTAGTTGTTGTAACATAACCATCGATCATATACTGATCACCCTGCACCGCTGCTGCTACTGCAATAGCATTGATTTTTGTGACGTCTGCTACCTTTTCAGCTGTACCAACCATTTCTCCATCAGTAACTTTAGTTGCCCAAACTGGAGCAGTAAATGCAGTTGGAGCTGTATCTCCTGCGCCAAGGAACAGAGAATCTTCAACTAATCCTGTGCAATCCAATGTGCCCGCAGTTGTGCATGTAACATATCCGAAGACATGCTGAGCATATGGAGTATCTTCAGATAAGCCTGCGCCCATCAGAATAGAAGCTGTAATAGGACTAATTAATGCATCCTGGAATTTGAAGGTCAGTGTTTTTTCACCATCCCAAGCAATTCGTCTTGGGTTACCTCTACCACCCTGAGCATAAACTGTAGTTGAAGCACCTTCAAGAGTAGAAGATTTAGCACTATCAATGACAAGAACCGGCTGACCAGTTGCAAAAGTCTTAGCACCAATACTCATAGCACTCTTGGCTTTAAAGACCATGTCGGTTACTTCACGAATACCATACTTCGCCATTAAGTAAATACCTCCTTAGTATTTTATATATCTCCATACCAATCTTCAAGTTCAATATCTTGCGCGCCGGCCAGCATCGCAGATAAACCTGCATTATAGGCAACTTTCTTATGATAGCGGCCTACTTGTTCATAAAATTGGTATAAAGTAAGATTATATAGTTCGTTTAGTCCACTCGGTGAATCAAGAGCAAGACTAGAAACCATATTGTATAATATTGAATGTTTACCCTTTGTTGAATCATTCTTTGCTAAAATTTTATGTCTTCTGTCTAACTTTTCTTTTATTCTCTTTGCGAGTTGGTCATTTTTATCAATATTGTATTGATCTTTAGACTGACAGTCAAATTTTAAAAACAATGTTTCAATGTAAAATAAGAAAATATCATAATTATCTTTATTTATAATAATTATTTCTTCTGTCGCTTTATTCTGAAAGACAAGTTGAAATTTTTGTTTTTGATGAATTAAAACTGTAAACTCGGGGAACACTAAGGTACAAAAATTTAAGAAATTAGTTTCATACCGGCAAACTCCAGTATTTTGATCTCTATTTTGTAGCAAAAGATAAATACAATCAAAATTAGAAAGTTGTTCTAAATTTTTTTTATTTTCCTCTTTTAAGTTTTCTTTATCCCAGAGTAGTAAATTGATTACTGCTTGCCACTTACTTAGCCCGAAAGCTGCGATATCGTAAAGTTTTGGCTGATGGAAAGATAAATTTAATTCCTTGCTATAAATATCTACCCCCGCCAACAGACTAAAGTCATCTATTTGTAAGTTTGTATCCATCATTATCTGAATTTTCGACTGAATATCTTACAGTTAAACCAGCGACTTCTTCGTTCGCAGGAAGTAAAATCTGACCTGCTCCCAAAAAATTACATCTGCCGATTCCAGTTAATTTAGTCCCGTTCATTCCTTTCTGAACTAAGTGCGCAATTTCATATGGTCTTAAAGTGGTAAATCTATTTTGTTTATCTTTTATTTTCCAAGCAGAAAGAGGAACAATTATATCAAATATGATATTAGAACTCATATATAAAGGATTGTCAAACCCTGCGACAAAGTTATCAAAAGTAATAATAATGTTGCTTTTTTCAAAGGTTGCCGCATAAATTTTCGGAACAATCTGAATATATTCATCCTTAAATATTTCTGCTTTTTGCTCATCCGTAAGAGTCATTTGGAAAGGTGTATCATTAGCAAAATATAATAATTTACACAAGTCATTGTTATTTAGTAGTTTTTCTGAAATTATCTGAAGATCTGCTGCGGGGACTTGAAAATCAGTTATTTTTGAATCATCATACATAATCTACATCCCCTTCCTTAATATGCACTTTCTATTGTTATTTCTTTAGAAGCGATAACATTCCCATCTGAAATAGCATTTAAAGTAAATACTCCAGTGTCATTTCCCATGTGAATAGAACAACTATTATCAGTTGTAGCGGTAATGTTAACTAACTTAGAATTACCAACAGACCAAGTTACATTAAATTTATTTTTGACTCCATTAATTATCTTATAGGCAGAATAGGTATAATTTAAGAACTCACTAACTTTCTCATTGCCCTCAATAGAATAAGAGATTGTTTTTTCTGCGGTTTCCACTATATTAATTGTTAATACTTTAGACAATGAACTTCTCTTACTTGTTATCGTAATAGTGGAAGTTCCTAAAGTAGAAAACATTAATGTATAAGTAGATTTATCAAAGGTACAATTAGTCGTAGTAACTTCATAACTGTCTGAGATAGGGTTGCCATTGATTACAGTTCCTAAAGTTAATGTTCCAGTAGAACCAATAGTCAATTCTGAAACATCGTCATAAGAGGTAATTACAGAAGTAGTAATAACCTGAGAACCAGATGGCAAGCCATCTTTAACGTCTTTCCACTTATTAAAAGGTACTTCTCTTAAATATAAAGCAATCATTCCGGGGAATGTGTTTGTGCTTTTACCAATAACTTCCCAGTTTTTATCGTTAATATAAATTCTATTATAGTAAGATAAAGCATCGGTTGCCGCATTTGCCTTTAATAATAGTTGCATGCCTGCATCAAGATAATCGTATAAGTTTCCGCTAGTTTTAATTGTTTCCTTTGCGGTTTGAATAAAACTAGCAACTTGCTTTTGTTTATTACCGAACTGATCATACCAAGTAATTTCATAATCAGCCGGAGACATATAACAGAGAAAATAATTTTTTTCTGTGTCTCTGTCTGCAAAAATTAAGTAATTCTTCTTCATGCGAGGCCAGTATAGCACATCGCCAATCTGCACCTCTGCTGAATATGGAACGCTCACTTTTTGATAATCAAGGATACGAGATTCAATGCTATAATTATAGGTAGACATTTGCACAATTGCTTTAAAAGTATTTGTGACATTGTTGTACTTAGCTAGAAGTTCAGTATTGTAATCATTCTGCAATCTAGCATTGAAGTTTCTATCTTTTAAATTAGATACAGAGTTGTGCTTTGCCCGCAGCATGGAAAGTGTAAATTTATCAATAGCCACGATATTTACCTCTGGTACTCGCAGCATATTTGGTTCCAGAAGTTAAATTTAGTTCACTAACCTCAGCTATTTTAGTATCTTGATTTATTGATTGATACTGATACTGATGATAAGCAGACTTAAGTTCCAATTGATTTGCATCTTGAGCAACTTTAATTGCTTCTGCTTGTGCCTTAGTATTAATAGCCTTAGCATCTGATCCAGTATACTGAGTCTCAGTAATGCGGACAGTGTTCATTTGGCGGGCAAGCCATTCTCTTATCATTAAAAGAGTCAAAATATTAATTGTACCTACTGAAAGGGTACTTGTGAAATACTTATCATTGCCCACAGTAGTATAAGATAATATATCTTCTTTTGGCAAAAAGAATTTTACCTTAGCATTTTCAAGTAAAATCTCAAGGTCTGCATATGTAGCCTCTTGAGTCCAAGCGGAATCATCTTCACCGGTCGAATAGAGGTCATCTGTGACCAATGATAGAAAGTTATCATAAATATCTTTATATGACGTTTCATTTGCCATAGTTTACCCTCCGTTCTCTATTAAATTCGTTTGTATTTTTTAACTGAAATCGTATCTGACGTAGGGGTAACTTCTGGTTTATAAGGAGCTGCTCTACGGGTACGCTCAGTGGTCTCTTGCTCATTTTGGTTATCAGCTGACGTGTCGATCATTGATTCGACATCAAATCCAGTTGATTCTTTAATTATTTTGAGTTTATTTCTATCCTCAAGTTTCATTTTAGTTGCTGTTTCAACAATCAAATCTACCGTTCCTTCTGGCGCAAAATCCAGAGCATCTTGTAGTTGATCAATTGAACCATTTTTTAATAAATCCTCAATATCTTTTTCTGTATAAAAATATTCAGGTTCTACATTTAAATTTAATTCCTTAAGAATATCGGCATCACTAATAATAACCTTATTCTCAAGAATGTCTCTTCCACCAGGAGTGTTAAGAATCTGTTTAATTTCTTCCTTTGTCAAATCAAGGGAACTGTTAATGTTATTCCAAACATACTTAATGCCAGAGTTAAGTAAGGAAACGGAAACATAACCATTAAATTTACTTGTTACATTGTATTTCTTGTTTTCCATATTTTTCCTTTCAAGATATAAATAGTTGAGGGGAGAGGATATCTCCCCTCGCGCTATCTTTTATTAGATTATTTTAAAGAAGTAATTTCAACAGTACCAAGATCGTTGTAAACCAGTGCGGCAACACCGAATCTCTTATAAGTCTGAAGTTCAATACTCCAGTCTTCGTTACTGTCAATATCACGAACCTGTGTGTCACCCTGCAGAGCAATGTAGAAAATTGATCCTACGCCTGCTGGCATCACATAAGCCTTAGAGTCATCAGTAACCTTTGTTGTATTTGTTTCATCTGTGAAGCTCTGTGGGAGAATAACGATTTTAGCTCCCTTGTAGTTAGCTAAATAACCGACATTTCTACGAGCAAGCTTCTCAGCATCAGAGGCCCAAGAATAACCTTCAGTAATCTGACGAGCGAATGTCTCTGTGCAGAAGATTGTAGGTGCGCCGTAAACAGCGATTGTTCCCATTACCTTCTCAAGAGCAACTGGATCAAAGTCAGTAGAACTAGCTTTGTTTGCCTGTGGAAGTTTTGCTTCAACTACAGCTAAGCACTTTAAGACTTCATCATAGACTCTGTCTTCCATACCCATCTGGATAGCATCAAGCATTTCATTCCAATCAACACGACCACTTAAGAAATCTTCAAAAGAGATCTGGCAAGCATCGGTGACAGCTGTAACGTTGATTCTGATCTTGTTTTCCTTAGCAAGTCTGAAAACTTCATAAGAACCAGCAGAAGCACCTAATACTGCAAACTTTCTTGCGCGTAAGTTCTTCTTATCCTTACGGAGTGTAAACTCTGGTTCATCCTTCGGACCGAACTGTTGGACAGTTGTAAATCCATCGAAGAAATGAGCTAATTCTGCTGGAACCTTAGCATCAATGCTTTCCTGAATTAAATCAAAGAGGTCAAGCTTATGACGTTCATAGCCTGTTCTTGTTCCGCAAAGTTCGAATAATTCCTTACGGAGTGTTTCGTTCATTGCGCCAACTGACAATTCTTCTGTTTTATCCTCTGCGAGAGCAAAGGTATAAGAAGTTTTACCGTTCTTTTTGCACTCAGAGAGAGCTTTAACGATATTCTTAATTTCATTCATTTCCATATCTATCTATCCTCCCCTTATGCCTTAATGCAAACAAACTTCACTGCGGTCTGACCGTCTGGAAGAATATTTGTCTTTCCATTAACTGCTGCTGCAACCTCGAAAATCATTTCAGCGTCTGCGACGGCTGCAATTGGTTCAAGATATCCATCCAGACCAACGATAAACTTATCGCCAGCGATTGGCAGAGTATCCTTAACTGCTAAATTTACTGCATTTGTTGTGAAAGAATCACCAACATGCATAGCATATACACGTGGATAAGCATCCATAGCTGCCTGATAATCAGTAGCTGGATGTGCAGTCATAACATAATCGCTGTCAGCCTGGTAACGTTCATCAGTTAAGATGATTTCGTTCATAACGAGCTGAGCACGAGCACCTTCCTTTGCAGGAAGTGTAACTTTTCCAGCTGCCTGATCATAGACTAAGAACATACCGTTCTCAATCTTAGTGATTGCAGAGTCTGCTGGAAGTTGGGCATATACTTCTCTAGTCTTCTGAGCAGTTAATCTGTTCGGTTCAACCTGAGCATAGCCAACTTTTGTTAATGCTGTATTAGCCATTTACTAAACCTCCTTAGTTTTTGTTTTGGGCTTTTATGACTTCTTTTACCCATTCTGGCGCAGAATCTACTGCATCTTCATGAGTATCAAAATTGTGAATTATAGCCTTAGAGCTGTCTTCCTTTTTAGGTTCTTGCTCTAACAAACTAAAATTACGATTTACCAAAGTCTTTAAGTATTCATAACCGCAAAGTTTAACTGCGGTTTTTAGACTATCTAATGAATATTTATCTACATCATTGTAGAATTTTTCATAAGATGCTGAATCAATATTATTCTTTTCACCATCAAGATAAGAATATTTATCTGGGCGAGCATGAATTAATGTTAATTCACTATTAGCTTTATCAAAATCTTCCTTCATTAAATTGAATTTATCTTGAAGATCCTGTAAAGAACTCTTTAAGTTCTGATTTTCAGCGAGTAAATCATCAATAGAGATATGCTCAGCTTCAGGTTCCTCAAATTTGTCTAGGTCATCGAGATTTTCATCTAGATTCCCCTCAGACTCAGAATTTTCAATTGCTCTCAACTCTTCATCTGTTGGTTCTTTTTCTTCTTCATCTGCTTCTTGTGCAAAGACAAACGCTTCTTTAGATTCAGACACATCCTCAGGAGTGAATTCAATGTAAGTTGCATCAGCCGCAACGTTTGAATCTTCGGCATCATCGCCCAATTCATTGTTAACCACTGGTTCAACTTCCTGCTCAGCAGTATCTTCTACTGCGGTCGCAGGTTCATTTTCTTCATGTTCGTCATTTTCAGTTGCAGAATAAGAAAGAGCATTTTTCAGTTCAACACTCATGTTTTTTAACACATCCTTTAACTTGTTCCCTTGCTCTAATGCAAAGAGTGGCTCAAAGTCTGCGCCTTCAAAGCATGGCTCGACATCCTTTCCTAGAATGCATAAACCCAAGAAATCTGCGTGTGAGAAACAGAAATACTCAGATTCAATGCCTTCATTCATAACTGAAATCCAATCACCCTCAACGGTCTCTGGATCGAGTTCCATTGATAGGTTGTTTGGTCTACCCTCATGCAGAACATTAAGTTCTGGATAACGGCCGTCCCAGAGATAAACTGTAGTTGTTAGATATTCTCTTTCAACTCCATCATCATCTGTAACTTTTTCCCAACCAACTTCTGGATCAGTAGGAATAAAACCGTACGGAACTGTGTCGAGATAATCTTCACAGGTTGCGCCGGTCTCCGGATTGATGACTTTCTGAATATACTCTCCAAAGTGAGACGTAAAATCTCCATGATCTTTGGAGTAATATCCAATGATCGGAACGCCGCCCATCTTTTCGCACATCTGATCAACAGTATCTTTCTTGAAGTAACTTCCGTTTCGATTTCCACCAAGATATAAGATTCTCACCTTATACTTTGTGATGATATCAGAAATTTTTTCTCCATTCGAGAATTTAGCTATTGAGAAGACATGGGAAGGTATTTTTTTATCCATCCATCTTCCTCCTACAAACTTTCTCTATTTTGAAGAGTTTTTTCCGATTTCTGATCATCTGGCAATTCTGGCCGGCCGACTTCTCCAGTGTCACTTCCACTCGTTGCAGAAGTATCTGAACCGGAGTTATCGTTACTACCATCAGAAGAGCTGTCGGAAGAACTCGAACTGGAAGCAGAAGATTGTCCATCTTCCTCACTTCCACCAAAGCAAGCCTCTTCAAAGAAATATGCTGCCATTATGTCAGATTGTCTGCGACCTGATATAACTTGGGCAAGCATTTTAGAATTAAGTAAGTTATCCTTTATATAAGAATCATATCTTTCTTTCCAGTTGAAGCGTGAAACTTCAGGCATTTCAAGAATATATGATTCTTTATTATTAGCTGTATGAACATCTATTCTGACTTGTAAGAACTGTCTGAACTGGAGCAATAAATAAGTCATTGTTGCTTCATTCAATTGAATAGATTTTCCTAATGTACCCGCATTATCTGAGTTAATTAACTTCGAGGATACGCCTGCGGCCTCATATGCATCTTGACCAATTTGAGAAATTGGAGTTTCTGTAGATGAAGACGAAGTAGCTTTCTGTAAATTCTCAACACTGACGTCAGCATAAGTAGTCATAACGTCAAGTCCAGGAATTGAAGCTAATGCGGTACTTGTATCTCTTTGGAATTGTTTTAATTCTGGCAAGGCAATAACTGGCTGACCTTGATTATCAACTCCAAATTTCTGTACTAAGATTTTAGATACTTCTTGCTCAATCTTGAACATTGTAATATCTTTTGCATCTTGTACATCTAATAAATCTAGCACCACGCCATAGATAAGTGGTAAATCATCTGGGCGGAGAGTAAATTTATAACTATAATCAACATCCAAAGACTGCCATTCGTCTTCAGAAGTTTTATCTTTTATCTTCTGCCAATCTTTATAGGCAGAAACTACAGTAGCTGGAAATGTTTTTAATGCTTCTATTTTATCAGTAGGTTTTAATGAGTTAAAATACGTCACGTTAAAATCTACAACTGGACGTCCTTTATATGTTTTATTAGAACGGCAGTAGCTCAGTGGTAAGAACTGTATTCCGAAAGAAGAACTATCATCCTTAACTGCGATATAGCAAGATCCTTCAATTAGAGTCTTGCGCGCAATTTCTATAAACAATAATTCTGGATTAATCATCTCCACATAGCGGAGAGTATCATACCATCTACTATAAGAACTTTTCTTTATCTTTGGTGATTCTAAACGTGGGAAAACTGCCCAACGATATGGATAAATTGTACTATAGTAATTAATATATTGTGTATATAAAGGGCTTGTCTTATAGTAATATTTTGACGTCTCAATTATTTGAGAACTTTTTACTCCATTAAAAGCTCTTAGTATTTCTTCTCTTTCATATTTCTTCCGATAGGAAGAATTTGAAGTATTGTAATCTTTAACTAATTCTCTAACTTTTTTACCGGAAGAGTAGGTAAGACTTAAGTTAGATGATTGGAAACCAGAGCTGCTATAATTTTTTAGCATGCGTTTTAAGTCCTCCATCTCTTACATATAAATTATATCCTATTTTTTTCCAAAAGTCAAGAGATTTTCTAAAAATTATTAGAAAAAATTTGCTCGATTTAAGATATACTCTAGGTTAATTTTATCATAATCCCAATAGGGTATTCTTACCAATGGAATACTATGGTCCAGGCAATATTGATTCTTTTTTAAATCATTATAGTGTTGATGGTTTAAACCACGTTGACCACCAAAATGCTTTACCGCATTGTAATGCTGCTCTCCATCATATTCAATTGCAAAAGCAATCGTACCATCATCCTCAAAGACAACAAAGTCCATGCGGAGTGGGCGACCGCTACTTGCAACTAAATCTGGGAACTCGTATTCCCTTTCAAAAGGAAGATTGGCCGCAGTTAATATAGATTCAATTTTTAATTCTCCGGATGACCCTGACATTTATCTCCTTCCAAAAGAGTGTGTTCTAGTAAAACTCTTTCTTTCACCACTGAAATCTCTTCTAGTCGCGCCAGGTCTTGAGCCAGTAGAAATTAAATCAAGATCTTCAGCATTTATTCTCTTATGGCGTTCAGTTTCTAACTTTCTGCAATACCAAAGCGCATATTCAAAAGCAGAAAATTTATCCTTTTTAATTGAACTAGAAATTTTCTTCAGTGTGATGTTTGTTGTATCTTCAGTCTTGCGGCGTAAATTCATCATTTCTTCTCTTAGGATTCTGGTCATGACGAATGGCTGCATAACCGCAACCTTTTGTTCTTCTGTGTATGTGGCCCACGCGCGAGTTCTTGACATAGCTTCTCTTGCAGTAGTATCATCAATTAAGAAACGAACTTTGCCACTAGCAATTTGTGTACTGACAAGATTGTGCATCTGGCTATTTAATTTATCAGAAGCTCTAATCAGCCAAATTTTTTCATCATATAGATGTTCTTCTACTCTATAGAAATTCCTATACATATCAGTTGTATCAGATTCTCTATCAATACCAAGCGCAGGTAATTCAACGCCGGTCTTTAGATCCTTTGTTTTAATAGTTAAGAAATCTACTAGTCCTAAACCTGGGCCGTTAGCATCAATTACTAACTTGTAGGCATTATATCTCATAACAAGTTTTTTAATAATTGAAGCCTGGTCTGCAAAATGTAAACCTTCCCAAGCGTAAATATTGACTACTTTCTTAATATAAGTTCCATTAGCCTGAGATTCCATGTAGATAACTATGCAGGTGCTTAAGTCATTATTTCTACCAACGTCGTATCCAAGGATAATGCGCGCACCCTTTGGCATCTTTTCAGGAGCTTCTGTCATTGACTGTTGAACCGTGCGACACCTATCAAATTCTTCTTCACTGAAGAAAGACTCTGTAGAACTACCAGTCCACTGAGATTCATATTCACGGGCAAATGTAGCCTCAGAGTATGTTCCATCGTCTCGCAAGTCTGAGACGAAATTCTTATTTAACAGACCAAATACAACTGGAGGTCTCCAAGTGCCACCAAAACAGAAACTTTCATCTGGGCGCAACACTGACCAGATTAAAATATTAGCTAACTTCTCATATGCAAAGGTTTGAGTTTCGCCCGCAGAAGTAATATAGCATTGTGATTTATTCATCATATCATTAGGGTCTTCTCTACCATTGGCAGAGCGTCTTGAAATGTTCATGGTAGGAATAATAACACTAGAAAGAATAGTTCCATCGACCTTAGCGCTTTCTTCAATAATACCAGAAGTTCTACGGAGACCTCTTGATCTTTCAGAACAAGCAATAACATCGAAGAATGAACCGTTCTTAAACTGTAAGGAAAACATGTTAGCTTGCATCTTGGATGCGCCAGCATCTCTACCCTCAATTATCTCATTACGAAGTCCAGGCCATATGTCCCAGATTTCTTTTACCTTTTCTTGAATAATAGACATAGATTGCTGTTTGCCAGGTGATACTAAGAACACCTTACTATTTGGATACAAAATGCATTTCAAATAGTTGGCAAGAATAGCAATAAAAGATTTAGAATATCCACGAGGGAAAGTTCCATATACATATCGGTGCCGCAGTATCACACGTAAGAAGATACGCTGATAAGGTCTAAGTTCAAAGTTAGACTCTGGGTCGCGCATTATATCAAGTAGTAAATCTGGATATGCCCTATAGAAAGAAAATAAAGTTCTTAAGTTCGGCAGAGCTGCTGTGATTCTTTCTTTTGACATACCAATTTTCTTAGTATCTTGAACTACTTCGTCTCCAAGCAATTTCTGAATTAAAGAAACGGGAGTTTCAAGTAGCGCCGCGTTTGGGCTATAGTCTTTGTGATCAGTTAGATTTAATTTTTCCCTTAAGGATTGCATGCATTCGTTCTGTTGCATTTAATTCACTCTCCTTTTTCTCTGGGAAATCATCATCCTCGGGATCTACGGATGTTAAATCACAATCATCATTCCCATCTAGTCCAGCATAAGCACCAAATATATCAGCAGTAGGATCAACCTCTTCCGGTGCCGCAGGCACCGTGCGGGAAGTGTTAGAATCATCTGCTTCTAAATTAGGGGTTGTCTCTGAATCGACTTCTTTGTTCTTAATTACTTCATCCTGCGCCTTCAGGTCTTGAGTAGCAATATTAATACGATCTGCAATGTCATCATTCTGAGACACAAGACGCTTAACAAATAGCTTATAATCATTAAGAATCATATCAAGCTTATCACGACTCTCAGTAGTATCCCAACGTGGAATAAAGTCATCATTATTCTCAGCCATCTTAACAAGGACACCAACAGAGTCCATGTAGTCTGCCTGAGTCTCATTCCCCTGCGCCGGCTGTAATCCACTTTCCTTAGTCAAAGAAGAATAAAGACCTCCCCAACGCTTAGCTTCATCAGAAGCATTGGTAGCAAGAGCCTCATCATAACGAAGGGAAGCAATACAAATTTTGCGTAAGTAGTCCTTCTGGTTAGTAGTGTGAATATCATAGTCCTGAAGCATCTGAAGGTACTCCTTCTCCAAACGAAGAAGTTGAGACCTATTGTACAAAGTACCCCATTTAAGTTGCAAATACTGGTCTTCCTCCTGCGTCAATTGCACAACGGCAGAAGAATCATCTGCCCCGCCGGCCGCATGTTCAAAATCTCCATTTGCGGGAGATACTTGAAGCCCAGCGGGCGCCGCGGTTGCAACAGAGGATGGGACAAATCCACCACTAGCCCCCTCAGAGAAACCAGTAGGGAATCTAAGGCGCGCGGCCACATTCTCAACAGCGCCTAAGTAAGACTCCCCAAGAGGGAGATTAGCGGCGCCATAGTGGGTAGGATCATCTGGGGTTTCCTCGGAGAAGTAATAGACCTGCGCCTCCACTGATTGAGAATAGCGGAAGTTAGAATATTGACCGAGCTTCATCCTAGACATATAGCGGCCAAGAATACCAATTGGTGACTTCTTAGCATCAATTACCTTCTGGTAACAATCACGATAGATACCTGGAACCCAAGCGATATCAGCTTCCCTCAACAGAGGGATAAAAGTGTTAGGATCATCTGGATTATAAGTCTGAAGGACGCACTCCTTACAAATAGGAACAACCCCTGCAGGCGCTTTCTCAGTAGGAGCGGCTGAGGCATAAAAATAATTTAAACTCTTAGTTTTACCGCACTTGACACATTGGACACGGGCGTTGTTTTTAGTTGGATAATTATTTGGCATAAAGATATTTTAATTCCTCCTAAATACATTATAGATTATTTTTTAAAATTTGTCAAGGGATTTTTTATCGTTTCGTAAAATTAAAAGTGGGGTTGCGTACTTTGTTGGCCAGCCAAAAAAATGGTACCCCTGAAAATTTTTTCATCCCGAAATGAAAAAATTTACATTCACAAAACCCCTTGACATTGTAGGCGGGCGGGGATAGAATGAGGGTACAAAGTAACAAGGGCAACCGGAAACGCAAGCCCTCAAAACTTTGTAAAAAAAGTTTCAAAAACCCCTTGACAAAGGAAACGCAATGAATTAAAATAAGGGTACAAAGTAACAAGCGGCAACGCTTGAAACCTTGAAAAAAGTTTCTTCAAAAAGGTATTGACATAGCGAAAACGCTATGCTAATATATAAGTACAAGGTAGCAATACCTTGTCAGTCAAAACGAGTAGAACGTGACTACGGCATTATAAAACGACATGATGATATATTTAAAATATATCTAACTCTGGGTGGCGGAGTAATATCAATGCGCTGGGGATGTTCCCATCATTGACACCGAACGGCAGGACATGCGACCTTTGAAAATTAGATAGAATGCGAGATTGTAGGTGCTATAAAACACAAGCATTTAAGTCGATATACCGTACAGTGAAGAAGGAATTTTTCTCCCTTCCAACCCAAAGCGAAAGCAATAGCTATTGGTATCAAAGTATCGAACTAGCGGTGATAGTCCCTAACGTTAAAGAGCAACAATCTATCGAAGAGTAAAGAAAACAAGTGGCTATGCAAGTAGCCACTTCCATATGCCCAAGAGGGCGCCAATAAAAGCGCAAAACGCTAGAAAGAGAGATACAAGTAATATGGCAAAGAAGATTGATGTTAAGGCAGTGGCAAAAGAGAACATGAGCAAGGTTCTTGCGGAGTTCTTCGAGTCAAGGGGTTTAAAGGTTGAAGATGGGGAAGAGTACGGCAAGACTGCTGGTACGCTCATCATCAAGAAGGGCGGAGACTTACCATGCGATATGCAGGTGAAGCTTATCACGCCTAAGCGTGGAGTAGATGAATACTCTAAGGAAGAAGCTGAATAAGCTTCTTCCTCTCGCCTCGGCGAGTAGAGAAAAAAGAAAGTAATGAAGTAGAAGAGGAAAACGAAAATGGATGATAGTGTTATTGTTGTTCTTAACTGGGTTGATGGTTTCGGAAATGATACCATGGTTGAGGGTATTTATAAAACCGTTGAAGAAGCTAGAGAAGATTTTAGACCATCAGAAGCATTATTTAGGGCTTCCGGTGAACCACCGCTTAAGTATTTTGAGGTTCCTTTTGGGATGAGCTATCTTGATTATAATGAAGCCTATTTACTTTTCCCAGAGGATGAAGAGGAAGAAGAAAATGAGAGTAAAAAGTAATATTGTAGTCTTAGACACCGAAACTATCGGGGTTATGACTTCTCCATTAGTTCATAATGCTGGCTGGCACATGGTCGACAAGAGTGGTGATACCACCTGCGAAAGAGACTTTAGAGTCTCAGAGTTCCATTATCAGCACCCAGAATTATTGGAAGCAAGCGACTTCTATGTCGCGCACAGAATCTCACAAGATACCGCCTGTAGACGTTTCAAGAATGTAGTTCACCAGTTAGCCGAAGACGAGCGGGCTAATAAGATTAAAACAATGGCGGCTTATAACTTGGCATTTGATTATCGTGCTATTAAAGCAACGGCAAAGTTCTTTGGGCTAGAGAACGATAGGGATGTAAAGTATATTCTTGCAAAGAATATGTTGGATATCTGGAAATTAGCAAAAGATACTGTATGCAAGGAAGCTGGATATGCTCAGTATATCGACTCCTGTGACGATGGTTATACTGCCATCGGTAACATGAAGACGAATGCCGAGCATGTATACCGCTACTTAGTTGGCGATGGCAATTTCCATGAAGCGCATACTGCCTTAGCAGATTGCAGAATCGAAGCATATATTCTCAACTACATCTTAAAGCACTACAGGGGTGTCGCGCAATACTATATCCCAAAGGATAGAAAAGTAAAGGAATGATATCTATGAAAGATTTCACAAGACTTCCCGAAACTACCTTAAAGGCAATCGGCGAAAAGCATAAACCCTATCCAATCAAGCTGGCAATCAAAAAGGCGAACCCCAACTATTCGCCTTCTTCAGACAGTTACTCTATGAACTGTCAGCGTTGCGTCCTTGCCTATGAATTGTTAAGACGGGGTTACAATGTTCAAGCCAAAACATATAAAGGCGATAGGGATAAATATCTGTACCTCTGGTCAAATACCTTTGGCAAGGTTGAAAGATGCCCTGTTGTGAATATGAGAGAAATCTCAGAATGGACAAGGCGGCATAGCAATAATGGATGCGGTCGCTATATCATTCATATTGCTTGGGATGAAGGTGGCGCGCATGTCTTCAATCTTGAATTAAGAAACAATCGTCTTACTTCAGTCGATGCGCAGACGCACAAAATGAGCGTACTAAAAAAGTACGTAACCAGAAGAGATACAGACGAATACATGTTGATATATCGCACAGATAATGTCAAATTCAATCGCAAAATCTATGGGGTAATTAAGAGAGGAACTAAAGACTATGAATAAGACACTGGTGTTCGACATGGATGGGACTCTGAATGAGTTCTACCATGTCGAAGGCTGGCTTTCATCTTTGAAAGCTGGAAAGACTAACCCATATACGCAGGCAAAGCCAAAGTATGATATGCGCCGCCTCAATAAGGCAGTGCGTACACTCAAAGCGCAAGGGTACAAGATTGTAATTGTTAGTTGGTTATCGAAAACAAGTACCCCAGAGTATGACCGCAAAGTCACAAAGGTAAAGTTAAATTGGTTAAAGAAGCATCATTTCCCATATGATGAAGTTCACATTGTCCCTTACGGAACGGCAAAGAATTCATTTTTCAAAGACAATCAAGCGGGCGCTATCCTGTTTGATGACGAAGAAAAGAATTTACAAGAATGGCAGATTGGTAAGGCAATCAATTCATCGAGCGGGATGTTAGAAGTCCTTAAAGGTTTGGCAAAAGCGTAACCTTCTAAGATTGTCATTTGGCAAATCTTAAAAAATATGATATAATCATATTAGAAAGAAGAAAAATATGAAATTTAAAGTTGGAGATAAAGTTAAGGTAAGAAGTTGGGAAGATATGAGAGATGAATTTGGGACAGATGATGATGGAGATATTATAATTAAAGAAGAAAAAGTCTATTTCCTAAAAAAGATGTTAGATTTTTGTGGTACTACCCAAATTATTTCAGCAGTTCAGGATAAAAGTTATTTTTTTAAAAATGACAACGGGTGGCACTTTACTGAGGAAATGTTCGAGCCAGTCATCAAAAAAAGTCCAAAGAAAAAGAACTTTGTCCTTGATGAAGTCGAACGGGCTTATCTGTCAAATATAGTTGGCCCAAAATCAATCTATAATGAGGTAGATTGTGTCGTAAAAGACAGACATAATATCTATAAGGACCAGTGTTATATCTACATCTTATTCAAAAATCAAGAGGAATACATGGAGTTCCCGCGGTTCCCTAGGACATCCCAGGTGTACAAAGGAATGAAAGAGGGTATACCATATACCTTAAGGCAACTCGGAATTAAAAGAAATTAGGAATAAAAGAACTCTCAAGGGAGTCTCAACTCCCTTGAAGAACTTCCAAAAAGAAAGAGGATAACTAATATGAAAAGAGATTATGAAGTATACTTAAACCGCATGGATGCGGCCATGGCTGAGAAGTTATTCTTCTTGGACAAGATTGACTTATCCAAATATGATACAATCATTGACTTTGGGTGTGCAGATGGTACATTAATTAAACATCTGATTGCAGTTGGTATTAATTCTAAAAAGTTAGTAGGAATTGACAACTCTCCCGAAATGGCAAGGAGATTTAAAACTAATTGCCCAAATGTTGAGTTCTATACATCAGTTGAAGCTGTAAATGATGACCCATTCTTTGACAGAGGAAAGATTGCAATTATCTTCTCCTCTGTCCTTCATGAACTTAGCTTGAGCTTCTATCCAGTTTGGAGTTGGGTCTCCCGAAATGCCGATGCAGTCATCATTAGAGATATGTTTCTCTTTAACGACTTCAAGCCAAAAGCCTTCTTCAGAATTGTCAATGCAATCCAGACTAGCCCATATGGTTATGAGTTTAGAGATTACATTGAAACCAACCCCGGAGAAGTTAATAGTGCATATCTTCTTCAGTTCCTGATGAAGTACAGATATACTGAAAATTGGGCATTAGAAAACCTCGAAGATTATGCGAGCGTTCCTTGGAAAGAAATTGAAGAGGATGAAGAATTCCAAATCACTTATAACCACTCATACTTCAATGAGTATATTGAGAGAACTCTGAAAAGAGATTTCAATATCACTGAGGATGACTATTATTACTTACAGACGCATAGAGAAATGATTCTTGAGAGGGTATAATATGAAGGAAGTTTATAGATTTACGGAAGAAGAAAAGGAAGCTGTCAGCAAGGCTGCGGCTTCCTTAGCTCGCCTTTGTCAGATAATGGCAGAGAATAAGTCCGACGTGTTTGAAGAAAATACTGGGATCACATTAGATGTAAACAGTATCTTCGTTATCAATGAACATCTGCAAACACTGTGCAATAAGGATTCAAAATTATATATCGAAAAAGATAGCCAGTCGGTTGGGTAAAAATTGCCCGGCCGATGGCGACCGGCATTTTTGCTTGTGAGAAAATCGCTTACATTCACAAATGAAAGTTTTTACATTGTGAAATGAAAAACTCCCAAAACTAATGTAAGATCTTACATTATGTTTGTAACATTTACATATCGGTTTGGAACTTGTTGCAAACTTCTCGGCGGTCTTTCAGAAAAAATTTTTCATAACTTTCAACTTGACTGTAACAGGTTTCAGCTGTATAATAATTATAGAAAGTGAGGGAAGGGAATGACGTGAATGAAACAAAGTTTCAAAGAAATTGTGCTTGACAATCCTGTAATTCAGTGCTATAATTATTATAGAAAGTGAGGAAAAGGTAATGAGAACGAACGATGAAATTTATGACACCACCACTGTAACTATTGGTAATATTGTTTGGAATGTAAGATTGGTGGCTCGTGAAAATCCTCACATGTTTGGGAGGGCTGAGGTAACAGATGAAACAACTGTTGATGATGGGGCTTATGGCATTACATATTTTGAAACAAGTGAGATTTACATTGCAAGAGGACTTTCACCACAGTTACTCCGTAGGACTATTACGCATGAATTAACCCATGCGGCACTCTTTACTTACAACTATTGTGTAAGAGAAGCTGAAGTGATTGATGAACAGATTTGCGAATTTATGGAAAATGCACTCGACCAGATTTACAACAGCACTGAAAAGATTTATAAAGAATTTCAAAAATAAGTCTTGACATTCCGCCCAATCTGATATATACTATATGTAGAAAGAGAGATAAGAGAGAATATGAAAAAGGTTGATGAAAAGGTTGTAGCAAAAAATGAAGTTATGGCAATGGTTTCAAAGATGTTGGAAGCAAATGGCATTAAATTTGATGATGGCATGGAATACGGTTTTACTGAAGGCACCATGGTAATTCATCTTGAAAAGTTTGATGTACAGTTAAAACCAATTGCTCCGAAGCGTGGCGTTGAAAGATATGAAAAGAAAGCGTAAGCTTTCTTTTTATTTACATTTTCATGAAAATTGTTTCAGAAAGAAATGTAAAGAAAGTTGCGGCGAATGAAAAATTTTCAGAAACAAAAATAAAATAATGTAAAAAATTTTCTATTTGACTTTTCAATCAGCCACCGCTAGCCGGCGGCACTTTTCGCGAGTTGTCAATAGGCATTTTACACAATTTGTATATCAACATTTCCCCAAAGCACGGATCCCGTAAACTGTCAATAGACACTTTACTATATCTGTCTATTGACAAGTCAAAATTTTCACTTTCAGGATCCCACTATACACTCCCTCACAATTGTCTATTGAACTTTACCCCAGAATATGATATAATATATATATAAAGAAAGAGAGATGTAAAAATGGAAAATAAAAAATACGAAGTAACAGTTCGGCACACTCCTTACGTGAACCGCAATGCTGCAGAAATTGTGACTGTAAAAGTCAATTCCATGACAGAGGTCGAAGGAGAATGCTTTAAGATCTGGGGTTCAAGTTCATACTCCACTGATGGGTTCCACGGTTGCGAGATTGTCTCTTGGAAGAGAATTTCTGAGTAAGTCATTGTTGACATCTTCAGGGTTCCGTGGTATAATATATGTGTAAGATAAGAAAGGGGTAAGTTATGTTAAAGAACACTACTGTCCAGAGTGAGAAAGAAAAGATGATTACGCGCTACAAGAAGGCTTATAGATGCACTGATGATGAGGCGCAGGAGTTATATGTCTTTGATACTAAGTATTGCGACAAGGATGAAGACACCAAAGCTTACCTCATCGACCACTGCGGCATGAAGAAGGAGAAGGTTGATGAATTATTCTATAAGTCAACTCGTCTGCTTGGTTTAGCAATGCCAACCAAGGTGTCTAAGGAAGTAACCGCAAAGACTAAGGCAGATCAAGCGTCCCGCACTAAGTTCATTGCGGAACGTATTGAAGCTGAATACAAGTTCTTATTCGGCGAGCTTGTTGCAGAAGATGAATCAACTCTTGAGTACAACTTGCCAGATGGCAAGCAGCTGACCATTAAGTTAGCAAAGCATAAGACTCCGAAGGTGGTTACCAAGGAAATTAAGAGACGCGGACTTGCTAAAGATGCAGAGGGCAAGCCAGTTCCTACTTCACCTACCGATGTTGAACTCAGATGCATGGCACTTGAGAATGTACTGAGAGAAAATCCTGAGTTATTCGTTGCGCTCTCTGTTGCTGGTTCTCAGTGCGGCTACGCAATGGTAAATGGGAAGTACCCATTCGGATCTGTGAAGATGACTCACCACAAGGATTGATTAAGTTGTTGTTGACAATCTTCACATTCTATGGTATAATATTTATATAAGGTAGGGGAAGGGTAATAAAAACCTTATGAATTACACTCAACAATGAAAATTCCCCAAAAGTCATTGTAGACAAACTAAAAATTCTATGTTATAATATAAATGTAAAAAATAAGGAGAATAACATCATGAAAAAGGTTACTAATGAACAGAGATTTGCAGAGGTAAAGGCTTTGGTTGAGGCGTCAAACGTTGAGAATCAGAAGGAGTTACTTGATTTCATCGACTCTAGAATCGAAGCTGAGGAAAAGGTAAAGGCTAGACGCGCCGCGCGCCCAGCTGTTAAAAAGGCTAATCCAGAAGTCGAAGCAAGAAAGGCTACTGTGCTTGCAGTTCTAACTGCTGATGAGATGACCTCTAAGGAAGTTGCTGAAAAGACTGGCTTAACTGCTGGTCAGGCATCTGCGGCTCTGGTTGCTCTTGCTAAGGCAGGTTCTATCACTAAGGTCGACAATGGCAAAAAGCCGAATACTTACAAGGTTAATGCCTAACCTTCACTGATCGGAAGTGCGCCCAGCGCGCACTTCCTCTCATCGCTTAAATAAATTGTTGTTGACAGACTCAAAAAAATATGTTATAATTATTATGTAAGGTAAGGAAAGGGAAAATTCCCAAAGAAAAAATCTTACAAAAAAATTATTGACGATTTCAAAATTATATGGTATAATGTACTTATAAGAAAGGGAAAGAGATTATAAAATCTCGAAAAGAAAATCATGGAAAAGACAGAAAAAATCACTAACACTAAGGGTTTACAGATGATTAAGGACTTCCTCACCGCTAATGGAAATACAGATGCTGAACTGGCAGCTTGGGTTGATGCAAAGATCGAACAGGATGCTCATGTTAAGGAGTATCGTAAGGCTCACCCAGTAGTCCGTAAGGCTGATCCTGAAGTTGAAGCTCGTAGGGCCGCAGTCCTTGCGGTTCTGACTGATGAACCAGCAGGTTCTAAGGATATCGCAGCTAAGGCTAACATCACAACTGCTCAGGCTATCGGCGCATTAACAGCTCTTGTTAAGGCTGGTAAGGCTGTTTCAGCAGACGGCGAGAAGAAGACTAAGGTTTACAGTCTCGCTAAGTAATTATCGGTCGATGCCCTTCGGGGCATTGACTCCCGCATTATCGAACTTGCCTTGACGTGGCAATGCGGCTACCCCTTCGGGTTCTAAAAGTTCGTTTGTATACTCTCTCTTTTGCTGGGAGTCGTTTGCCAGACGGCTCCCCATATGGTTGCATGATGATCGCCTGCTCGCGGCGCAACTGCTCTTCTACTGAGAATCATCAAACATCTGCTTGACAATCTTCAAAATCTATGATATAATATATATAGAAAGTGAGGGAGTTAACATGATAGACAAAAAAGTAAGAGCGAATAAAAGACGCGCTAGAACTGCTGTTCGTCACATGAATAAACAAATAGAAAAGGACGTTTACAAAGGTCGCTTCTACGCGGTTATCCATGAAAGATACGATAATAGGTATGAAGACCACAGTGGCGTCAATTCAGTGTATCGTGTTACTTTCCACGATAGAGCAAATGGTTACAGTGAAGAAGCATGGTTTGATCAGTATCACATGACTAATGCGGCAACCGGTTATAGTGATAACTTCTATCTCCATATGAATAACTTTATAGTCAACTCCGATTTCTGGAAGAATTATAAAGCTAATAAGTAATAAGCTGCCTCTTAGAACTTCGGGCGTTATAATTGAAAGAAACAGGTTCACGCACCCCTAAACCTCCACCTTTGCGGTAAACAGGAACTGCCGATCTCGTACCTCTATCCCGTGATTAGAGCAAAGCGCTACTTGTATGTTCCGCGAGTGAACATACCCATATTCCTACTTCTCTAGTGGTAAAATTAAAGGATAAACGGCCTGCGGCCGACTCGCGTTTTGGTGTTTATGCGAGGATAAAGAAGTAAACGCCGCTTGGATGAACGCTCACCAAGTATAAAGAAGAGAAAAGCTTGCTCGTAGAATTAGAAATTTTCCTCGCGAGTCTAAAGAGTGTCAGGAAAATTGCGCGCAACCGATCGGATTTAGCACCTTGGTAGTTTCCCACGCGAACTAACCCCTTGGGCTTCGGCCCCTGCTTAGGGAAAGCATATAACTCCTGTCTAGGTAGCTCCTAGGCAAGGGGATGGACACATGATGTAGCCTCCTCGTGGCGTGTCTGGATATCCAACTAATACATCAAGATTGCGGCAGACGGTTCATTGGCGCGCCCAAGTAAGTAACCGCGCAATCTATATGCTCTCATAGTAGACGCCTCCCCGTGGCGAGAGTGGACAATTTGGTAGCTCCAGACTAAACAAAGTTCTACAAATAATCCTTTGGTGAAAGACCCTGACGGTATACAGTGCGTGGCTGTGCATCTCCTCTTGTATGGGGAGAAGGTTTTGGTTCGATTCCAGACGTACCCAAAATACAAGGATTAAGTATCCATTACTGCAATGTAATGACATACTAACGCCTAGACTTCAGTTAGTGTAGCACTGTACGAAGTCAAAGCTTAAGCCACTAAGTCCCCAGACGTGGGGCGGTTCTCTCGTCAATACCTCTCTTAACCAAAAAGAAGAGTTGCGTACGCTTTAAATCCTGCGGCGGCAGGTTGACTTAGCTTTTCAAAGAGCAAAACTGACTTTCTACCGCTTTCAATAAGATAAGCGGGTGGCCGCAAGTTAGATACCTCCACGGGGTGCGGCTGGACTTGCTCTTGGGCGAGAGAACTAAATCTATCACAATCAAATCTTACCAGTCCTTACTGTTAGGATGGTTACACCAAAAGAACTTACTGGACATCGCGATGAAAGTAGGTTGCGGCAGAAATGGCGAATAAGCGTGGAGTCATGACCAGTGCAAATAAGCCTCGGCATACCTGAGAAGTATGTGTATTATGATTTGATTAGGACTGCATAAGAGAAGCCTCTATGCGGCGCAGTCTACTAATTCAAGGAAGCGGTTCGCCGCCGAAGTAGAAGAACCAATTCTCTAGTCGTAAATGATAATCCACTGGGATAATTCTACGTATATATCATTTACGCATACAACCTGCTTCGGCAGGTTTTTCCTGCGTGATAGACGCAGTAGTAAGACGGCAGCAAGGGCCGCAAAGGAGAAAACACATGAAGTATTTAGTAGGAACAAAGACATTTGACAACATCGAGGATGCAAAGAAGGCTGAAGTAGAAGCAGCCAAGAGCGCAGAACTCACAAAGAAGAAGAACGCAGAAAAGAAGGCGCGTGCGGCTGAGGTTGAGAAGGCGCAGAAGTCTGCTGAAGACGCAATCGATCACTACAATGAATTGAAGAATCAGTTCATCAAGGATTACGGCACCTGGTTCTCTGTTGAGACGCGCATTGATGACAAGCCAACCGATATCTTTGATTCAATTTTCAATTTTCCATTCTGGTTCTAATAGTTGACCTAGAGAGAAGCCTTGCGGCTTCTCTTTTTTATTGCGCCCATAGCTGGAAAAATTTCTGTATTCTGAAATGAGTACACAATTTTTTTTTGTGCAAAAAGCTTAAAAAAATTCTGTATTCTGAAAATGGTACACAAAATTTTTGGAGTAAATTATAAACTGCGGCGCAACTAAGAGATACAGTGTCCCGTCAAACGCGACAATTTTACGCGCATGTCGGCCACTTGTCAAGGAAATCTTGACCACTGAAACGGCAAAAAAGTCCAACCCGAAATGGCGGACTAGTGAGACTTCAAATGGTAGACAAATTTTAGAAAGTGTCCATCGCGCAATATCTTCTAAAATCAAAAATTGGGTGTACTCCTGTGTCAGATTTTTAACTAAAATTTTCCTCTCCGGGCAGTCTTTTGTCATGATTTTTGACTCAAAAAACAAGCTTTTTGCTTCCTATTTAGCGCTTTAAAAAAGCGTTTTTCCATTTTTCGAGTAAATACCCGTAAAAAAAATTTAAAGCTATATCACAGGTGTTTTTATTGAAATGCGGCGCATCCTGACATACCTGGCCGCACTCTTTGCGCAGGATTTTCAACCAGCTAAAAGCATAATGTTCTTCTGACATTACACAGGACAAAATTTTCTCTCCGAAAGTTGTTTTGTCATATTTTTTGACTCAAAAATCAAGCTTTTCGCTGAATTCTAGCTGAATAAGAAAGCGCTTTTTGCCCCTTCCTTTGGGAGAGTAGAGGGAAAAATTTAATTTGCTCTATTAGCATAAATATGTGAAAAAACAAGGGAAAAAGCTATAAAAATCACATAATTGGCAGTAATAGAAAAAAGACGTTGCGGGATAGGCAGTTTTTAGAAGAAATAGGATGGAAGGATGAGAAAATTGTAGGAAACTCGATGAAATTGTGGGGAAAATGTAAGAAACTCGACCAAATATGGGGGAAACCTGACTTTTTAGACAAAAATTAGGGAATGTCTAGCCGCAAATAGTGGAATAATGACTGAAGAATTGAACCCAATGATGGGCGTGCGCGCACTTTAAGATAAGCTAAAAGCATAGAGCCTTGCCGACGAAACACAGAGCAAATTTTTTCTCTCCGGAGGAGTCTTTTGTCCGATTTTTTACTATGAAAATTAAGCTTTTGGCTGATTCTGAGCAGCTTTAAATTTAGCTTTTGCCCTTTTTCGGATATTTACCCGTTTTTCTGAGCCTAAATGAACGATTAAGCTAAAATCATATCTAAAAACCGGAAGAAACAGTGCTACCAAAAGTGAAGATTTCCTGCAAAATGTGGGAGAAAAGTAGATAAAAAGTGGGGGAAGGACAGAAAAGTGTGTGAACAGGAGATCGACTCGTCATGTGGGATCTTAGTTGACATCTTAGTAGAAATTGCGCTCCGTGCTTTGGTAACAATACTATCAAGATCTCTAAAACTTCTCTGTTGACGTTTTTTACCTTTTATGGTATACTATATGTATAAAGAAAAGGAGAATACAATTATGACTCCAGAAGATGTACGTTATGGTTTATTTAGAAGAACTGAGATTTACCCAGACTATGTTGAGAAGCACTACAACACTGAGAATGTTGAAAGTGGAGAATCTTCTAACCTCGATATTCTCTACACCAATCTCAATGAGCTTGGTATTTTCAACGAATTCGGATCTAAGTATAATGTGTTATGTCCTATTGACCTACAGCATAGCGATTATGAGTGCATTAAGATGGCTCGCGCAACTTGCAAAGGATATTATCCTAATAGCAAGGAAGAAGATAATTCCTATGTGAGCAGAACTAATCAGATCTCTGAGTCTCACGAAAATGCTTTTGCTGATGGCTGGAAATATGAATTGAAGGAAGTTGTTAAAACTTCTCTCTACAATGCCGCTGAACTCGGAATGTCTGCTGAAGATGTAAATGCTATGGTGAGTAACTTTTTAGACGGAATGTCTAAAATGTGGGCTGAAAATGGGGACCTTTATATCTTTTTACTTAAAGATGCCCATGACGGAAATATTGGTATTTATGACGGTCGAATTGTATTTATTGATTACGGCGGAGTGGATGGTCTATTTGATAAAGACTATGTAGGTTTGTTTAATGCTGAGGGAGAGGAGCAGCTCTGTGATGAAGCAGATGAAGCAAACTGCTAAGGAGATTTAGCGGAGTCTTACTTGTTTGAAACGTTCCTTGCCGTCAAGCTTCCTAAATTGCTCAAGAGCTTCTTCTGAAAGATTCTCTTCTTTAAGGCACTCTTTTAGCGGGAAGAAATCAGCAAGTAATATCTCTTGAACCTGTTTGTAAACGCTGATCCGAGGCTTCCTTCTAAAAAGGGTAAGCCGATTGTGAATATCAGATTCGGAGACACCTGCCATACGACCAACTAGTGTAGGTCTTAGGTAGTACATGAGGACTTTCATATGCGCCTCACGTTCCGCATCTGTTAAATCTTTATTAGTTAACTCCTCTGCATGCACTTGGAGCATTTCCATGAGGTCGAGGAGGGCATTAACCTCATTCGGATAGAGATTGAAGTACATAGTTGATTCCAAGTCCTTCAATTCTTCTTCTGTTAAATCTGCGTGACGCCGCACATTGTGGATGACTCCTCTGTCGACACCTATATAATCTGCTACTCTTTGGTGTCTGAAGTATCCCAGTATCACTTTATATGAAAGCAAACGTTCAGTTTGCGATAAATTTAGTCCCATGTTAGTTTTTAAGCTCCTTTTCCTCTCTTACATACTAATTATAGCATATTTTTTAAAAATTGTCAAAAAATGTGCTTATTGACACTTTGCGCGCACTATGATATAATATAATAGAAGGAGATAAAACTATGAAAAACAGTGTTGATGTAAATATTGAAAAGAATTTCTATGGGTTTTGCACTCTCAAAATCCAGAAAACTGAGCAGGAAGATGGAATGCCGCAACAGGGCATAACGGTAACACTCTCAAGTTTAGGGAACGCAGAGCTGTCTTCAGAAGATTTCTTTGAGGCAACTATCTCGACGGCAGATGAACAGGCAGAATTTGAAACAAGTGACCAATGGTTAGCAGACGATTTACTCACTGGAGACTTCATTCTGGTAACTTCTATTAGAGTTATGGTAGAAAGAAAAGGCCGCGATCTGAGTCTTGCTGTCGGGTATAGGGAAGGAAGACATAATTCACAATTCACTATGCTTACCTTTAGTGCGGAAAACTGTAAGGATAATGGGAACATCTATATCAGTAAACCTGCGGATAGGAACGTTTGGGAGATTGAGACTCTATGAGATTTAAGAAAATACGAAGCAAAGACCAGTGGCTCTCTGAAGATGGTATATATCGCTATGACCTTTGTGCCATCAGTGGCGAGCCAGAGAAGTGCTATTACTGCTTCAAGTTGATGAATGGGAAGTATGTACGGTCAATGTTCTATTTTGATAGAGTCGAGGAAGCCAAGGGGTTCATCGAAAAGGACGCCTTGATTGACTATGACCGCATTCAAACCACTGCTGATGCGAACTGCTTAGGACTAGATTGGAACTGGGTAGTTTGGGGAAGGATACTGCCAGATGAAAGTATACACAGTTGATAAGCCAGAGGGCGAAGATTTTGAGTCGTTCCCTATGATAGATGACTTCGAGGGAGAATGGTGTCATTTTATTTTGCGGAAATATCCTTCAGGTATTTACCCATATATCTTATATTTGATAGACCACAGGGATAACCGCACCTTCTTCTTTGATTTTCAACAGGAGCCATCAGAGGAATGGTTAGAGTTACACTTCAGATCGATGCACTGCTCTAGGTATTTCTCAAGGTTACCGATTAGAACCCTCTAATGTGGTTGCCGCAGATTTTTGTTGACCTCTGCGGCTTTTTATGTTATAATTAATATATAAAAGGAAGGAATTACATCTTATGAAAAAGAATAAGTGTTCAACGCTTCTGTTATCAACCAACAATGTTTTTGACTATCATAAGGAAGTAAAGGCCGCCGCATATAAGTGGCTTTATGAGGGAACTGATTTTACTTATTTTGATACTTTTGTAGAGTTTGTGAATTACGTCTGTGAAGATATGCAAGAGGAAGATGCCATTGTCGGAGAAGTAGATGACAACATGACTGGTGCGGCGCGTCTTTTTGGGAACTTTGAACTTCTTGCCGAAGCTTGCTATAACCTTGATCTCAACTGGCGCGATATCCGCGAAGGTGAAGGATACATGTCAAGGATGGTTGCGCAATATGCCTATGATGGGATTATGGACGGAATTATTGCAGACGTAGTTAATAGTGGAGTTGCAAGAACTTTTTGGAACTCTACTGAAGATTTGAACGAAGAGAACAAATATGAATAATTTCATCAGCAGGCTAAAGAAAATTTTCTCAATCGAGCATTGTCTAACCGCATTAGCAGCTTATAGTTTAGGTTTACTTATCATTGCTATAACACTTTTAGTCATAGCACTATTTAAAGTCATACTTTGTTGAAAGGAGATGCCACTTCCAGAACTTTATAAAGAGCAGTACAATTTAAGAATCCAACCGCAGAAGAGGAAGAACAAATTTCTTCTTACTTAAAGTCTATTAGTAAAAAATCAGAAAAGGAAGTAATATAATATGAAGATAATTTATGCGCCAAGAGGAACTGGCAAAACAACCGAAATGATTTACGAAATATTCCAGAAACAAAAGGAAGGTTATAATTGCTATTTAATTTGTACAAATTCAATGAATAGAAATTCGATTGAAGCCAAGGCTAGAGAGTTATCTATGCCATTTCAAAATAAACCATTATTAGCAGAAACTTTAATGCGGCAACTCTATGGAGAAGAACCTTTAAATAAGGCACTTAAGGAAGAAAACGTATTATTCTTTATTGATGATGCGGAAAATTTTATTCAATCAATCTTACCAAATAAGTGTCAGATGATTACGTTGAGTCCGTCTGATAAAGTAGATGGTAGTCTTAGTTCTGATTACGATATTATTAATACCTCTTTAGATAGAATCAAAAAAGTCCGCGCACAGAAAATATTTGCAGCCAATAGTTGGTATTTCGAAAAAAAGCGGAATTAGTAGATGTCGCCAGTGTACTCACTTTAGGAAGGTTTTGAAATTATTGAATTTTCAGATTTAATTAAAGAGGAGAATATTATGAAATTCAAAGTAGGTGACAAGGTTAGAGTTAGAAGTTGGGAGAGTATGGAAAAAGAATTTGGAGTAGACGAGTGTGGAAACCTTAAAGGAAATACAGGTTTCTGTAGACAAATGGCAGATTTCTGTAATACAGTTCACACTGTTACTAAAAAGTGTGGTGGCGTTGATGGTAATGCAGATTATTTTCTTGATGTAACGGACTGGTATTTTGACGAAAGAGTGTTAGAGCCCACTAAGCAAGAAACAAAAGGCAATCAAGGGACGAAATGCAGTTCTTGTAAGATATGCGCGCCGGCACTCTAATTTGTAGGGGTCTAGGGAATGAAGAATGGAACTGCTCAGCCCCACATGGCGCGGGTCGCGCAATGAGTAGAACAGTTGCTAAGGCAACAATTGATCTCAATGCCTATAAGGAGCAGATGGAAGATATTGTTACTACCTCTGTTTCTGCCAATACTTTAGACGAAGCCCCAGATGCCTATAAGGACGCCGCAGAGATTGAAGAATTAATCGCGCCTACTGCGGAGGTTCTTGATCACTTATATCCTATTTATAATTTGAAGGCCGACAACTAATTGGCGCCGCTGCTTTATAGATTTCTTAGATATTGAAAAAAAAGGGGGGGGGCGAGCGGAACAGGGGGGTATCTTTTCCCCATTCTTTGAACCCATTTTGCGGCCCCTGTTGACTTTTCTTCTCTTTTGTGTTATAATATATATATTAAAGAAAGGAGAACTAAAATGTCCTGTTATGATTATGAAAGCTCCATGATTTCTAATATTGTTTCATACTTTCACTCTAATTATGATTCTCTTGAAGATTACGCGGCTCGACATGAACTTCCAAAAGATCCATCTGCCAATGAGGTTATTGCCTCTCTCTACGATGAATTAGAATCGCTCGATAACATTACTGGAGGTTATTCTTACTATTTCTCTAGGGAAGAGGATGCCGCAGAAGCTGTTGCTTCTAACATTCCTTTACTTTTTGAAGCTGTTGAAGCACTAGAGATTTCTCCAGACGAAGATGTTCGGATTGATGATTCTTTCATTCGTCAGTACTTGCTTAAATCTTGTATTGAGTTAGCTCTTGCTGATCTTTCTTGAGTTACCTGCTTCGTAATTAAAGGAGGAAAACATTATGACGAGGAGTCGGAACTTTATAGCTACTCCACCCGGTGCCACTATAAAAGAACAATTAGAGAACCGTGGTATGAGTCAGAAAGAATTTGCTTCTCGAATGGGTATGTCAGAGAAGCATGTGAGTCATTTAGTCAACGGTGAAGTCCAGTTGACACCTGATGTTGCGAATCGACTTGAGATGGTTCTTGGACTACCAGCAAATTTTTGGAACAATCTGGAGGCAATTTATAGAGACAAACTTGCGAAAGTGGAAGTTGAAAACTCTATGGATAAATGAGATATCGTATCAGCGATAAAGGAGAAAGACAATGGAAAACAAAAGAATATACATAGTTAATGGTGAAAGCGGAGAATATTCTGATCACGAAGAATGGATTGTAGGTGTTTTCGATAATAAGCGCGGCGCAGAAGAGTTAAGAGACAAAAAGATCAAAGAGGATAAAGAATTAAAAGAAAAATATGAAATAGCTCAGCGCTTAACTTGGGGTGAGATAACAGAAGAACAAGCTGGTATGAAAAAGGACGAAGTTTATAATTATTTGTTCTTTAAAGAATCTTATTTTTGTGTTGTCTCCTTCGCTTTGAATGTTGAAGATGTTGTAAGAAATGAAGAGGAAAAAGGAAGATGAAAAAATCTGATTTAAAGCAGAATATGGTTGTGGAAATAAGAAATGGCAACAGATCTTAAAAAATCATCAACATTAGCAAATTGATAAAGATGCTTTTTCAGATTGGAACTTAAAGTTTTAGTTTACTAAAGAGTCTGGTTGACAGGCTCTTTTTTTTTATGATATACTTTAAATAGTAAAAGAAGAATTAACTTTAGAGAGAGGGCAATAATATATACGCTTCTTGATGTTCCGCTTTTGTTAGGGTTCCACCAGATATGCGCTCCGTTATATCTTCAACATCTAAAAGCAACATATAGAAACCATCAACCTCTCGTGGAAGGAGCGTACGCTGAGGCCACACCCCCCTTCGACTCACCTCTCTTAATGAACTCTTTCTTATAAGCATACACACCTCTATAAACACTTGCGCGCACTTGCGCGAACGCAATTTATTTTTCTATCTATATATATTTTACCATCTTTTTTTGGAAGAGTCAATTTTCTGCGACAGGAATCGCGCTCCGCGCGCTTCCTTTGACCTTTTACTATTGCTGTGATATTATAAAGTTGAAAGGAAATATACTATGCTAATGTATTTTACAAAAGGAACAACCGAGTCTTCAGTTACCTATGAAGATCTCCCTTTAGTTAAGGAATGGACAACTAGCTTTTGCGACTTTACAGCCCGTTCTTTTGAAGACTATATCGTTGTTTACATGATTGATTATAGAACTAATAAGACTTATTTCTTTGATTTCTTGGAGTTGAAATCGGAAGAGTGGTTTGAAAAGCATTTCCGAAGTGTTCATTGTTCGCGCATATTCTCAAGAACCCCTAGAACCCCTAGACTCCCTATAGTTCATCAAAATTCGGCAAAATAGAACATTGCCGAATTTAGATAAAACGCGGAACAGTCTTCTAAGGGCCGCAATCTCTCTTCTATCTTCCTTCCTCCACTCCTCCTCTGCTGACGTCTGGCGCGAGCGAAGCGAGCTAGGGTAAATAGATGGCGAAGCCATCTCTTTACAAATGCGGCAGGCGCATATCAAAACTACCCAGTAGTTAGCAGAGGAAGATCTGCGCAGCAGATCTTGCTCTAAGGGAAAAAACTGAGCCAACGGCGAAAGTTTTTTCAATAGAGGAAGAAGCAATACAGAAGAAAGACCGCATATCTACCATTACACTGACTCCTAGTTCCTCTCATAGACACTAGAAGAGAAACAATAGAGCCATAGAAGAAAAAGAAGAAGAAGAAAGATATGCGCCACTATGTTAGGATTTTATCTATCCCCTCTGCATGAACTAAGAGGATAAGGGATAGTCATGACCTTTGGATGGATTAGATAATCCGTTTTTCTGGAATATTTGAAACCGCCCTAGGAGAAAAGTGCCGAAGGCACTTTTCTCCTAAGGAAATGATAACGAATTTGGAAGAAAAAATCGTTAGATTTTTTCTGGAAAATGAGTTATCATTTCCTTTACTTATACTGTCAAGTTTTTGCATTAAAAACGCTTTTTGGTTGATTTAAAGCATAAATAAAAGAGCCTTTTTTCAGGGAAAACCCTATAAATTTCCCTCGAAATGCTCTAATTTCGCAGTGCAAATTTTTGACGATTTCTAAAAAATATGATATAATTATTTTAGATAAGGAGGAAAGATTATGATTGAATATCAAAAGATAGAAACTCCATTCCGCAGAGCGGAAGATGGGACTAAGAGGTTAATAGAGGGCGCATATCGTTCTGAGGAACTTGAGTTTATTAAAGACTTGCCATTCTGTTGCACTGAAAAAATTGACGGAACTAATACCAGAGTTATCTGGGATGGGCATCGAGTATCTTTTGCGGGACACACTGACAGGGCGCAACTTCCTTCTAATCTAGTTTTCTACTTGACTTCTACTTTTGGAGACTCTAACACCGAGGAACTCTTTGAGCAAGTCTTTGGCTCGACTCAGGTTATTCTCTTTGGAGAAGGTTATGGGGCGAAGATTCAAAAGGGTGGAGGAAGATATTTACACGACTCTTGCGGCTTTGCGCTCTTTGATGTATATTTCCCTGAGGGCGACCTATACCTTTCTCGGCAGGATGTTGAAGATGTTGCCACTAAATTTGGTATATCTGCGGCCCCAGTTGTACTTCCTTCTGCGACACTAGCTGAAGCTATTGCTTTTGTCAAGACAAAGCCTACTTCTCTTGTTGCTGAGGATCCTTCTTTAGTGATGGAAGGCCTTGTCTGTAAGCCTATTCTTGAATTGCGTGACCGCAGAGGGCGCCGCATTGTCACTAAGGTTAAAGTTTGTGACTTCTGCGAGAAGTGATTAATTATAAGGACAAGCGGGACAATTAAGAAATCATTCCTTCTACAAATATTTCTAACCATGACCGCATCACTATATATCTTAACTAAAAGGAGAAAAAATATATGAAATTTCTTGAAGACTACGACTCAGATCATTGCTTCTCTGAGGACGAAATAGAAGAACTGGTTTGTGATCAAATCTACCACAACGAGCCTATTGAAATTGTTGATACAGACTATTCTGAAATGCTTGATCGTTGGACTCGTAATGTAACTACCACCTTCAAGGTCAAAGATAGATATTTTAGAGTCAACTGGGCACAAGGCTTAACAGAATACCAAGAGAACTCTTACTGGGACAAGATTGATGAAGTTATCCCGCACACTGAAACAAAAATGGTACAAACTACTACAACCACATGGGAAGTTGTCAGAAAAGCGATATAAACTAAAGGCTAATGCGGCCACCCTATATAGAAAGAGGAAAGATAAATATGCAAATTTTAGAGATGGATAATGGAGAAGGAACCCTCGTTGTAAGACTAAGTGAACATGAAATTGCCATCATGGATAATACCTTCTCCGGCTTAGTAGGAAATGAGACCGCAGTGACTCAGACTTCCCTCAGTTAACAATGGACTTTGCGATCGCGCATGAGTAAGTATGGTAGACTAGGCTCTTTTACTTTGAATAGAACTATCAAATTTCATCTACTAAAAGGAGAAAACCATTATGAAATTTCTTAAAGATTATGACTCAGACCATGAGTTTACAAAAGATGAATTAAAAGAACTAATTTATTGCCATCATTATAAAAAAGAACCCCTTGAACTTGTGGATGAAAATTTCAGTTCAGACCTTGGTCGTTGGACTCGTTCAGTAACTACTATACTAAAAGCTGAAGACAGGTATTTTCGCTTCACTTGGGAGCAGGGTTTAACGGAACACCAAGAGAACTATTTCCCTTTTAATCCGGTTGAAGTAGTAAAAAAAGAAGAAACAAGACTTGTAACTGTAACACGTTGGAGAGAAAAAAATGAAAACAACTGGTAGAATTAAAACATCCTTCATCATCAAGACCTTTGCGGTTTTAGTTGTTGCTGCAATCATTATCGTAGTTCCTCCTGTCATTAAGATAAAGAGTGAAGAATAATTGAAGAAGAAGAATAACATTAAATGCGGCCTGTGGTAGATAATTCCAGAGTGATTGTAGATAATTATAATAATATTATATTTGTATCCGCAAAAGATATAAAAACATAATGAAAGAAATAGGAGAAAAATAAAATGGAAAAAACAGATTTACAGAAGAAAAGAGATTGTTTAGATTTCCTATATCATATCAAGTATAATCTTGCAGAAATTAGTCATGATGATTTTAATAATGGGATAGATGAAACGATCGGATATATTTTAAATTCACCAGTTGTATATAATAATTTCCCTTTTCCCACTGCGCCACTAGAGACACCAAAGGTAGTGCCTGTTTGGGGTCCATCTAAATTCACATCTACTTGTAATAATAGTAGCGCCGATGCAACTTTGATTAAGAAGGATAATACAACTTCTACTACAAGAACTCCGACAGACTTCGTAGATGACTTTCACTCTCAACTAAAAGTAACGAGCGAAAAAAATGTCAAGTAATGATAAAGACGAAGAATCTTTAAAAAGATATTATGAGCTTTATGATGAAATTGAGGATAGTATAAAAGAAGCCTACAAAAAAGGCGTATATTTGGGTTCGTTATCTCAGATTAAAGCCATTAAAAATGGTGTCGCACACATCTACGGAGAAGAAGGGAGCATATCGGTTAAAGATTTAAATACTATTTTAGACAATACCTACGACAGCCTTAAAGATCTGTCTGAGAAGGCGCAAGAGGAGAATGAGAAAAAAGATTTTTCTCATTTAAATTAAATTCCTTGACAAATGTTAAAAAATATGATAATATATAATTATGAGGAAAAATAAATGATAAATTTGACTCAGATTGATATGGATGCAATTATGACTTCCCACAATCAAAGTGTAACTTTATTATATTCTATCCTTAACAAGAAAGAAATAAATGGAGTTTGCACATTAAAGACCAAAGAATTAGCAGAATTAGCAGGAGTATCAAAATCTAGCATATTAAGGCAACTTGATAAATTATCTTCTCTTGGGGTTATAAAGAGAGACCATACCACGATAAATGAACCAATTATTATTTGCCATTGCGCGGACAATGGAGAATTTAATTATACCCCGATCCCAGATGAGGCATATAATAAAATTGTCTCTGGCGAGTATAAAAATAATGCAAGTTCATTGCTAGTGATATATTATAGACTAAGAAATCTTTATATCTTATCAAGATTAAATCCTGTTAAATCTACTCTTCACCCCAAAGTTTCAACTTTAGCAAAACTAAGTAATTATTCACACACTACTGTGAGTTACTATTTAGATGCTTTAAGAGATTTAGGAGTAATATATTGCACAAGATATTCTGCGCGCTGGCCGCTGACGTATGTATTTGTTAATCCTCAATATTTTGATGTAGCCGCTAGAAAGTTTAGAGAGTGGAAATATGATTATAAAACAGAAGAAGAAGGAGACAGTCAATATTTTATACAAAGATTGGCCGAGCAAGTTCATTATTGAATTTCCAGCAGATTTAATTATTGCAATGGAAGGTATGTTAGAAACTGATGAAGAAGCCGCAGAGTGCCTATTAACTTGTGCAAAGATGCAGGGCGGAACTTCTGAAGGGAAATCTTCAAATGAGAATATTCAAACTATCCTTGACTGGTATAGAAATATTCTGTATGAAGATGACGATACAGACATGAAGAAATATGCCGATAAAGTTCGGTATGCGCGGACAGCTCCAGATTTAATGGTTGCTCAGGTCTACAAGAAGGAGATAGTTTGATGTTAAAGTTACAAGCTTTTATTATGACTATTATTGTTATTGGCGGATTATTAGTAATGGTTTTTGCTTTAGCAAAGGCGGCTTCTTTAGAAGACGAGCGCAGAGAAAGAGATTACCAAGAATATTTAAAAAGACGTCATGACTTAAAGTGATCCAGACTTTTTTGTCGTGGGGCATAGGAGGAAAATGACAAAACGAGAAAAATGCTTAACTATCCTGTTAGCAGTAGTTATCTTTATAGGAATAGTTACTACATCAATCACCTACAAGGCAAATAATACACTACAAAATAAAAATGAAGATATTGCAGCACAAAACGCTGCTTTAATCGTAGAAAATAATGATAAAAATGAAACTAATAAACTACTTTGTGAAAAAAATGTTGCTCTTATAGCCGCACAGGATGATTTGAATACACAGATTGACACACTAAACCAACAGATTGAGGATGAAGCCGCCAAGAAGGCCGCAGAAGAAGCTATACAGGCTGCTCAAAGTTCTGTAACGCAGTCTACTTATACGATAGATTATAGCGGCGCAGTTCTTAACCCGTCTAATGGTTCTATTATCGGGCCATCTGGCAAAGAAACTTACTATAATCTTGATATGAGTGGGGTTGTTAGAATTATGAGAAATATGGGCTATTCAGCAGAAGAATATCCATATTGGGTAAGATCGGATGGCGCGAAGATGCTTGGCAGCTATGTTATGGTTGCGGCTAATCTTAATCTGCGGCCTCGCGGTTCGATTGTTTTATGTTCTTTAGGGGAAGCAATCGTAGCAGATACGGGTGGTTTTGCTGAGGGTAATCCAACTCAACTAGATATTGCAACGGCTTGGTAAAAGTTTTAGAGAAAACCACTTGACAAAATTTTAAAAAAGTAGTATAATATATATAGTAAAGGAAGGAAAACCTTATAAACCCATGCACTAGTTCTCCGTAAAAGAGTTTTGCGGCGTCAGCGCCATCTTTAAACGACAGGCGCAAGTGAATAGAAGTGACGTTCACAAATTGTAGTTTTACTACGTGTATCGGTAAGTCATCAGCAGAACCGAAGTTCAGATTGAAACAAAAGATGACAGAAAGTGTTTCTTGACACTTTCATAGATTTATGATAATATTATATAGTAAGGAAAGAGTTTTCTTCTTTAATATTATCTCTTATCGCGGAGTGGAGCAGTAGTAGCTCGCTTGGCTCATAACCAAGAGGTCGCCGGTGCAATTCCGGCCTCACGCAACTATACGCTTATAGTCTAATTGGATAGGGCATGCGCCTTCTAAGCGCATAATTAGAGTTCAAATCTCTATGAGCGTGCTATGCCGGCTTAGATTAACGGTAGACCAACTGCCTTGTAAGCTGTAAATGTGAGTTCAACTCTCCCAGCCGGCTTATTATCTTCTCTTATAGTCAATTGGATAGACGGCTTCGCTACGAACGAAGAGGTTGAGAGTTCAACTCTCTCAGAGAAGGCTTATATAGGAGTCGTCCAACGGCAGGACGGCAGTCTCCAAAACTGCTTATCGAGGTTCAAATCCTTGCTCCTGTGCTACGTCTGGAATAGACCGTCTAACATCTAGGATGATTCGGTCGCGACGTTTAAAAAATCAGCTGTCTCCGGCGCTATCAATAATAGCAAGGGACGCGGGTACTGCGATAGTGCTTAATATTGGCTCTTAGTTCAATGGTAGAACTCCTCCCTGTTAAGGAGAGTATAAGTGTTCAATTCACTTAGAGCCAGCCATGTTCTATTCGTATAATGGTAGTACATCTGCCCTCCAAGCAGATAGCATCGGTTCAATCCCGATATAGAACTCTTTAGTGATTTAGCTCAAAAGTAGAGCAATCGCCTGATAAGCGGTAGACATAGGAGCATTACCTATAATCACTACTATTCGGCATGTGTCGTAATTGGTAGGCGAGCAAGATTACAAGAATTATTGTGATATTACTTTACCAATTTCTATAGAGTTTTTATAGAAAAGGAGTTAGTCATCGTGGCATATATTTATAAAATAACAAATTCAATTAATGGCAAAATTTATATCGGAAAAACTCTGGGCACGATAGAAAAAAGATTTAAAGAACATTGTCAAGATTATAAGAAATGTCGGATGGAACACCGGCCTCTTTATTCTGCCATGAACAAATATGGTGTTGAAAATTTTTCAGTTGAAGAGGTAGAACAATGTGAAGATTCAGAAGCTGAAGAAAGAGAAATCTATTGGATTAGTCGATACGGCTCTTATGGAAATGGGTATAACGCAACAAAAGGCGGGGATGGAAAACCTTATATTGATAGAGATCTTGTTATTAAAACTTATAAAGAAGAACAGAATATAAGAAAAACAGCCACGAAATTAGGAATATCTACAGATAGCGTTCATGATATATTAATTCAAAATAATATTCCGATAAAAAGTAGTGCAGAAATTCACGCAAAACCAATTAAAGTTAAAGAATTAGAAAAAGAGTTTTCCTCTGTAGTTGAATGTGCTCAGTGGTTGATAGATAACAACTATACAAGAACCAAAAAAGTGGATAATGTAGGGAAAAAGATAAGTGAGTCTCTTACTGGATATAATAACAAAACAAGCTATTTGGGTTATCATTTTGAATATTTATAGGAGCATTGCCCCACACCTCCACTTAATATTAGGTCATCGTTTGATGGTAGGACTCTATGGCTTCGGCCATCGGTATCTAGCAAAACGGGCTTTAGGCTAACTGCGAAAATGGTTACAAATTATAGACAATTAATTTAAAAATGATAAGATAATATTGAAAGAGGAAAATAATATGGAAAATGAAATCAAAAAATTGAATGAAGCTATCGAAACAATACGGAATTGTTGTGAAAAACAAGATAGATGTGATAATTGCTTGATTGGCAGAAATAATGGTATCTGTAAATTAACAGAAATATCGCCTAATGCATGGGAGCCTATTAAGCCAGAACCAATCTTAACGCAGGAAGAACATGATTATCTAAAAACCGTAATCAGTCAAGCAGATAGAAAAATAATTTCAATTTGCAAACTATATAACGCCAATCGTGAGAACATTGATATTGAAACAGAAGGCGGAGAAAATATTCTTCTATTTCCTTTTGATAGAGGGACTAAGTTCATTGGCATGAAAAGAGAATGTGATTATACACCAAAGGAATTAGGACTATAAGAAAGGAGAATAACATGGAAGATTACAAAGTTAGATTTGTGAAGGAATATAAAGATTTAGATGATAAGTACCAGAAATTACATAAGATGCTTGTTAAATATGATGCGGGAAAGTTAGAGTTTACACCTACATGCCCAATTGATTTATTGAGAAAGCAGGCATCAATCATGGGGCAGTATTTATATGTGCTTGAAACTCGTGCCCAGATTGAAGATATTAAATTGAGTAAGTAATTAAATTGTTCGTGGCGGAATAGGTAAACACGGGTGTCCAGTGAGCACCGCATAGAGCTATCACTCTAATTAAAGTTGAAAAAGCAATGACTATGCTTGTAAGGTGCAAATCCTTACCGAACAAATTGCCGCATGTAATAGATGGCAGTGCCATCTGACTGAATAAGCCTGCTTGTTCTTTTATTTACTAAGCGGCACTCCATCTGTGGAGGATTGTGCACGATCAAACAGAAGAGGTATAGCTCAAGGGTAAGAGTCAATATGTCAGTTCGAGTCTGGCTGCCTCTAATTTCATTGTCCTGCCAAGTGTAGGAACGATACCAGAAAGACGTAGGTAATTCTTCCGTCTTTTGTCCTCATTTTTAAAAGAGAAAGCTTGACAATCTCCTAATATAATGATATAATATATACATAAACAAAGAAAGAATTAAATAAATTTAAAATCTTGCGCGGCTGTCCCAACTGGCAGAGGAGCCTGTCTCAAAAATAGGTTATTGTAGATTCGAGTTCTACGTCGCGCACTACTCCTTGGATGTTGCAACTGGCAGACAAAGTGGACTTAAAATCCACTGCGAGAGCGTGTGAGTTCGAACCTCACTTCAAGGACTTATCAAATTGCCAATTTAGCTCAATCGGTAGAGCAACTACTTCGTAAGTAGGAGGTTAGTGGTTCAATTCCACTACTTGGCCTTAGCGTAGCATAACGCTATAAAATATGCAATTATTGGAAGATTAGCTTAATAGGATAAAGCACTCGGCCCATAACCGATAGACTAAAGATTCGATCTCTTTATCTTCCACTATCTCTGTGTAGGTTAATGGTAGACCACTCGGCCTGGGACCGAGAGACGAATGTTCGATTCATTCTGCGGAGACTGCTTCAAAATTGTGGAGGTCTTACAACGGCTAGTAAGTCTGTTTACCAAACAGATAATATCGGTTCGATCTCATTACTCCACAAGTTATCGGTTGCTGGCGGAACTGGCAGACGCGTTAGCCTTAGAAGCTAATGTTGAAAGACGTGGGAGTTCAAGTCTCCCGCAACCGACTATGCAAACTTGGGTGAGTCTGGTTGAAACCAACGGTTCGCTAAACCGTCCTACGATTATTCGTAGCGCGAGATCGAAGCTAGCAGTTTGCGCTATTTGCTGCGGTAGACGAATGGTTAAATCGTATTCCTCTCAAGAATAAGATTTTGGGTTCAAGTCCCAATCAGAACATTATATATACGCATAGTTCAATGGTAGAACGAGCGCCTGATAAGCGCTAAATCCAAGTTCAATTCTTAGTGCGTATACTATACTTTCTTAAGAAAGTAGTTAATTCAAAACTAGAACGGTTAGCCAAGCGGTAAGGCATAGGGCCGCAACCCCTAGATCGTGAGTCCGACTCTCACTCCGTCCTCCATCTGGTGTCATTGGCGCAAAGGTAGCGTGGATGTCTGTGAAACATCTTATTCAAGTTCGATTCTTGAATGACACCCTTATATCCTCACAGGACAAAGGAGAGTGCATAGGTCTTCTAAACCTACAATCAGAGTTCGAATCTCTGTGGGGATACTAAAATATCGTATGAAATAGTTTGACAAAGTTTATGGTTTATGATAGACAGGAGAGTCTTATGTCAGAAACTTATGATTATGAACAGGCAGTAAAGAATGATATCTTAGAGTATGTAAAAGATAATATTGATTTTGAGGATTATGATACTTTTAATGACCTTGAAGAATATTTAAACGATGAAGTAATAAATGAAGATAGTATCACAGGCAATAGTTCTGGTTCTTATACTTTCAACACATATCAAGCAGAAGAATATCTATGCCATAATCTAGATTTGTTATTTGATGTATTGAAGGAATTTGAAATGGATGGAAGTGTCCTCATCAAAAAAGGGGCAGAATATTGCGATGTTGCCATTCGTGTATATTTATATCCACAATGTCTTGGAGCGGTTCTGGTTAAGATTGAAGATGAGTATAACAAGGCGCATGAAAAAGACTAATTCTTCCCATTCAATAGCAGTATTCTGTATTTAAAAATAAAAATAGCATATTTTGGTATAGTTTAGTAGGTAAAACGGTCGGCAATCTCATGTTCGAGCCATGATACCAAAATTTATGGACACTTAGCTGATACGGTTATAGCAGAGGTTTGAAGAGCCTTGGAATTTGGTTCGACTCCAAAAGTGTCCACTTGACAATTTTTAAAAAATATGTTATTCTTATTAAAGATTCTTATATTCGTATAGTTCAACGGTAAAAACAGGCTCCTGATAAGGGCCAGTCGAAGGATCGTCCCCTTCTGGACGCACTAATTAACCCATAGAAAGGTAATTATTATTATGAACAACAAAGAAAAAAATCTTGAAACTTTAGCTCAATTTGCCCTCGAAAATAAAATAATCGCACTAAAAGATGGAAAACTAGTTGACTGCAACACTTGTAACTGTAGTGATTGTTCTTTTTACCCCGAACCTGGCGTAAGTGAGTCTTGTAGGGATGTTCAGAAAAGATGGGCAGAATCTGAATGTGAAGAATATTCTTTACTAAATAAGCAAGAGAAAGATTTCTTACAGTTCCAATGTGACCATTTAACCCCTGCGCCAGCCTTCATTGAAAGAGTTTATTTGAACGTGACCGGCGAAATGTTGGAAATTAAAAGTGATACCAATAGACCAATCGCTGTTTTCTATGGCACAGAAGGAATGTATCAAAATCTTATACCATGGTGTAGATATCCTCTTGGAAGCCTTGGACTGAAGTCTCGGGGGGCAAAGAAGTAATATGGAAATTGATGATATAATTTCAAATGTCCATGTTTACGGATTAGAAGAATCTATTCAAGGCTCTAAATTTTCTTACTTAACAGACCTTTCAAAAGCAACCCCAGAGATTACTAAGACGGTTAAAGCTCTTGCAAATTCTCCTAAAGGATGCGGTGAAGACCAATTTTTAACTGGAATAACCGTAATGTTCGATCTTTGCTTTTCCAATAAGGCGTGGGTAGAATTTGAAAGATACCGTTTTGCAAATTTTGTTTCCTCTCAGTCTACAATGCACAGAATTACTTCTTTTGATCTTGATACAAGTTATATGAAAGAAGTTGATCCGCGCATCATAGAAATTATGAGAGACAAAATTGCTAAATATGAAGATCTTCTTCAAAAATCAGATTTAGCTGAAACAAAAGAACAAAAAGAACTTTATGGAAGAGAGTTAAATGAGAAATATTTAGAGATTCTATATTCTAATCCTGCGGGTTTCCGTTTGACTGCGCGCATAGTTACTAACTATAGAGAATTAAAGACTATTTATTCTCAAAGAAAAAACCATCGTTTACCAGAGTGGAGAATTTTTTGCGAGTGGGTAGAAACACTTCCGGAAAGTGAATTAATTCTTTCAAAAATTTCTTGACTCATTTTAAAAAATATGATATAATTATTATATAAGTTAAGGAAAACTTAATTTATTAATAGAAACGACAAAAGAAGCTGGCGCAAGCCAGTCGGGCAATGATTGAGATACCTCTACGTGGTATTGCCTAGAAATTATGACTTCGGTCAATAAGCTAAATTCTCAGCGGCTAGTCTTCGTAGCCGTAGCCAAGGATAACCCCAGTAATGGGGCCAAAGCAAAGTTCAACGTGCTTTGCGAGTGTAATGCTTCCACAGAAAGACTCTATATTATGCGTAGTGCTAGCTATAACTTCGTGCAGATTTTATAGTTATTAGAGCAGTTATCGGTTCGTAGCCGGTAAATAAGTATAGAAATATACGATTACGGATAGAGGTTGTTCGTGCAAAGTTCGTCAAACTTAAGTGCGGGCTTCATTATTTGCAACGAGTCGATTGAAACATCACTTGTAAACAGCAAATAAACTGAGTAGGTGACGCGAAAGGAAGGCGGTGTTGGTTGGATCCACTCCAAAAGAGTGGGATACCGAACGAGCACCACATCGACTAATAAATCGTTATTACGCGAAACTTTTATGAAAATATGAAAAATCAATTGGATATTGAAAAGTTTTCTAACAAAAGCAAAAGCGTGCTCGACTATATTCTGACATATCGACTTATTCTGTTGTAACATACAGATGCTACTAGCTCGCAAGGTATAGGGCAAACAAGTACAATTACTAATTTAACTTAGGTGGCGGGAGCTATCGAACCCTTCCAAGGGGAGCTGTTAGGAAAGGAAAGTTATCTGAGGATATAGTAAGAGTTTGCTGGTTTTCACAAAACCAGTGTCGATACTTACTACAATTGTAAAACAGTTGTGTGAAATTGCGCGGCCAACCGAGCAAGGATGTAAGTAAATGAAGGTCAATTTTCTCAGCCTAAGTCGCCTAGCAGGTGCGATAATCCTGCTAAACTGTCTGTCTTAGTAGATAACATTCAGTGCAATTCTGAATACAGGCTATAACCTATGTATTAATAACTGCATGATAGAGTCTTGCAGTTATTTTTTTATCCTAGAGAGGAGATTATATGGAAATAGAAGATAAAGAGTCAATCGCAGTGGCTATGAGCAAACAATTATATGGAAGTTATGATCGAACAATAAATATTTTAGAATATTTAGAAAAACTTGACAATAAAGAGATAACTCTTGTGCAAATTCCAGAAGAATATAGAGAAATCTTGAAGATCATAAGTAAAAGAGAAAATGAAACGGCGATATCTCACATATATAGGATCTTGACTTCTGATAATAAAGAAGCCATAGAACTTACTAATATACTAGAAGATTTTGAGATACATGTTTTTTGACATTTTTTAATTTTTGTGATATAATATAATTATAAAGAAGGAGAATTTAAATATGGTTACGTTCTTAGGTATGATACTTATAGAAATTTTTAAGAACCCGCTTGTTTGGCTTTTATTATTATTTTTTGGAGTAGTTTTATTGTGGAGCTACTTCTCTTCACCCGCTTCACCAAGTTCTGGAAATTATTATGTCCCGCCGACCGATACAAATACACAATGCACTTGTAAGGACTGTAAAAGATTAATAGAGCCTGGTCACGTAAAACATAGTGATTTTGATGGAAGAACTCTCTGTGAAAGTTGCTATAATAAAGATATTGGTAGGATTGTAACGACAAATCATTTTAGATAATATAAAGAGGACAGCGTGAAACCGCACTGCCCTTTTTTATTGACGATTTTTAATTTCTATGATATAATAATAATAGATAAGGAGATTATAGATATGAACGCAAAAGAATTTAGAGACAATTGGTGTAATCATAATTTCCCCATTGCTCATAATCAAATGTATATTATTGAGAATGGAGAACAGAAAATAGAAGAATTATCTCGATATGCAATGAAACTCCTTACATATAAGGTTTTAAAAGAAGAATTAACTAATCCAGAAGTATTCAGTAATGGCACAGATTTTCAAAAAGAAATCTTGGACAAAGAGCAGGAATTAGAAAGGATAGTGAATAAATATTATGAAATTTTTGGGTGTGATCAACTATGACAACAAAACCGTAAAGCTTATTTCCTCTGCGGCTTCCGTGGGATACATGGCAAAGATTTGCAAGATGACTGGAAATGAAGTTGCAGATAAATTTGACAAAAGTATGGAACTTTGTCGTTTAAAAGGAGTACATATTGATTATTTAGGCAATATTCAAAAAAATCCTGAAATTATCGTACAAATTGGATATATCTATAAAAAGGGAACAACTAAGATAGCCGCAAAGGATATCGACGAAGCAGTAAAAGTTCTTAAAGAACTATATCCAGATAAAAATGAGTCAAATATAAAAGCCACGATAAAGAGAAATTTAAGTGGTAGCACTAAAACTTGTTATGGTGGTTCTTGGCAAAAAATTGAAGCTAAATATAATCTTAAAGATTTTAAATTAGAATATGAGGGAGAATAATGAGCGAGATAAATAATTGTAATCCAATAATTAAAGAGCATCATCTTTCAACCGATGATGCTCAATCTTTGTTTTATGACCGTATGAACAGATATTTAAAATTTGTTCAGAGTGAAAACCATCTAGAAAGATCTGGAGACGGTTTTCCAAGAGAATATCTTGATGATTATGCAGAAGCAAAAAGTGATTTTTTAATCCCAGAGATCTTTAAGGATAAATTCACTTATGAAAAAGAAATAAACTTACAAATAACAAAAGAAGACATCTTAAAGATGGGATATAATTATGAATTAAAAGATGATAGAATGATTAATATATATAAGAGTTATACAGACAATATTATAAAAATATGTAAAATTTTAAAAGATGCGTTAGAAGTAAAAGATAATAATTTAGATATGGTTTTAATAACTTTGTGGTGTGTAAAAGAAGACTGGCTTCAGTCATCTTTTTGTGATTTAGGTGAATCTTTATTAAATACACCAAAGGCAGAAAAGATAAATTATGTCTCCAAATCTGGGGAGCATAAGAGCATAACTATTCAAAAGCATTCTCGATGCGCGAAAGTAGTTAATCAAATTATTGATTTATTAGAAAATATCAATTATATAACCCCTAAGACTGCAAAGCAATGCAGAGGATATATTGATCAAATTGGAGGGTATGGAGCGCAACTAGAAGGATCTAGTACACTAAAGGGTACTTTATGTATAAGCATTGATCCATTTGAATTTATTACTTGTTCTGATAACTCTTTGGGATGGAATAGTTGCTTTTCTATGATGCCAACTGGATGTAATTATGTTCATTCATTATCAATGCTTACTGCACACAACGTCTTTTTAGCTTATTTAAAAACGGATAAGCCATATAGATTAATAGACGCAGATGGAGACAAGGAAGATAATCTTGTAAGTAATAAAATAATTAGGGCATGGGTATTTGCAGATGAAAGTGCCATAACTATTGATAAAAACTATCCTATCCAAAATTTAGCTTTCTCAGAGGAAATCGTTAAATTCGTAAATGAATTAACTAATAATAAATATAGCAAAGACGTATCTAAAAAAGATATCCAAGCTTATTTCAACTTAAGAGTTGCCTATGACGATGGGCCATGCAAATTAATGGCAACAACAGAGAATTTTAAAGAGGGTAATAGTAAGAGTTATTCATATAACCCTAGGGATTGCGCGTACTGTTTTGGCTGTGGTGATCGAATTAGTTATAGTAACGAATATTATGATGATAATGGCTTCTGGTGTGATACTTGCTTAGATATTTACGAATGTGGTTCTTGTGGGGAAAGATATCATAGAGATTCTTTAATTGAGAGAGAAAATGGAGATTTAATTTGCCCGGAGTGTTATGACGAATTAGAAGAGTCAGAACGAGAAGGAGACGCGGTTGGAATTTTAGAAGATAATTATAATTAACGATTGGGGTGAAATTTGCTCCAGTCGTTTACAGCCGCTCGATTTCAAAAAGTGGAATCCTGTTTTTTCTGAAAATGGAATTTAAAAGATCACAAAAAAATCGCATTTTCCTGCGATTTTTTATTTATTATCGTCAGTTGCATCAATATCATATAAATATTGTTCGCAATCTATACACGTTACTCTCTTCCAGTCTTTATCTCTTAAAATACCAGCGTTCCCGCAAGATTCACAAGTTATAGAAGATTCTTCTTCTGCCTCTTTAATAGCTTTATCAACCTTAGTGATAAAATCTATATCCTCTTCGGTGCCAGTGTAAGTATAACTATACCCTATATGGAGAAGGCCATCATGTTCGGTAATAATTGTTATAGTAAAATTTTGAGGATCAAGAGCATCTATTTTAGCACAACAGTCATAAACGCAATTCATCCATCCTACGCCAATTTCCATTGCGCCACCGATATCTAAGAAGTAACCAAAATCATCCATTACTTCTGAATATGTATGTAATAGTCTTCCATTATTTAATCTTTTTCTGCTCATAAAATCCTCCACTACCATCTATATATATATTATACACTATTTTTTTAATAAAATCAAGTCATTTTACTCTTGACAAAATTGAAAAAAAATGATATAATTTTATTAAGGAAAGAAGGTATCGCATGATGGATAAGAAAGTTTATGAATGTTACTCAAGACCACTTCACAAGTATCTTGAAGATAATGGGCAGGAGTATATTAGAAAATTCATTCATAGCAAGACAAAAGTTACTTGTTATGTATATGAAATAAATGAAGAATTAGAAGAGCTTTTAAAGACTTGGACTAGTGAGAAATATCACCAGGACAACTAAGAATGAATGTATTAGTGTTTGATACAGAAACCTCAAATATAAACCATTCAGATTGTTTTTCTATAAACGGAAATATGATTCTGAATATCGGTGGAGTTATTATTGACGTAGAACGGCAAGAAATTATTGAAGAATTCGATTACCTTATTGGAGAAATTTGGGAAAACGAAGAGATTATGGATAATTTTTATTTTAAGGATCGTCTTGATAAATTTCAAGATATTACAGAAGTTACCTTCTCAGATGCAATTAAAAATATAAAAAATCTATTACAAAAATACAATGTAAACACCGTTCTTGCTTATAATATTTCTTTTGACCAGCAGTCATTGTTGGATACTTGTGATTATATGCACATGTATATAGATCTTAGTAAATATGAGATTAAAGATATTTATGCAATGGCTTGTGACATGTTAAAAAGAAATAAAGAAGCATACTCAGTCTTTTGTACAGAAACTGGAAGATTAAGTCCCGCAGGAAATAGATTAACTAATGCGGAGTCAGTATATGCCTTTCTCACAGGCAATCCAGATTATGCAGAAGATCATACCGCACTTGAGGATAGTAGAATTGAAGCAGTAATCTTTTTAGAGTGTCAAAATTATGAAAATAAGTATAATATAACTTTAGAGAGTAAACCTAATCGTCAATGTTGGCGATGGGCGCAAGGTTAATATATGTTATATATTGAAGAAGAATACTTTAAAGAAGTTAGTAATGTACTACCAATAGGGTTATTTATGACAAAAGACCCTCAAGAAAAAGAAACTGCCTTTTTAGAGCGTATTGCTAAATATACTAAAGACCCCATTGTTGGTGATATTGTTTTAGTTATACCTAAAAAATTTGCAAAATACGCAGAAACTTTTGATAAACTAAAAATATATTTTTATAATGATGAGAATGAAGAACTTGTATATCCAAATACAATGTACCCAAAAGTGTGCCATTCTGAATCTCAAATTGATCACGCCATTAATAGAGGATATAAAATCATTACCATCGGGCAAGAATTATTATCAAATTGGAGATTATTAAACAAAAATATTGACAAAGATATTATTTTCTTTTCAACTCCAAATAATGGAAAGAATGGACAGTTCTGGATTAGACCAGAAGGAATCAAAATTTACGATAATCTTATTTCTAATTGGAATATAAATTATGTAAATAATATTAGTAATGCCATTAGAAGATATCAGAGCGGGATATGTGCCAGCAATGAGGAAGATGACATTATTTGCGGGGTTCCGCACAAAGATCAAGTTGGAATTGGGCTGCTGCCAGAAGAATTTGATCAATTAAGATCTCAATGTGAACAAGATTGTATTGGATGTGTGAAATGTAAAAGAATTCTTGAGACTTTTAATAAAATTCCTTTGAAAACACATTAAAATATGATATAATATTTATAAAGAAAGGAAATATTATAAAATGAAAAACGAAATTGCTTATGAAAGTGTTTGTAGAGAAAAAAATGTGGCTTATATTTATGTAGGGATACCAACAATTACCAAGGCTATTATTTATACTTATCCAAACAATAAGAAGTTTGTTGGAGTTGCTAAACTCAATCGTGAGGCCGGAGACAAGTACGATGTTAATTTCGGCAAGAAGTTGGCTTATGCTAGAGCATTAGATAAACTTTACAGTTACAATGCAAAAATTTATGAAGCAAGATTGGCAAGAGAACACAGTTATTTTGAAGAAGCCATGAGAGGTATTGCTAAGCAAATGCAGAAAAATAATGACATTTCTGAAAAAGCTAATGAACTTTATCACGATTTAGTGATTAATGACCCGAACAAACTAACCGAAGAAAGTGAGAGTAACTAATGTCTTTACAAGTAGATAATGCAGTAGGTGATGTCGAAGAACTTCTTGATGTCCTAAAAGGTAACACCGTTGAAAAAGCAGCATATATTTCAATGTTAAAGCAGAGAAAAATTCTGTTAAATGATGAAATTAATGGCTCAATTATTGAGAGTGTCGTAGTTCCTATTATGGAATTTGAAAAAGACGCTTCTAATGAACCAGTATATTTTTATATTAACTCAAATGGTGGAAGTGCGTTTGATTCATTCTTCATTACAAACATTATCGAGAGTTATAAGAAACCATTGGTAATAGTTAATATGGGCTATGCCTTAAGTGCAGGGTTCTTATTATTTATTGCGGGTAAAAACAACCCTAATGTGAAGAGAGTTTGTTATAATCGCTCTATCGGATTGCTCCATGCTGGAAACATGACCGTCGATGGAAATACTGATAAAGTAAGAGATTTAGTAAATTTTAATGATCGACTAGATGAAATGACAAAGAATTTTGTCTTAAATAACTCTAGTTTATCGGCAGAAGATTATGAAAAGCACTGGAGAGAAGACTGGTACTTTACTGCTGAGGATATGAAAAAATATGGTATGGTAGACGAGATTCTTGCATAAGAATCTCGTTCTCGTATTACCAAAACAACAGGAGGGATTTACTATTAAGCTATATGATACTTCGAGTTTGTTGATTTTGGATGAATTGCCAAAAGAACATTTTAAAATTAGCTCTATCACTTTAAGTGAATTAGAGAATATTAAAACAAGTCATAATAAAGACGAAGCAACAAAATATGCTGCGCGCAGAGTGGTTCGAGACTTATGGAATAATTCTAAAAGCTATGATGTAGTAAACTATAATGATATTATGGATGCATACTTTTCTCAAGAGTTCGCCGATTATGAGATAACAAATGATATCAAAATTTTATTGTGCGCCCTATATGATAATGATATAGAAACTTTAGTTACTAATGATTTATCATTAGCTAATATCGCCAATAAAACATCTATCAAGGTCGAAAGAGCAAAAGTAATTGATCGAAGAAGTTATCTAGGATATACAGAAAAGACTTTAACGGACGAGGAAGCCAATGATTTATTTTCTCAACCAGATGTAAACACTCAGAATCTTCTCAATAATGAGTATATCATCTTAAAGGGAGCAGATTGTGGGAAAGATGTTGTAAGATGTTGGAGAAGCAACAAATATAGTCAACTGTCTTACCATCCTTATGATAGTAAATATATGGTTGAAGTACAACCAAAAGATATTTATCAAAAGATGGCCGCAGATGCCCTTGCACATAATCAATTCGTAATGCTAACTGGGAAAGCTGGAACTGCAAAAACTTTATTAGCTTTATCTCACGCGATGTATGAAATCGAACATGGAACAAAAAGTAAGTTAATTGTCTTTGCAAATCCAGTTGCCGCAATGAATGCCGCTGAGATTGGATTCTTAAAGGGCGATAAAAATGAAAAATTGCTAGACTCTTCTATTGGTAATATCTTAGCTGCTAAACTTGGCGGTAGAGATAATGTAGAGAAGCTAATTGGAGCGAAAAAGTTAGAATTATTAACTTTCGCGGATCTTCGTGGATATGATACAACGGGCATGAATGCAGTTGTGTTAATAACAGAAGCGCAGAATTTAGACAGGTATTTATTACAGTTAGCTATCCAAAGAATTGGTGAGGATTGTCAGTTAATAGTAGAAGGTGACTATACAACTCAGGTAGATAATTATGTATATGCCGGTGGTTGCAATGGTATGAGAAGAGTCTCTGAAATTTTTAGAGGATATCCAGACTATGCGCAGGTAGAGTTAAAGAATATTTATCGCAGCGGGATTGCGAAGAAGGCACTTGAGATGTAAATTGACAACTTTTCTATATTATGATATTATTATAATATAGAAAAGGAGATTTATATGGAAGATTATTATGTTGCGCCAAGTTATGTAAATCTTGCCACTGTTGGGGATGTATTTGAGAAAAATGGAAAACATTATATCAAAGTAATTTTAAAAAGTGGTAAAGAAAAAGAAGTAAGGGCCTATGAAGCAAAAGAAGAAAAATCTTCTATTGACTTTAATAGGGTAACTCATGTATTCTATGATGAATATAAAGAGTTAGGCTTCAAACCAAAAGGTTATATATACGTGGTGCGTGGTGACGAGAAAAAATTATCTGGAATTTGTAAAATAGATAAAAGATTTGGATGGTATCTTCCATGTACATCTGATTTAACAGAGTTGCCAATGGGGTGTTCGATTAAAAGAGTTCCATGGGTTTCTGTCTGTAGTCATAAAATTACAAGACTTGATACAGATGAAATTGTTACTAAGAAGGTAAATGATTTCTTTAAGAGAGTCAAAAAAGAGGTTTAATTGACAAATCTCTTTTTTTATGATATAATTATTATATAAAGGAAAATATGCCTATGATAGAATTTTATACTGATGGAAGTAGTAAGATCGCAAAAGATGGAACATATATTGGTGGATGGGCAGTATATATGCCGGGAACGGAAGATCCGATTATTTGCGGCGGTGAGGTCGGAAATGCTACTAATCAACGAATGGAGTTAATGGCACTTTTAAAAGGATGTAATAAAGCAGAACAATATCACCAAGCGCACCCGAATGAGAAGATTTTTATTAACTCCGACTCAAAATATGCTTTGAACTGTGCTTTAGAATGGTCAAAGAAATGGGAGCAAAATGGGTGGAAACGTCAAGGTGATAAGGAAATTATTAATCTTGAGTTAATTAAAGAGATATATTATTATTACACTAAATTTGTTCCAGAATATCTGAATTTTAGATGGGTAAAAGGACATAGCGTTGTTGATGGGAATAATATTGTCGATGAAGCCGCGCAGAAAACTGCTGAAACTTTAAGAAAGAAATATGACTCTGGGGATCCAATGATATTTTCTCCAAGTGAAAACAATGTATTTTGACAAAAGATAAAAAATAAGATATTATAATATAAAGAGAAAGGAATATTATGACAGATAAAAACTTATACAATGAAAAAAGTATTGAATCTTTATCTCCATTAGAATTCTGTAGATTGCGTCCGCAGGTTTATGCGGGATCAACTGAATATTCAACTCAACTGCTCGTAGAAATTTTCTCGAATGCGGTTGATGAATTCAGAGTTGGGCATGGCTCAGAAATTGATGTTAGGGTAGATGGAGATGTTGTTTCAGTTCAAGATGAGGGTCAAGGTTTTTTAGTTAATTCTATTAGAGAAGAAGATGGGAAAACTATTCTTGAAGCAGCTTTTAGTGTGTTAAACACTTCTGGTAAATATAGGGATGACGGTTCTTATGAGGGGACATCTTTAGGTTCATTTGGTATTGGTAGATTAAACTGCCTGTTATACCTTTTCCAGTAATCACTGGGGTACATACACACCAAACAAATGGTGTATGTGCTAACGGGGAACCCTAAGTGGAAACATAAGGGAATCCCGTGGCAAGTTTGATTAATCTTATTAGGATTATTTTCATATTAAATATCAAGATAGAAAGGTCGGTATTTTATATGAAAAGTATAAAAATGCAAAATTGTTCAGTTAATAATGTATATTCTGGTGTATATAAAATTATTTTTCCAAATAATAAAATTTATATTGGAATAAGTAATAATATATATCGTAGAATGTTGGAGCATAATTCAGATTTTAGAAATAATCTTCCAATAGAAAAAGCTATTCAAAAATATGGAAAAATAACTGAATTTATTATATTAGAAGAAATAAATCCAAATGACAGAGAACTTATGAGAGAAAGAGAAAAATTTTGGATTTCCGCTTTTAATAGTAATAAAAAGGAATTTGGATATAATATTTCTGAAGGTGGAGATGGCGCTGATATTGGAAGTAATAATAGCCAAGCTAAATTAACTGAAGAACAGTATCAGCAAGTTTATAAAGATTTAATTGATAATAAACTAAGCTTACAAGAAATAGCAGATAAATATGAAATGCATTTATCATCTCTTTCAAAATTGAATAATGGACATACATATTTTCATTCTACTGTTGATTATCCAATTAGAAAAACTAAGCCTAAGGTTGCAGGTATTAATAGTGGAAATTCAAAATTTTCACAACAAGATATTGAAGATATTTTGATATTACTTCAATTTCATCCTGAATTATCAATGAAAAAAATTGCTGATAAATATAGTGTGTATGCAAGCACAATTCAGAATATAAACCAAGGAAAAACTTATATAAATTCTAATCTTACTTATCCATTGAGAGAAAGTAAAACAGGAAAAAGAAAATTAAGCAATGAACAAGTTTTTCAAATTATTTCAGAAATAAAAAATAATCCTAAAGAAAGTCTAGCAAGTATTGGAAGAAGATTAAATATATCTTCTAAAACAATTAGTTCAATTAATTGTGGCACAATATATAGACAAGATAATGAAAATTATCCTATAAGATAATCAATAAAGCTGTATCGACTATCCTCGAATCGGAGGAGTAGGGGTGCTATTGATACGCACTTCGAAATGGGTATTCTTACTATGTATATAGTAAGTAAGATATAGTCAGGGCTTATAGAAATATAAGAATAACCGAGTAAAATTACAACTTTTCTATCCCATTGGTTACACGTTGAAACTTATAGAGACGGCAAATCTGAAACTATTGATTTTAAAGAGGGTGTCTTTGATAAAAGAACCCTAGGTACATCTAAAGAACATGGAACTTTTGTTAGATGGAAACCATCTGAACAGTTCTTTACAAATGCTGAAGTTGAATTAACTAAGGTAAGAACACTATTTAAGACGGTCGCTTGTCTGTGTCCAGGGTTGACAATTAATTTAACTGCTAATGGGAAGATAGAAAAATTTAATTCAACAAATGGACTGAATGACCTTGTTGATGAAGCAACCAAGAATAAGGAAATTATAAGGAATAGACTAAATGTTAGATATAGTCAAGATAAATATAAATTAGACTTAGTGTTAACATATACTGATTCCAATTCTGCTACTATTGTGCCATACGTCAATACCGGAGTCACGGATAGCGGGCCGCATATAACACAGATAAAGACCACTGTTACGAGAGAAATGAATAAGTTCTTCAAATCTCGCGGATGGTTAAAAAATAAAGATAGTAATTTGAGCGGTGATGAAGTGCAAGACGGAATTTATATTTTGTTCAATATTACTGCCCCAGATGTCAAATACGATGCGCAAGTAAAGAGTAGAGTCACGCAGATTAATATGACTCCTCTAAATGCTGCTCTATCTGACTCATTACAAGATTGGCTAGAATTAAATGAGATTGAAATTAAGAAAATCTTTGATAAAGCAACTTTAGCTAAAAAAGCAAAAGAAGCCGCAAAGAAAGCTAAAGATAAAATATTAAAGCCAAAAGATACTACCAAAAAGAGTTTAAAAGAAAAACTCGCAATGTCAGATAAATTCATTGATTGCTCAAGCAAAAACCCAAATGAAAGAGAATTAATGGTAGTAGAGGGTACAAAGTAACTTAGGCCCTTACTCATTTTACCCGCAATCACGGGGGTCTATCAAAAGATAGGCTAACGAGGCATCCTTACCAAGTATTTGTGCAGGTCAAAGCGCATTAAGTTGAAGGAAATCTCGTGGCAAATAAAAATTTAAATAGAGATTTTTAAAGCTGTAACGACTATCTCCTTTGTAGGAGAGTACACTTTCTATTGATACGAAAGTGGAAACAGTGAGAGACGATGAAGATTTGACAAATCTGAGTCTAAGAAATAGTCTGTACCACTAGAGATAGTGGAATTTACGTTAAGTGCAGGAAGTGCTTGCGTCGAAGCAAGAAACCCTAAAACTCAAGCCATCATGATGTTAAGAGGTAAGGTTATTAATGCTTTAAAATCACCTGTTGACAGAGTATTGGCAAATCAAGAATATCATGACTTAATTGAAAGTATCGGCGCAGGTTTTGGTAATACTTTTGATATTAATAAATGTAAATTTGATAAGATATTAATTGCAACAGATGCTAAGTAAGATTGACTGTGTAACACTTTACGATTAACCAATCGGGTAGAGAAATCTGCTAACGGTGAAACCTGACAAGAAAGATGAAGGTAATACCGTGGGAAACATCTATAAGATGAACCTGTATCGACTATCTCCGAATCGGGAGAGTAAGACTGCTATTGGTACGCAGTTTGAAATGGTGTCCTCGCAAATGCGAGTAAGATATAGTCAGGGCCGCTAGAAATAGCGGAATAACTGGATCCAGATGGTTCAGCCATCGCACAACTATTATTGACATTCTTCTGGACATATATGAGACCTTTACTTTTAGAAGGCAAAGTTTATAGAGTTCTTACTCCATTATATACTGCAACATATAGAGGGAAAAGATACTTCTTATACAATGAAGATGAATTGGCTACCTTCAGAAAAGACAAGGATGCAAGCAAAATTGAATTGACTCACGCAAAAGGTCTTGGTGAAAATAATCCTAAAGAATTAAAAGAATTTTGTTTTGATGTTCACAACTATGAAAAAATTGTTGTAGTTGATGAAGAAGATACTTCTGCGCTCTTTGAGCAACTTATGGGTAAAAATGTTGAAGCAAGAAAAGATTTCTTATACGAAAAAGCTAACTTTATGGAGGAAATGTAATGGAAGAAAAAATTGTTAATTTTAATATTAATGATGCAAATGAGCAATGGTTCCTAGAATATGCTCAAGAAGTCCTTCAGAATAGAGCTTTGCCAGATGCAGAAGATGGTCTAATTGTCGCGCAGAGAGAATTACTATGGACAATGTCAAAAGTCATAAAAATGAAGCCAACTGACTCTTATAAAAAGAGTAGCAGTTTAGTTGGTTCCACAATGGCAGAATCATATGTCCATGGCGATGCCTCATTATATGATGTTTTAAGAAATTTATCGCTACCATTTGTAATGAGATATCCTCTTATTGATCCTCATGGAAGTATGGGAACTCAAGAATCTTCTGACTTATATGCTTCTGCGCGTTATACAGAAGCTAGACCTTCAGTATTTGTACCTTTGATGATTAAGGATAGTGATAAAAATGCTGTCCCTATGAAATTAACGTACACGAATGAAAGTTATGAGCCGGTTGTTCTTCCAAGTTTAATCCCAAATGCTTTAGTTAATGGACACTATGGCATCGGTGTTTCAATGTCTTCTAGTACACTGCCACATAACTTGGGAGAAGTATGCGATGTTATTATCGAATATCTTGATAAAAAAGGCATCTTATCAGTAGATGATATCATTAATATCATGCCTGGCCCGGATTTTCCAACTGGCGGAACCATCATTAACAAAAGTGTTATCAGAAGTGCTTTTGAAAGTGGGAAAAGTTATTTTTCAATAAAGATCCGCGGAGACTATACGATTGAGGGGAACAAAATTATTTTCTCCTCTATTCCTTATAGAGCATACCGCGCAGATATAAGAAAACAATTGAATAAAAAGATTGAAGATGTCGAAAAATACTTTGATGATTTTAATGATTATAGCCAAATAGGAAACACAAAACTTATCTTTAATGTCAAAAATGGTGTTTCTCCAGAAGATGCCCTTGATTTTCTATTTCAATATACAGACTTACAAAGTTCTGTAAGTTATAATAATAATTTTGTATATCATGGCACTCCAAAAATGTGTTCTATGTATGACTTAATTAAGATATATGTAGACCATCAAAGAGATATTAAGATGCGGGTCGCGGCCTTTGACGAAGAGAAGGCAGAGAAGAAGGTTAATATTCTTGAGGGGTTGTTAAAAATTCTTGGCGATATTGATAATACAGTTAAATTAATAAAGGAATCGTCCAACAGAGCAGAAGCAAGAACAAAGTTGATAAATTTCTTTAAAATCAATGAGGAGCAGGCTAATGCGGTATTAGATTTAAAGTTAGCTAGATTAACAAAACTAGATGTTGGCGAGATTAATGCTGACCTAGAAGAGAATAAAAGAATTATTGATGATTGTGTCAAAATTCTTGAAGATGAAGAGTATAGAGATTTATTAATTCGTAATGATGTGGTAGAATTAAGAAAATTGTCTGATCCTCGTAGAACAAAAATAAACGAGGTAGCCGAGAATCTTACATCGAAAGCCAAAAAAGAAAAAGAGTCTACGCCAATGATTATTGGGTTCTTTGATGGTGGGATTGTGAAGACAATACAGAACACAAGATTATCTCCTATTAAAGAAATACAGTGCCATTCAACAGACCATATCACAATCTTCTGTGACAATAATATTTGCTATAAGTTAAAAGCAGAAAAGGTTAAAGACACGGCGCAAGATTTATATTCTTTATGCGAAATTGATAGAAATGTAAAAATCTTGGATTATGCTCTTTCTACAGAGGAAGGTTTTGTTGTATCTCTGACCAAGTGCGGCATGATTAAAAAATCTGACTTAAGTCTATACTCTAGCCCTAAACAGACCACATTATCAAAGTTATCTGATGGTGATTCTATTATTTCTGTATTGGTTAATCCTAAAGGGATAACTCTAGAATCAACAGATTCTTATCATTTGAGTTATATGGTTGATGATATTACATCTATTGGAAAAGCAACCAAGGGTATAAAATCTATGAAATTACATGATGGACAATTTGTAAAGAGCGCGATTGCGGGAATAGATCAAAGGTACTTGGGTAAACACGGCCAGGGTGGTAAGAAAAATGATTGATGAGGAATATGATGAAGAAGTAAGACGTTATATCGAATCAGAGTATAGAGAGACTCTCTATAATAATGATAGAGGAGTAGATCTCTCTAATACTTTGTTTATTGATATTAAAAAGATAAATGAGGAAAAACGGAAGGATTTTTCTGATGATGCCTCCACTATTAACGCTTTACGAGATGCTATTGTTAGAGTAATTTTAAGATATTGGAGGTCTGGAGATCTTACTTCAGTTTGCTGCGGGTCTTTAATATATTATGCTTATGATATCGCACATGAAGAATATAATAGAAATTGCTTGTTTGACAAATTATAAAAATTATGTTATAATTTTTATAGAAAGTGAGAGAATGTTATGATAAAAAATGAATGGTTCGATCAAAGCAAGGTTGAAAATTTATATCCGGAGGCAGTCATGATTCCTCCAATGAAAATTGGTAAATTCCCCGGCACCAAGGGAATCACAATACATGATATTTGTACTAACGGAGAATATTTTGCAAACATCAAGAAAGATGGCGCGATGTATATCTATGATAATACTCTAAATTACTCATATCTTTTTGGAAGAACTAATAGTGCAAAAACTGGGCTTTTAACCGAAAAAGGTGATAATGTTCCTCACATAATGTCAAAATTAAAAGAAGTAATGCCGCCGGACACGATTCTAGTCGGAGAAATTTATTATCCGGGCGGTACAGCTAAAGACACAGTTACTATTATGGGGTGTTTGCCTAAAAAGGCTATTGAACGTCAGAAGAATAATCCTATTCATTATTATATACATGATATTTTAATGTATAACGGAGAATCATATCTTGAACTGGGCGCGCAACAGAGATATTTTAAGTTGATGGAAGCATTCAATAAAATTGACCTTCCAGATACTATTGAATTAGCTAAATATTACGATTCAAAAGATATAGATCTTGAAGCCTTCGCAGATAAAATGATTGCTCGTGGAGAAGAAGGATTGGTCTTAAAAAAGAAAGATGGTTTATATGAACCAGGTCTTCGCCCTGCTTGGAATATGATTAAGCTAAAAAGACACGATACAGTAGATGTTGTTGCTATTAGAGCTATCGAACCAACTAAATTATATAATGGCGATGATATTGCTAATTGGGAATATTGTATAGATGAACAGACCGAAGTTCGTTACCAAGGTCAATATGCAGCTTTAAGAATGAAATATTCAAATATTATTGCGGTTACTAAGGCATACTTTTATGGATGGTATACTGCAATGGATATTGGGGCTTATGATGAAAAAGGTAATTTAAAAGTTATTGGCTCCGTGAGTTCTGGTTTTAATGATGCCGATAGAGCCGCATTAAAAAGTTATGAAGGAAAAGTATTAGAACTCGGAGTCATGGAGAAAGATAATGCTGAACAAACTTTGCGGCACCCTATTGTTATGAGAGTTAGAGACGATAAGAATCCAACTGATTGTAAACTAAAAGAAATTTTTAGTTGACATAACAAAAAAAATTTGATATAATTATTAAGTGGAAAGAAAACCATTCTAAACTCACGTTTGCCATAGCTTATATTTAAGTTATGAAAAGAATAGGAGGAATATATTATTATGGCAGAAGAAGTAACAGCAACAAAGGAAAAGAAGGTAAAGGCACCAAAGGATCCACATGCTTTAGGAGAAAAGTCTTTCGCAGTTTTAGAGACTGCTAGAGGTATGTCCGGTGAATTTACAGCAGCTGACATCGCAGCAGCGATGAATCTGTCTGCACAGTCAGTTAACGGTTCTTTGACAGCTCTTCAGAAGAAGGGTCTGATCGTCCGTGGCGAGCCAGTCAAGGTCGAGGAAGATGGCAAGGCTAAGTTTGTTAAGTTTATTACAGTTACAGACGAAGGCAAGTCAACAGACTATTTCGCTGAAGCAGCTAAGTAATTAACTGTTAAGGAAGATAAGGTTGCTGGGTTAGGCAAACCGCCTAACCCAAGGCTTTTATCACATGTTATTTAATTGAAAGGGAAAATAAAATGCTTACTAATGTTAAAAATGAATGTGCAGTAAATGGTATTGTTTATGATGTTGGTCGTTTTGGACTGACTGAAAAAGATGGTAAGATTTATGGTAGTGTTATTGTTCTAGTTGATGAACCAACTGAGACAACCGTAGAAGTACATTTCCTTCCCCAGAGTAAAGTTTATAAGACTGGCAAGGAAAATACTACCTATGAAGCATTAAAGGAATTAATGGATACCAAAAAGACTATTGCGGCAGTCGGAAAGAAGGATGCGGCAAAGGTTAGATGCACTTGTAAGTTATCTACAAATATCTATTACTCTGCTCCGCGGGGCAAAACTGAATTAGAGTTACATGAACCACTACAGGTGCAGGGTTCTTTCTTACATATTGATGAGAATGCTGTTCCATCTGTTGGGTTCAATGTTGACGCATTGATTAAATCTTTAGCGCCTATCGCAGATGCTAATGGAAATGCAACAGATAGTTACAGAGTTAACATGGAAATCTTTGATGATTATAGAAAGATGTTTAGACCTCTTACCATGAAGTTATCTGATCCTAGTGGAATCGCCGTGTTTACTCGCAATGTGGAATCTCCAAATTATTACACCACTATTAGTGGAACAATGATTAATAGAGTTATTCAGGCAGCTTCAAGTGCAGGTGACATGGAATTTGGCTCTGCGGCAGTAGTATCAACATCTAGACCTGTTAGAGATATCCTAATCACTGGTGCAAGCGCTCCAAAGGAATTTGATATGTCCGATGAAGAACTATTGGCTGTTAAGAATAATCGAAATGAGCAGTTGAATGAAGCAAAGAAGAGGGCAGAAAATGCCAAGGGCTCTAAGGCGAATGTAACATCTGCCACTTCAAATACAGCAGCTTCTGTGAGTACAGCATCTACCGGATTTGATTTCTAAGGAGGAATATAAATGGCTATTGATATTTTAAACATTCATCCTAATGTAGTTAGTAAAGATATTCGAAGCTATTCATTCTTGATTTATGGCGGGCCTAAACACTTGGGCGCCTACTAAGTAATTAGTAGGGCAAATTATAGTAAAAAACTGGGAAGCTAAACGAGAAAACGCAAGCTAATCAGAGCGGAAGTTTGTCTGCAAAAGGATAAACACGCGCAACGCATAGAAGTATTAAACACTTTAGTGATATAAACTTCCAAGAGACTATACACCCCTATGGGGTGAAAAGCTATGCTGAGCTTATAGGAAACTATAAGAAGTAAAGGATAAAAAACCTTTACGATAACAAAACTGAAGGTAGGCAAAACAACCTTTGCCGCCAGTATGCCAAAATCATTAATCTTAGCTTTTGAAATCGGATATAAAGCAATTCCAGGCGCCATGGCTTTACCAATTAACTCTTGGGCAGAGTTCTTGCAGGTTTTAAACCAATTAAAATCTGAAAAGAAAAAAGAGGAAACGGCTAAGGCTAAGGGAGAAACATACGAACTTCCTTATGACACTATTATTATTGATATTGTTGACATCGCTTGGAGTTTATGTGAAAAATATATTCTCGCTCAGCAGGGCGTAGAAAAGGTCGCTGATATTCCTTACGGCGCCGGATACACCTTAGTAGCAAATGAATTTGATACAAAGATGCGTTCTATTATTCAGATGGGATATGGAGTTATGTTTATTTCTCATGAACAGGCTCTTGCATCAGAAGATGATAAGGATGTTAAATATGCTACTTGTACATTACCAAAGAGACCTAAGAATCTCATAACTCGTATGGTTGATGTTTATGGTTATGCAACGGTTGATCAGTCCGCAGATGGACTTGTCCATACCTTGCACATGCGTCAGACTCCTGAATGGGAGGCTGGTGCTAGATTTAAGTATGTACCAGAATCAGTGCCGCTTGATTACAAAGCTGTTACTATTGCCATAGATAATGCTATTGACATGGATAACAAAGAACATGGTGGCACGCTTGCAACAGAAGATTTTATTGTTTATGATAAGCCAACTGAAGCGAGATCTTTTACTGAGGTTAAATCATCTATTGATAATTTAATTAAACAGATTATGTCTACTCCAGAAAATGCTCCTAAGATTTCTGCTATTGTAGAAGAAAGATTGGGCAGAGACAAAAAGCTGTCTCAGGCTACTGAGGAAAATCTAGAGCAGATCATTATGATTGAATATGATCTAAAGGCTCTATTAGCATAGAATTTATAAAAAGGACTTTAATAAAAAAGTCCTTTTTATTTGACAAAGCTTAAAAAATATGTTATAATATATATAGATGGAAGGAGTATCAAATGCATAGAGTTAAATGCCCGATATGCGGCATCTATTTTAACGCTGACAAAGAAGAAAATGTTCAGTATAAACATAGATATTATCATAAAGTTTGCTTTGATACGATAGCCAAAGACGAAAAAGACAAGGCAGACTTAGAGGAGTATATTGTCAATTTATACAATTACAAATCACCTGGCCCGGTTATTAACGCACAAATTAAGAAGTATCATGACGAACTAGGTTTTACATATTCTGGAATAAAGAAGAGCCTAGTTTATTTTTATGAGGTAAAGGGTAACAAAGTTGAGGGGAATGCAGTTGGTATAGGTATTGTTCCTTATATCTATAAAGAAGCTAGAGAATATTACTATAATTTATATTTAATTCAGCAAAACAATCAAGACAAAGAGATAATAAATAATCAAGAAAAAATTGTATGTATAGAGCGCCCACAGCGGAAACCTCTCCACAAACGTAAAAAAATAATTATTGAGGAAGGAGAGAGTGATTAATGGCAGAAAATTATAAAGATAAAACTTCCGAAATGATTGTATTAGGAGCATTACTTAAAAATCCAGAAATACTTGACAGAGTTGAAAAATATCAATTTGGTCAAGAAGATTTTACCGATAGGCTCTCACAATATATCTTCGTTTCAATAAATAATCTTTATCTTGAAGATATAAAAACAATCGAATTAATTGATATCCAAAAATATCTTAATTCAGTTTATCCCGTTGAAGGTAAACAATTTGAACAGGAAGGAATTGATTATCTAAATAAGTGCTTAAGACTTGCTTCAAATGAACTTGAGAGAATAGATTATTATTATCTCAAGATGAAAAAAATGAGTCTCCTGCGAACTTTCTCTGAAAAAGGTATAGATGTAACTTGGATATACGATCCTAATTCATTAGATGAAACGCAGATCGAAAAGCAGAATAAATATTTAGAAGAGCATACTGTTGAAGACATAATTAATATTGTTCAACAAAGAGTCGATAAGATAAAAGATATCTTCAAATTTGAAGGAACTCAGCCAGCGGAGACCTTGGGTTCAAATGTAGATTCATTCCTTTGTAACCTTGGCAAAACTCCAGCATATGGGGCGCCAATAGCGGGTGGAGGGTTAATGAATACTCTTACCGGCGGCGCAAGATTAGGTAAATTCTACTTATTCTCAGGCAGCACGGGTGTTGGTAAAACTAGAACAATGCTATCACATATGGTGTATTTAGCAACTCCAGAATATTTTGACCAAGAAACTGGAGAGTGGGTATGCAAAGAACCACTTCCTTCTTTATTCATTTCCACCGAGTTAAATAATGATGAACTTACTTCTATGGCATTGGCTTTTATTAGTGGTATTGATGAGAATAAGATTTTGGGGAGAGATCCTATGACTTTTGATGAATCTTCTATTCTAAAACATGCGGCCGACGTATTAAAAGAATCACCATTATATTATGAAGTTTTGACAGACTTTACTGTTTCAGATATTGAAAGAACAATTAAACTTAATATTGATAAAAATGATATTATGTATTGCGCTTTTGACTATATCTCTACTTCTACATCCTTATTAGCAGAAATGTCTAAAAAGGCTCATGGGGTAAGTTTAAGAGAAGATTCTATTTTGTTATTATTATCAACCAAATTAAAAGATATTGCAAATGAGTATGGGGTATTTATTGAAAGTGCTACCCAGTTAAATAGAACTGGGGTTGGCGCGGATGAACCTGCTAGTACCAATATGTTAAGAGGTGCTAGTTCTATCGCAGATAAGATAGATACCGGCGCGATAATAACCAGATTAACAGATAATGATAAAGAAATATTCAAAAAGACTCTTCATTCAAAAGTCCAAAATTCTATTGGGGATACTATGCCGAATGTTACCGTTAATTTCTTCAAGAATCGTGGACTTCCATATAATGCAGTTAGACTTTGGTGTAAATATGATTTGTCAACTTGTAGACTAAAGCCACTTTTTGTGACTGATAATGATTTTACACTTAGAACAGATATTAAACCAGTTGATTTACAAGTGAGTAAGGAGGATGATTAATTAGATGATTGATAAGGATTTATTAAAACAATCATTAACCCTTAATGAAGTGTTTAAGTTAGTTGAGTCTTTAGGTGGGAAACCAACTTACTCTAAAGAAGGCTTTATATCAGACACGATCTGCCATAATTTCCCAAATGAAGGTAGCCATAAATTATATTACTACGAAGATGGGAAAAATTTCCACTGCTATACTGGAGACTGTGGTTCATTTGATATATATGAGCTTGTTAGGAAAGTATTTAATATTCAGAAACATCAAACAATTGAGTTCACCGCTTGTGTGTACTATGTTATGGAACAAACAGGCCATAGAGACCTTGCTTTCTCGCAGGATGTAGTATCTTCCACCATAAAAACTCCAGAAGCAGATGAGTTAATACAGTTTTTAGATAGAATAGAGAGTTGGAGATCTTCGGAAAAAGTCGTACTGAAAGAATACTCAGATGAATTAATAAAAAATTTGCCATGCTATCATATTGAAGGATGGGAACAAGAAGGAATTACTTACGACTCGCTAAAGAAATATGAAATAAGATATTATGCGCCGACTAATAAGATAGTAATTCCGCATAGAGACATAGATGGTCGGCTGATAGGAATTAGAGGGAGAGCTTTAGATCCAGAAGAAGTTAAAATTTCTGGTAAATATATGCCTTTGTATGTCGGCGAGGGAAAAAACTATGCACACCCTTTAGGATATAACTTATATGGTCTTGATAAAAACAAAGACAATATTAAATCATTACACAAGGTTATTGTTTTTGAAGGTGAAAAAAGTGTAATGCTTGCAGAAAACAGCTTTAAGAATAATTTTTCTGTCGCAGTTTGTGGAAGTAATCTTACTAATTACCAACTTGATTTACTACTTGATCTTGGGGTAGAAGAAATTATTATTGCTTTTGATAGACAATATGAAGAATATTGCGATAAAGAGTATCAAGAGTGGAAAAAGAAATTAATAAAAATACAAGATAAAATTAGGCACTATGCTAATGTTACTTTTGTTCTTGACAAGAAACATCTATTAAAATATAAAGATGCTCCTGTAGACGAAGGTACAGAGATATTTAAAAAATTACTAGCGGAGAGGACAATGATTTAATGGAATATAAATTACTCGGAAATAACACCAAACAAAATTATCTAAACGAAATATTACAAAATAGAAAAATCTCTGTTGATTATAATAAATATCTATATACAACAGATAGCGATATCAATGATTATAGATTATTAGATAATATCGAAGCGGCTTGCGCCCTTCTTCATAAGCACGCCGAAGCAAAGGATTCAATCTTACTTCTTGTAGATTGTGATGTAGATGGTATTACATCTTCAGCAACTTTGTGGAACTTTATTAAAAAAGAATTAGACAAAAATGCAGATTTACATTTTGTTGTCCATGAAGGGAAACAGCATGGGCTAAAAGATACCGTTGAGTTAATTGAACAAAAGAACTGTAAATTAGTAATAACAGCAGATGCAGGAAGTAATGACTTTGATGAACATAAAGAATTACATGAACACGGGGCAGATATTTTAGCTCTCGATCACCACGAATGTGATAGATATAGTGATTATGCGATTATTGTGAACAATCAAATGAGCAAGAGATATCCAAATAAAATGCTTAGTGGCGCAGGTATTGTGTGGCAATTCCTAAGATGCTATAATGACATGTTTCTTAATGGAAAGACTGATATGGTGAATTACTTAGACTTAGTTGCTCTTGGTAATACGGCAGATCAGATGTCTTTGACAGATTTAGAAACAAAACATATTATTCACAAAGGATTCTGCACTTTAAGAAATCAGATGATGGTTAATCTGTGCTCTGCTCAGGCTTTCTCAATGAAGAACAATATTTCCGCAATGTCTGTTGCTTGGTATGTAGCGCCAATGTTGAACAGCGTTTGTAGAGTTGGGACGATTGACGAAAAGAAAGATTTATTTAGAGCCTTCTTAGATGAAAATAAATGGCTAGAAGTTCCAAGTACAAAAAGGAACCATCTTGAGGGAGACACAGAGGCTTTCACAGAACAGCAGGTTCGCATTGCTCAGAATATCAGGAATAGACAGAATAAGACTGTTGAAGATAAGATGACAATGATAGAAACACTTATTAAGACATACGATCTAACGAAACATAAATTATTATTGATTGCAGTTCCAGATAACATGTTGCCAGAAGAAATTGTCGGTCTTGTGGCAAATAAAATTGCAAGTAAATATAAGCAGCCGACGTTGATTTTAAGAAAGATCACTGACGATCAAGGTCATTGGCTAAAAGGTTCAATAAGAAATTTTGGAAATTCTCCTGTAGATGATTTTAGAAAAGAACTTGAAGATAGTGGCTTGGTTGTTTATGCTCAGGGACATGCCTCTGCAGCAGGACTTTGTATTGATTTTAATAATAAGGAAAAGTTGTTAGAATATTTTGATGAGAAGTGGTGCAATATTGATTTCTCTCCTTGCTATTTCGTTGATTTTGTTTTTGATTATAATATTGATGGCGATGAGATTCCCGATGTTATTAAGGCAATTTCCTCATTAAATAAGTATAATCTTTGGGGACAAGATATGCCAGAACCAATGATTGTGGTAAAAAATCTCCCAATGGGAGTCTGCTCTTTAATTGGGAAATTAAAGAATACTGCTAAAATTGTATATCCGGAATTTGAGGTCATGCAATTTAAAATAACAGAAGAGAAATATAATAAACTAATAAGTTCTAATAGAATTGATGTTATTGCTACTTGCTCAGAGAATGTTTGGGCAGGAAGAAGCACTCCTCAATTAATTATCCAAGATTATTCCCCAAGCACAACTATTATAGAAGGGTGGAATGCATTTTGAACAAAGAAATAGTTTTATCAGACGAGCAAAAGAAGTGCGTAGAAGATGCTACTAAGAAATTCTACGAAGGCAAACCAGAGTATACGATCGCGGCTCCAGCCGGAAGTGGGAAAACAACACTTATTCCATATATTATAGATAACATGGGACTTTTAGATTACGAAGTTGCCTATGTTGCTTATACTGGTAAAGCTGCTCGTGTTCTTAGAGATAATGGTTTACCTGCAACAACAATTCATCATTTAATTTATGATGCTTTCAAGGATAGGTCAGGGAAATGGCATTTTAGGAAAAAATCTTTTTACGATCTGGAGCAATATAAGTTGATTGTTATTGACGAAATATCAATGGTGTCAACTAAATTATTGTCAGACTTACTATCATATAGTATCCCGCTGCTATGCTTGGGAGACGATGCTCAGTTACCACCAATCATGGAAGATGCAAATACTTTGCTAAAACATCCAGACTTTGTACTAACAAAAATTTATCGGCAGAAAGAGAACAGTGGCATCTTAGATTTAGCAACCCAAATTAGGACAACTGGTAATATCCATAGCGATATAATGGATGACTCTGTAAAAACTATCAATACCGATGAAGGTGAAAAAATATCGTTGAGTATGTTGAACTGGGCAGATGTAATACTATGCGCGACAAATAAGACTCGTTATGAATTTACAGATTTAATCAGAAGATCAAAAGGAATAGAGGAGAAATATCCTCTTCTATATGAGCCTATTATCATTACAAAGAATTATTGGGACATTCTTAGTTTAAATGGAGAACCTTTAACAAATGGAACAATCTGTAAAATCACCAATATTGATTACTATTTAGATAATCCTTTTGATAAGTATGCTTTTGTAAAGATGACTCCGACATATGATGAAAATGATAGTTTTGTCTGTAAGATCTCTCTAAATGGGTTTTTTGGGCTTGCAGAAGTTGGAGCAGGCCGCAGATATAATTCACAGGCGGCTGAGAGAGTCCAGTGTGATTTTGCTTATATATTAACAATTCATAAATCTCAAGGAAGTCAATTTGATAAAGTATTAGTTTATACTAAGGATGCTTTTGGGGATAAAAAGAAAATGCTCTATACTGCGGTGACTCGTGCAAGAAATAAATTAGTTTATGTACAATAATCCCTTGACAAAAGTCAAAAAATATGTTATTATATATATGTAATGAGAAATATATTATTATAGAAAGAAGGCATAAATGATAAATAAGAGAGTAATTGATTTACATAATCATACAGACTATTCAAATTTAAGACTCATAGATGCCATTAATACGCATGAATCTCTTGCGGAGAGAGCGCAAGAGATAGGTCTGAAAGGTCTTGTTTATACTGACCATGAATGTCTAAGCGCCAGTATTAAGATATGCGAAATGCGCGAAAAGTATCCAGATTTAAAATTAGGTATTGGGAATGAAATCTATTTAGTTGAACAACGTGGCGCAAAACAACCCTATTATCATTTCTTATTAATTGCAAAAGATGCAATTGGACATAAACAGTTGCGGATACTTTCTTCTGAATCATGGCTCCAAGCTTATTCGGATAGAGGTCTTGAAAGAGTGCCAACTCTTAAAAGTGAACTCAAAAAGATCGTTAGAGGAAACCCTGGCCATCTGATTGCAACCACTGCTTGTCTTGCCGGGGAATTATCCGCAAATGTAAAACAGTTAATAATGGCAAGAGAAAAAGCAAATAAAGAAGAAGAAACTCTTGCTTATAGCAGAATTATTTCTTTCTTAGATTGGTGTAAAGATATATTTAAGGATGACTTTTATATTGAAATACCGCCGGGCGCATCTAAAGAACAAATAGAAGTAAATAAAAAATTGTATCAGATTGCTCACAGTCAGAATATCAAAATTGAAACATCTTGCGACGCTCATTATGAAAGAGCAGACAAAAGAAACGTTCATGCAGCTTTCTTAAGAAGTAAAGATGGAGAACGTGAAACAGATAGTTTTTATCACTATTCATACCTTCAATCAGAAGAAGAAATATTAAAGCATCTAGGGGCAGCTTTTGGTGAAGATACTGAAAGAGTATATCAAGAATGTTGTGATACCGCACAGGAGATATTTGACAAAATTACTGAATATGATCTGCGGCATCCTCAAAGAATTCCTAGAGTAGAAGTCAAAGATTATCCTAAGAAAACTCCTCCTCTTGAATTTCAAAAAGAATACCCAATATTATCAAGTATGTTTACCTCAGATGATAAATCAGAAAGATATTGGATAAATCAATGTCAAGAAGCATTAAAGGAAAAAAAATTACAACAGCCTGCTTATTATAAGGAACTTGAAAAAGAAGCCGATATTAAAAGAGTTGTCGGTGCTAGACTTGGCACAAACATGTTCGACTATCCTATTACTTTACAGCACTATGTAGATACATTTTGGAATGAAGGGTCTACCGTGGGGTGTGGAAGAGGGAGTTCGAGCGCAGGACTAAACCATTACCTGATGAAAATCACGCAGACCGATCCTATAGCACTTCATCAAGATTTATTTGAGAGATATATGAATAAAGATACGCAAGGTCTTGGAGATATTGATTTAGACTTGTGTCCATCAGTAAGACCAAAGATTATTCAGCGTATTAAAGAAGAGCGTGGACAAAACTTTAATTCTGATATTAAAGATTTTGCTAGAAAAGAATTAGGAGCTACATTAGTTGCTACATTCGGAACCGCCTCTTCAAGAAGAGCAATTCAGATTGCTTGTAAAGGATATAAAACCAAAGAATATCCAGATGGTATTGATGATGATACTGCAAAATATCTTTCATCACTTATTCCATCTGAAAGAGGATTCACTTGGCCGCTTAAAGATGCCTATTATGGTAATGAAGCAAAGGGTCGCAGAAGACTGCCTTCGTTTGTTAAAGAAGTTGACTCATTTGATGGATTACTTGATATTATGCTCTCTGTCGAAGGACTTATAGTATCAAGGGGTAGTCATGCAAGCGGAGTTATTTTCCAAGATGAAGACCCCTATGAATTTTGCTGTTATATGAAAACTCCTAGTGGAGATATTGAAACACAATATGATTTGGAATCTGCGGAAGCCGCAGGTTTAACGAAATATGATTTGAAATAAGTAAAGTCCTATTACTTAGAGATAAGTAATTGAAAGGAATTGAACTCTATTGTTCAGAGGTGTGAAGGAACTTAATAAGTTCAGCAGGAAATGGCTGATTTATTCCTTTGCTAACAGGGAAACCTTACAGATAATGCTGAAGGCAATCCAGTGCTAAGCCTAGTAAATAACTAGGAAAGTCTATCGACTATCCATCGAAATATGGTTAGGGCGGATGATGAACTACCGCTCGAAGTGGTTCCCCCTTTAAAAAAGGTGAAGATATAGTCAGTGCCATTAGAAATAATGGAAGAACACGTTTCTTTTAACTTCAATACAAGATAAAATTAAAATAACAATCCAACTGTTGCAGCAGTATGGTGAAATAGATCCAGATTTAACATTGCGGCAAGCCTATGAGAAGTATCTACATCCAGATAATCTTAATCTGAATGATAAAGATACTTGGGATAAGATTAAAGAAGGTAAAATTCTTTCTTTCTTCCAGTTTGACTCCAATGTAGGTAGTCAAGGCATTAAGACTGTTCAGCCAGAAACAATTACTGATTTATCTTATACAAATGGAGTAATTAGATTGATGGCTGAAGATGGTAAAGAGCGGCCACTTGAAAAGTTTGCTCGATATAAACAAGATATTAGCCTTTGGTACGATGAAATGCGCCAAGAAGGTCTAAATGAACAAGAACAGAAAGTCATGGAAAGATATATGCTTGAATCACATGGGGTTGCAATTTCACAAGAGCAAATCATGTGGTCACTTATTGATCCAGATATCTGCGGGTTCTCTCTTAAAGATGCGAATGCCGCAAGAAAAGTAATCTCTAAGAAAAAGATGGATAAACTTCCTGCCCTTAGAGAAAAGATATTAGCAAGTGCAAAATCTAAAGCGCTTGGAGAATATGAGTGGAATTATGTAGTCATGCCCTCTGCGGGCTATGGCTTTAGCGTTGTGATGGCGCTTACACACTTAACCTGCTTATCACAGGGGTAACTATTTGATGAATTGATGTCTCTAGTAAAGACATATTGTAGTTGCTAACGAGGGCAAAATCTCGTGACAAATCCTATAAAATGGAAACGTTGTATCGACTATCTCTGGTTAGACGGAGAGTACAAGAACTATTGATATGTTCTTGGAAACAGTGTGCTGATGAAGGTCTACTAAACCTTCTCACAAAATCAGTAAGAAATAGTCAGTTTAATAATCTTAAATGTATCCACTCCACATCATATTCAATTATTGGCTATCAGTCTGCATATCTAGCAACTCATTGGAACCCTATTTATTGGGATACCGCTTGTTTAATTGTAGATAGTGATTCTATCTCTGCTTTTGATACTTATCAAGAAATAAGCGGAGATGATAGTGATGAAGAAGAAGTTAATGACGATAAAAAGAAGAACCGCGCTATCAACTACGGTAAACTTGCCGTTGCTTTAAACAAAATCAAATCAGCCGGCATTAAAGTTATTCCTCCTAATATTAATATTGCAGAAGGTGGTTTTACTCCTGACCCAGATAATGAACAGATTGTCTATGCGCTCAAAGGACTCCGTGGAGTTGGTGACGGAGAGATAACTGAAATTATTAATAATAGACCTTATGAAGATTTTGCAGATTTCTATGATAGAGTTAGAATTAAGAAACCAGCTATTATTGCTTTAATTAAAGCGGGAGCGTTTGATTCTTTAGAGAATGTATCAAGAATTGATTTGATGAAAGAGTATATTAAGAATATTGCAGATTTAAAAACAACATTAAATATGCGTAATTTCAGCGGGTTAATTGAAAGAAATTTGGTTCCGCAAGAATTAGATTTACAAAGAAGAACTTTTAATTTCTTCAAGTATATAAAGTTAAAACAATTTAAGGTTGGAGAAGATAAATATCTTCTTGATGATAGAGCAAAGGCTTTCTTATCTGAGAATTATCAAGGATATGAAGATTATACTATTATTCAAGACAATAATATCATATTAGATACAAAGACTTGGAAAAGAAAAGTCTATGATAAAGCAATGTTGCCCGCAAAGGATTATATTTCAAAGAATTTAGCTGAATTATTATCTAAATTTAATGAATATCAATTTAATGTTACATGGAATAAATATTGTATCGGTAATATTTCTAAATGGGAAATGGATAGTATGGGAATATACTTCCACGAGCATGAATTGTCCATTGTAAATTCTGATAAATATCAACTTTCTAACTATGCTGATTTACCAGAAGATCCTATCATAGACAGAGTTTATAATATCAAAGGTAGGGAAATACCAATCTTTAAGATTAATAAAATTATTGGAACCGTTATTTCAAAGAACAATATTGCTAAGAGTTTTACAATATTAACACCAGATGGCTCAGTTGTTAATGTTAAACTATCTGACGAACATTATGCTTTCTTTAATAAGCAAATTTCTGAAGTTGTTAATGGTGTTAAGAAAGTGCGTGAAAAGTCTTGGTTTAATACTGGGAATAAAGTTATGATTATAGGTTTCAGAAGAGCAGATTCCTTTGTTCCTAAAAGATATAAAGACACTATTGAGCAACATCGTATCTATTTGATTACCGATGTAGAAGAAAATGGAGATATAAAATATACTTCCACTCGATATGGTCAAGGAGGAGAAGCTTGATTTATAAAGTTATTGCTATAATCGGCCCGAGTGCGGCTGGCAAAGATTCCATCTTAGATGGAGTTGCTAGTCGTGCTTCTGAGACCGTGCATAAAATTATACGAACAACCACAAGACCAAAGAGAGATAATGAATCTCTTGATGCGTATCACTTCATATCAGATGCAGATTGGTCGAAAAAAGGTTGGCTTATTTCAAATGAGTTTAGAGGATGGCATTATGGGGTTTCAATGGATGACTTATCGCAAGATAAAGTAAACATTGGAATCTTTACGCTCTCTGAATTAAAAACTATGAGAGATTTACCTCAAGTATTTATTCTAAAGGTTATATACATAAGTGTAGATGGTAAAATTAGGCTCTTAAGAGCATTAGAACGAGAAGATAAGCCAGACACACATGAGATATGCCGCAGATTTCTAGCAGACGAAGAAGATTTCCAAGAAATAGGTAAATTTTATGATTATATCTATAAGAATGAAGATGTTCTCGATCTTGACCGGATTGAAGGAGACATTATAAAGATTGCTCAAGATATGATGCAAATAAATCAAAATCCTTAAACTAATTTATATACTAAGGAGGAAAAGTATGTACGTTGTAAAAAGAGACGGGCGTAAAGTAGAATTTAACCCGCAAAAAATTGTAGATGCTGTACTTGCGGCATTTGCAGATGTTGATGGCAAAACGACCGAGTATGCTATCACAAAGGCTCATAACATCGCAGAATATGTAGAAGAAAATGCTAACAAATCTGCGGAGCCACTAACAGTTGAACAGATCCAAGATCTTGTTGAAAATGGATTAATGTCAACTAAGAGAAAAGATGTGGCAAAAGCCTATATTAATTATAGAAGTGCAAGAACTATCGCAAGAGGAAGTATTACAGATGGCGCAGTATTAGAATTATTGTGTGGAAGGAATGATTATTGGACACATGAAAATTCAAATAAAGATGCAAATGTAGTAACAACTCAGAGAGATTATCTTGCTGGAATTACCTCTACAGATATTGCAAGAAGATTTCTTTTGCCAAAAGATGTAAGAGAAGCTCATGATGCCGGAATAATTCATGTTCATGATATGGATTATATGGCTCAGATGGCTTTAACAAATTGTTGCTTAATTAACCTTGATGATATGTTGAATAATGGTACTGTAATTAATGGCGTGACCATTGACCCTCAAAAGAGATTATCGACGGCTATGACAGTTGCGACTCAAATTATTACTGCCGTGGCATCATCGCAATTTGGCGGGTGTAGCATTTCACTTTCACATCTGTCTCCATTTATCCGTGGGACTTGGAAAGAACATTATAATGAATATATTAATAGAGGCATGAATGAGCAAGAAGCAAAGAAATTTGCAGATTTAGATACAAAAAAAGAAATAAAAGATTCAGTTCAAACTTTCAATTATCAAATAAACAGTATGAGTACAACAAATGGTCAAGCGCCATTCTTATCTGTTAATATGTATTTGTCAGAAAATCCAGAATACACTAAAGAAACAGCAATGTTAATCGAAGAATTTCTTAAACAAAGAATTAAGGGAATGAAGAATGAAAAAGGAGTTTACGTCACTCCGGCTTTTCCTAAGTTATTATATGTTTTAGAAGAAAATAATATTAGTGAAGATAGCCCATATTGGTATTTAACAGAATTGGCCGCAAAATGTACTGCTAAGAGGATGGTTCCAGATTATATCTCAGCAAAGAAAATGCTAGAATATAAAGGAGCTGTGTATCCATGTATGGGGTGCAGATCTTTCCTAACTCCAGATAGAACGACTAAAAATTATAGTAAATGTAATAATTATAATCCGGAAAAAGATAAATATTATGGAAGATTTAATATGGGCGTGACAACTATTAATTTAGTTGATTTAGCTATGAGTTCAGAAAGAGATATTAATATTTTCTGGAAGTTATTTGAAGAAAGAACTGAATTATGTCATAAAGCATTGCAAGTTAGAATTAATAGGTTAGAACAGGTTACTTCTGATGTAGCTCCTATTTTATGGCAAGCTGGCGCATTTGCAAGATTGGATAAAGGAGAAAAGTTACATGATTTAATTCATCATGGTTATTCTACAATATCCCTTGGATATGCGGGGTTATATGAATGTGTTAAATACATGACGGGTAATTCTCAAAGCGACAATGGAGTTGGAGAAAAATTCGGCCTAGAAGTAATGAAAAAATTAAATGATAAATGTAATCAATGGAAATCAGAAGAAGACATTGATTATAGTTTATATGGCTCTCCTATTGAATCAACTACTTATAAATTTGCGAAAGCTATCAAGAAGAGATTTGGTGAAGATGCTTTTATTAAATTAGATGGGAAAGACAGAGAATATATTACGAATAGCTATCATATTCCAGTTTTTGAAAAGATTGATCCTTTTACAAAGCTAAGTATTGAGAGTAAATTCCAAAAATTAAGCCCTGGAGGAGCAATCAGCTATATTGAATGCGCAGATTTAACACAAAATATTCCAGCAGTAATTTCTGTGATAAAGTTTATATATAATAATATTATGTACGCTGAACTTAATACCAAATCAGATTATTGCCAAGTTTGCGGATATGAAGGGGAAATAAAAATTAATCCTAAAGATATGAGTTGGTATTGCCCAAATTGCGGAAATACTGATCAATCTAAAATGAATGTAGCTAGACGTACTTGCGGATATATTGGCTCACATTATTGGAATTATGGAAGAACTAATGAAATTGAGGATAGATACGTTCACTTAGGCGGAGAAGAAATTGGCGATGCCGTTGGAGTGAAGAAAAATGACTGAAAATAATTATAATGAAGCATGGTCATCTTTCCAAGGTTCTAAGTGGAAAACAGAAATTAATGTCAGAGATTTCATTCAGCATAATTATACTCAATATAATGGTGATGAAGAGTTCTTAACTGAACCGACAGATGCAACTAATAAACTTTGGAGTAAGTTGCAAGATTTACAGAAACAAGAAAGAAATAATGGCGGCGTATTAGACTGTGAGACTGAAATCGTAAGTGGTCTCACAGCCTATGGGCCTGGTTATCTTGACAAAAGTCTAGAAAAAATTGTCGGTCTACAGACAGATAAACCTCTTAAACGTGCATTTATGCCTTATGGCGGAATTAAGATGGCGCAAGAAGCGGCGAAGACTTATGGTTATACAATTAATTCAAAGTATGATCAAATTTTCAATGAATATCATAAGACTCATAATCAAGGTGTCTTTGATGTATATACGCCAGAAATGAAAATTGCAAGACATTGCCATATTGTAACTGGACTGCCAGACACCTACGGTAGGGGTCGCATTGTCGGAGATTATAGAAGAATTGCGCTCTATGGTATTGATTTCTTAATAGAGAAAAAACAAGAAGATTTTGCTAATTGCGGCAATGGCACCATGACAGATGATATAATTCGTCTGAGGGAAGAAATTAGTGATCAGATAAGAGCCTTAGAAGGGATAAAAGCGATGGCGCTTATTTATGGGTACGATATTTCTAAACCAGCTAAGACTGCACGGGAAGCTGTCCAATGGTTATACTTTGGATATTTAGCTGCAATTAAGACACAAAATGGCGCGGCAATGTCTGTGGGCAGAATATCTACTTTTTTAGATATTTATATCCAGAGAGATTTAGAAAAAGGATGGATTACTGAATCTGAAGCACAAGAATTAATTGACCAGTTAGTTCTAAAATTTAGAATGGTGAAATTTGCCCGCATTCCGTCATATAATGCCCTATTCTCCGGAGATCCTGTCTGGGCTACTCTTGAAGTAGGTGGTATTGGTCAAGATGGAAGGCATATGGTCACTAAGAATGATTTCAGATTCCTTCATACCTTAGAGAATATGGGGCCGTCTCCAGAACCAAATTTAACTGTACTATACAGTGATAGATTACCTAGAGCATTTAAAAAATATACAACAAAGATTTCTATCGCAACATCTTCAATTCAATATGAAAATGATGATGTAATGCGTCCAATCTGGGGCGATGATTATAGTATTTGTTGTTGCGTTTCAGCGACACAGACAGGAAAAGAAATGCAATTCTTTGGGGCAAGAGCAAATTTAGCAAAATGCTTATTGTACGCAATCAATGGCGGCAAAGATGAAAAATTCACCGATGACAATGGAAAAGCCTTACAGGTAGCGCCAGAGTACGCACCAATTACTTCTGAATATTTAGACTATAATGAGGTAATGCATGAGTATGATATTATGCTTGATTGGCTTGCTGGATTATATGTTAATATTTTAAATACTATACAGTATATGCACGACAAATATTACTATGAAGCGGCGGAAATGGCTCTAATTGATACAGATGTAAGAAGAACTTTTGCAACTGGAATTGCCGGATTTTCGCACGTTGTCGATTCACTGAGTGCGATTAAATATGCTAAAGTAAAGACTATCAGAAATACTGATGGCTTAGTAATTGATTATCAAACAGAAGGAGACTTCCCAAGATATGGTAATGATGATGATCGCGCGGATGATATTGCAATTTGGCTATTAAAAACTTTTATTACAAAAATCAAGAAAAATCATACATATAGAAATAGTGAACCGACTACTTCTATACTCACAATAACATCGAATGTAGTTTATGGGAAAGCTACTGGGGCATTACCAGATGGAAGGATAGCCTATGCGCCGTTCTCTCCAGGCGCTAACCCATCTTATGGCGCAGAAATTGATGGTTTATTAGCTTCATTGAATAGTGTTGCTAAAGTACCTTATGAATATGCGCTTGATGGGATATCAAATACACAAACAATCAACCCATCTGCTTTGGGTCACTCTCCAGAAGAAAGATCTGAAAACTTAGTGAATATTCTTGATGGATATTTCAGTGGTGGGGGTCATCATTTGAATGTTAATGTGTTTGGATTAGATAAATTAAAGGACGCAATGGAGCATCCTGAAAAGGAAGAATATGCTAACTTTACAATAAGAGTTAGTGGATATGCAGTTAAGTTTATTGACTTAACAAGAGAACAGCAGTTAGATGTAATTGCTAGAAATTCTCATGAAGTATTATAGAAAGAAGGTGGTTTGATGCGCATTGCTGGATTAATGGAAAACGACGTTGTTGATGGACATGGTGTTTGTGTTTCTATTTGGGTTCAGGGATGCCCTTAACAATTCATTGTAAAGGGTGTCACAATCCTCAAACATGGGATCCGGATGGCGGAGAAGAAATACCGTCTGATATATTAAATAAGATTGATATGGCTTTAAACGCTAATGGCATTAAGAGAAATCTTAGTGTCCTCGGCGGAGAGCCATTCGCCCCTTATAATATTGCTTTTACATATACTGTTGTTAGTCACGTAAAGCAAAAATATCCAGACCGCAGAATCTATTGTTGGACGGGGTATACTTTAGAGCAGCTTAAAGAAAGAGAGCCTATTGTAAAAAGTGCATTAGATTTTATTGATGTTCTAATAGACGGGCCTTTTGAAGAAGACAAAAGAGATATAACTCTTGAGTTGCGCGGTTCTACCAACCAACAGATAAGATACCGAGGAAAAGATTTTTAAAAGAGCAAAGTGATTTGCTCTTTTTATTTGACAAAATTAAAAAAATATGATAAAATTATTATATAAGGTAATGATATATGTTAAAAGATAAATTTGGCGGTGGAAAATTTCCAATAGGGAGCGATCCAGAAGAAGTCTGGAAAGAACTTTTACCAGAGATGATAAAAGATAGAAAATTTATTCAAAGATATTGGTGCAGTAATTATGGGAGAGTAGCTTACTGTAGTTTAAAAGAAGATAAACCAAATAAATTATTAGCTATACTAGAGATCAAACGTAAATATAGTGTTGAAGAATATATTAAATATTCATACACTACTCAAGACTTAAATACTTTACAGTCTACGCTATTACTAAAAAATCTCGTTGGATATTTATTCCCAGAGTTAAAAAATACTGAAGATTATAATACTAGATTTATAGCCAGAGATAAAACGATGAACGTAACTCCTGGATATTATAAATATTACAGTTATAATATATATAATAAAGAAATTATTTATTATAGAAATCAAAAAGAAGTACAAAAAAAAGTTGGTATATCTGAGGAAGATTTAGAAAGATTGCTAAAAAATCAAATACCACCTTTTAAGAATTTAAAATTCTATATGACTTAAGGAGGAATTTATGAATAAAGCAACTATTGATATGCTTACTTTTACTTATGGGTATAAAATGAAGATTGAGCAAGATGGTACAACTCCATTCTTTGTTTCTATTAGCCCTAAGTTAGCAAAAGAAGAAATAGAATCATATTTAAGGTTATACCGCATTGATGATTTGACCATTCAGCATCATAAGATGATGAAAGATCTTGTTATCAATTATTCAAACATACAAATTCATTTAGACTAATATAGAAAGGAACTATTATTATGAGTGAACAAAATTATTTATTATCAACAACAACTGAAACATTATTTTTCTCCGAGACCGCAGCATATGATTTCGTAGACAAGAATCGCAAAGAAAAGGTCATTGAAAATTCTTCTGTGAAGTACAAAAAGCCAACTACAAAAACATCTGAGTGCTGGATTGTTACATTAAAAGAAAGAGTCGAGGATGTTAAAACCTTAATCGGAGCCGAGACTCATGCAGAAGAAGATGCGTAAATTTGAATTAATTACCAATGCTCCAGCTGGAACTTCTCTTCCTAAAAGAGCAACTAAATTTAGCGCTGGATATGATTTATGTGCTTCTGAAGATATCTTGATCCCATCGTTAAATTTTTCTTGTGCGAAAAGAGACCAATTTTTTACCTTGGAAGAATCTGCACAATTACTTAAAGCTACTGGGAGTAAAGCAACCTTAGTTCCGACAGGAATAACTTATAAAGGACAGCAAAATGATGTTCTTGACATAAGACCCCGCAGTAGTATTGCAACAAAGAATCTACTAATTATACCTAATACTCCTGGCACAGTAGATTCAGACTATTATCCAAATGAAATTAAAGTCGCAATGATTAATCTTTCTCCATATGATATATTAATCAAAAAAGGAGAAAGAATCGCGCAGGCAGTAATAATGAACTACATTACCGTTGATCAAGAGGAAGAAATCTCAGAAGAAAGGATTTCTGGTTTTGGATCAACTGGGAAATGATGTTTACATTTCTCTTGATCAATCTACAACGGCTTGCGGTTATGCGGTTTGGGAGAATAGTTGTTTAATTGGACATGGAGTATATAAACCTTCTGCACTTGATAGCGCGGACAAAAGAATTGAAGAAATTAGAAAATGGTTTTCTTCCTTACTTGAATACTGCGCGCAGAAAGGTAATATAAAATTAATATATCTTGAAGATATTCAACTTCAAGAAACTATTAATGGTTCAAAAAAATATTTTGGTAATAGCCAAAATAATGTAGTAACATTTAAAACACTAGCTCATTTACAAGGGGTTCTGGCAAACGTCTGTTTACAAAATGGCTATGAATATAAGTTTATAACTCCAAGTTCATGGAAGAGCAAGTGTGGAATTAAGTCACAATATCGAAGAGACCAAAAGAAAGAAACGATGGACTTTGTAGATAAGATTTATAATATAACCTCTAAAGAAGATGAAGCTGATGCAATTTGTATTGGCAAGTCGCAGTTAGAGTAGGAGAGGGAAGATGAGTACAGTCGAGGATATCCAAAAAAAGTTTATTGAAGCGGTCGAAACCATTACTAAGATGCAGAATAGTCAAATGACTCATTTGCAGATTGTTAAAGGTAAGGTTGTTGCACTAGACCCAATTGCTTGTTATGTAAAATTTTCTTATAATAATCATGAGTATTTTGGATATTCTGCTATCTCTAATTTTAAAATTGGTGAGGTCATTTTAGTTTTATTCGATGGCTCAGAAGATAATAATGTTGTACTTTGCAGCGTCACCTCAACGGTGAGCGGCGGAAAATCTATTTCAGATTTAACTATGCAATATTATCTTTCTAACTCTAATGTTAAAACAGATATACCTGAGAGTGATCCTGGCTGGGTTACGACTGAACCAACTCCAACAACTGATAAACCCTACCTCTGGACAAGAGTAATTTATGTCTATTCAGATGGAGAAGTTAAAAATGGCGAGAAAGCTTTATTAAATGGAGTAGAGGTTTTAGCAGATCAGATTCAAAAAAATAAGCAACTTATAATAGTTTTGGATAATGAAAATCAAAGTATCTCAACAGATAACAACGGGAAGAACGGAGATTATTCAAATGCGAAAACCTCTATTAAAGTCTACTATGGTTCAGAAGATGTTACTTCAACATCAGACATATCTTTTGTTCTCACAAACGTAATTGGCTCATATAATTCAACTTCACATATTTATACGGTAATAAATCTAACCACCGATAGTGGGAACGTTGCAATTACTGCAACCTATACACCCGCGAATTTACCAACTTTAACGACCACTAAAATTTTCAGTTTAAGTAAAGCAAGGGCCGGTACAAATGGTACTTCTGGTACTTCTGGGAAAGTTGCAAATATTCTAGCGACCGCGCAGGTTTTTAAGTCCATGGATGGTGGAGTAACTTTTACTCCAGACTTAATTACTTTAACGCCATCTTTACAATCAGTTGCCTTCAGTAAATGGCAATATTCGGTGAATGGCGGTTTAACTTGGATTGATGCGGTCACTGGCGCGCACGGGATTACTATTTCAGATAATATATTAACTTTATCGGAAAATTCTGATTTATATACTGACACGATTACGTCTGTCGTAATTAAATTAACGACAGATGATTCTACTGTATATGATACTGAAACTATCGTAAGATTATTAGATGGGGCCCAAGGTATACAAGGCCCTAAGGGTGCAGACGGTAAATCAAGCTACACTCACATAGCCTATGCGACTTCAAATTCAGGTTCAGGGCTTACTCAAACGCCTTCTGCTTCAACGACTTACATTGGTATGTATGTTGATCAGATTGCTGATGATAGTAACGACCCAACCAAGTATGCTTGGTCACTGATTAAGGGTGCTGATGGTGCAGATGGTAAAGATGGGGTACCTGGGCCAAAGGGTGCAGATGGTAGGACACCGTACTTCCATATTGCCTATTCAGATAGCAGTGACGGTAACGCAAACTTTTCACTGGATACTCCCGGCTCTAGAAAGTACATCGGTAGCTATACAGACTTCACGCAAGCTGATAGTACTAATCCAGCTAGTTATAGTTGGCAACTGGTGCAAGGGCCAAAAGGTGACACAGGTAAAGATGGTGTAGCAGGTAAAGACGGTGTTGGTATTAAATCAACTGCTGTTGCTTATCAATTAAGCTCAAGTGGCACAACCGCACCAATTGGGACCTGGTCAGCCACCGTTCCAACTTTAACTAAAGGCCAATATCTTTGGACTAGAACCACGTTAACCTATACGGATAATAGCGGTGAGCTTGTTTATTCGGTTTCCTACGTTGCCAAAGACGGCAATAATGGTACAGATGGTGTAGCGGGCAAGGATGGCGTTGGAATCAAGTCGACTATTATCACTTACCAAAGTGGAACAAGTGGAACTGTACAGCCAACAGGAGCTT